TCGATGGGGTGCGGTCGGGACGGACTGGTCTACTCTCGTGTCGAATCGTAACAGTGGTGGCTTCAGTGGCTTTGGGACGCGGGTGGATACTCTGACCAGGACGCGGGCGACCATGGTGTCAACCGACGGTACGCCCAGCGCTTTCGTCACACCTACGATTGCGGTTACTCCAGACTTCGAAAACGACATACATCAAGTCCTACGTCTACGTGCGTTCAATGATGCAGATGCAGTCTTCAACGGTGAAGTGATAACCATGAGTAATGCCAGCGGGACATGGCGTGAAGCCGACCCTCTGGAGCATTTCGACCCTATCGCGGTCGGCGCACCTTCGGCCGCCCCCGACAATAGCTATCGATGGTTCGGCGCCATGATTTTCAGCGTAGCGCCCACGGAGGCGCAGACGGCGCAACTGTACGCTTGGGTCAAGCGGCAGCGAACGGTGAACGACTACGAAGGTGGCCTCGGTGCTCCGGACGTGCTCCGAACCGACACGACCGTCATCGATGGTGCGCTGGACATCGTCGCAGGAGACGACGCCTTCATCGTTGCGGACGTGACCTTTGGGGGAACACCAACGGGCACCATTCTGGAGATTGGTGGTGGCTCTAATGGCGCCTATCTCGGCATCACGGCTGGAGAGCTGGTCTGGCGTATCGGCAACGGAGCTGCACCCCCTCAAACGGACCAAGCCCGGGTGGCTGTATCCGCGGCCCCCTATGCCGGCGCCCGTTGGCTGGTCATCGCGGAAGCGAGTGTCGCCAATGACCAAGCCCGACTCTGGATTCAGCAGGCAGACGATGATGGTAACCCCATTGGGTCTGCAACGCTCCTCGGTGCGGTGACGGCAGGCGCCGCGTTGACGTCGTGGACGGGGACGGGCGACGGCGCCTTCACCACCACGAGCGGTACGACGCTTGCGGGCGAAGACCTCGGCGCCTGGAACGGGACCGGTCATGAGCTTCGCATCTACAACTCGACCAGCGCACCAGCATCGCTGCCCAGCAGCTAGGAGACCACCATGCCAACGATTCGAATCAACGCCATCGACAACTTCCTGAGCTTCACACCCTTCCCCCAGACGGGTCCTGGAGCGAGTGTGCGTATGCGTTCGGTATACTTCTGGACTCCAGTGGACCGTGATGACCTCCCGGACCAGAAGACCTCGGTTCCAGAAACCGTACAGGCAGGTCACCCTGCCGCGGCGGCAGTGCTCAACCTCCAGACGGCGGCGACAAACCTGCTCAACGCTCGACTCTCTGCCATCGGTCAGAACCTAACTACGACTCCGGTGAGTAAGCTGAACGTCTGGTGGTCGTACCCGGCTCCTTTCGACAACGCGGTGGCGAAGCTCGTCCGCTGGCAGGCGACAGCAAACCCCGTCGAGTATCCAGAAATCGTCATCACGCTTTCTGGAGAGAATACCATCAACCCCGGAAGCGGTATCATCGCAGACCTAGAGTCCATCTACGACGCAGCGAAGCTGACGGCTGCGGCTCGGTACCCGGGCTTCACCATTACCGAACCAGTACCAGAGGTGAGCCCATAATGGACTTCCAGACACTGGTCGAAGCACTCGCTGCGAATGGCCCTTGGGCCATTGTCGCCTTGCTGTTCATTGGCATCGGCTTCGTGGCCCGCGCTTACGTGAAGGCTCGCGACAACCACGAGACCTTCATGAAGCAGCTCATCGACCAAATGCAGGGCGTCCTCGTTGACTCAACCGCGGCCTCCACCAGACAGTCGGAGACCAATGAGAGAGTCAACGAGACGCTCGCTCGCCTCGAAAGGAGGGTTGAGCATGTGGAAACGCGGAATTAGCCTGAGGTCGAAGACTATTCAGGTTGCGCAGGAATGTGGTTTTCTGGATGAGAAGGAAGCCCTTCAAGCCGACTCGGAGGCCCTGGACCTGAATGGGTCCGAGCCTATTCTGGAGTTCTTGGTGGACCGTGGTTTTCTGGATGAGAAGGAGGCGGACATCGTGTCCATCGAGCGCTTTCATCGCCATCCGGAAAGTCATCTCATCGAATTGGCCAAGCAGAATCGTTCGGCCATTCGGAAGTCGGTCACCAGTACCGAGAGGCTACACACAATGCTGTCCCTCGTAGAGAAGCGGAGCTGCTGAAATGGGAGCCTCGGGAGTCCTCATCCAGGCGGATACGCCTCAGACCAAATCGCTCACCATCCGAGTGAGCAATGTGAATCGGCTCCTCGGTGCTGGGTTCACGAAGGTGAAGGTCTACAAGACGAGTACGACCATCGAGGGGAACCTGACCGCAGGACCCCGAGGCCCTACACCTGACCCGTCGACCTACGTCGAGGTCACGACTCCAGAGACACGCATCGCGCTGGTGAGCAACAACTCGGAGTACATCTTCACCGACCCGAACGGAACCGACGACGAGTGGTACGCCATCACGTACCTCAAATCCGACGGTACCGAGTCGCAGTTCGGCACGCCCACGCAGGGCACCGCGGACCCGGCTCTCGACCTCTTCAGCGTCGACACGCTGAAGAACGTCTTCCTCTTCGGCATCGACCTGACCAACGACGCAGGTGAGCCCTATCCGGATGCGCTCTTCCAGTTCTACATCCGGTCCGCGGTCGCATTCGTGGAGAGCAAGCTGGACATCGTCCTCACGCCCACGCGGTACGTGGACGAGCGGCACGACTTCTACAAGCGGGATTACGAGAAGTACGTCTTCACGAAGCTGGACCACGTTCCGGTCATCTCCGTCGAGGAGTGTCGGCTGGTTCTGCCCACGAACGTCAACGTCATCAGCTACAACCCGAACAGCTTCAACGTGGATTTCAACTCGGGCTTTTTGGAAATCGTTCCTGGTTCTGGACAAATCACGTTGGGTCAGACGGGCGCCTTTCTCCCGCTCGTCTTCGGTGGCCAGGACTACCTGCCCAACGCTCTTCGGGTGACGTACACGGCGGGCTTCGAGCGCTGCGAGATTCCGGGAGACCTGGCTGAGGTGGTCGGCATGCTGGCGAGCTTCGGTCCCTTGGGCATCGCGGGTGACCTCCTCGTCGGCGCCGGCATCGCGTCCACCAGCCTCAGCATCGATGGCCTCTCGCAGTCCATCAACACAACTTCTTCAGCGACAAATTCCGGGTACGGTGCGAGGCTCGTCCAATATCAGAAGCAGCTCAAGGACATGTGGAAGGCGCTGTACCAGCGGTACCATCCGATGAATCTGGTGGTGGCATGACGGTTGTCGAAGGTCCTGACGTCTTCGGAGACTCTCCAGAAATCGGCATCCCCGATGGCGTGAAGCCGGGTGGGAACAGGGTCGACTTCCGTGATGAGCTGTTCGATACGGTCATCGAGAACAAGGGCCTTCGGATGGCCTGGTCTCAGCAGACCGTGTGTCCGTGCGTCGGCATCAATCGGCAGACCGACCAACCTGACCCGGACTGCGAGGGCTGCGGTGGCGCAGGCTACCTCTACTTTCGCCCGGCCACGTACGCTCCTCCAGACGACGCGGGACAGCTCACCCCGCTACATCAGTACATCATCGACCGAACCGACAGCCCCGCGGTCGTCGTGCGGGCTCTTCAGTTCGGGCATGAGCGCAAGGAGAACACGTTCGACCGCATCGGTACGTGGGTCGAGGGCTCGGCAACCATCACCGTCCGGAAGAACCACAAGCTCCAGTATTACGACCGGCTCACCTATCTGGACGCCGTGCTTCCGTTCTCGGAGTTCGTCATCGCTCCGGCTCCGTCGGAAGCAGCATTCAAGCTGCGCTTCCCCGCGGTGCGCGTGGACCTGCTCATCGATTCGAGCCTGAACCGCTACGAGCCGGACGAGGACTTCACGTGCGACAACCAAGGCCGCATCAAGTTCTTGGCCGGCAAGGGGCCGACTGGAACGAACGTGCCTTTCTCGGTGCGGTACCTGCACCATCCGCAGTTCCTCGTCATGAGCCACATGAACGGGATTCGGATGGCCGTGGAGCTTCAGAAAATCACGAAGCAGAACCTCACGACGCCAGTCGGCAATCCTCAGGACCTTCCCATCCGCGTCATGGCTCAGCTAGAGTACCTGGCTGGACTCGGGAACCAGGGGAGCACGCCATGATTAACGTCAAGGTCATCAAGATGGACCTCGGTGAGGTTCTGGACGCCTACTCGGCGCTTCGAAGCCCGGGCATTCGAAAGCAGATTGCCCGTAACATCATGGAGGGCGCACGGGCGAAGCTCATCAAGATGGCCGGCGAGAAGCTGCACTCCACGCGAATGGACTACATCCAGGGCATCCAGCCCTTGGAGGACGAGGGGGACGCCATCTCCTTGGTCATCGTCGGCGCTCTTCCGCTGATGGTCGAGGAGGGCTGGGACGCTCGGCAACTGCATGAGACGCTCCTGCACAACCCGAACGCGAACCAGGCGTCCATCAAGACGACGGCGAACGGCGCGAAGTATCGGTCCATTCCGTTCCGGCACAAGACGCCGGGGGCGGGAAAGCAGGGCGGCCAACCGATGGGCTCGCAGTTCGCGGCCATTGGTGCAGGTTCCCGGCAGGCGCCTAAGACCGTCCTGAAGGACACGGCCTCGCTCGGAAAGGCCATCCACAAGGAGGCCAAGAAGCTGAAGGGGAAGCAGCGCCTCCCGGAGGGCCTCGCTCCGAAGCTCCGGAAGAAGCATTCGACCGACATCTTCGCGGGTATGAAGGTCAACATGCAGCCTGTCCAGAAAAAGGGCGGTGCTCCGGGGCAGGTTAGCCATCAGCGGACGTACACGACCTTCCGCACCATCAGCGACAACGTGAAGGACAAGTGGCACCATCCCGGCATCGAGGCTCGCGACTTCATGAGCGATGTTGCCTCGTACGTCGAGCGGACCGCACCGGCGGCCATCAGTACCTTCATGTCGCAGGCGTTGGGGGCTTCGCGATGATGCTCGAACGCCGAATCTACGAGGCTCTCGACCAAGGTCGGCAGCACATCAACGATGACCCGTCGTTCATCGTGCAGTTCTTCTGCGGGATGGGTCTGGCGGAGAGTGAGGCCAAGGAGATTCGAGACTTCTGGTTGAAGCAGGAGTTCTATCGCAGGAGTCTGGATAACACGGCGTACGAGACCGTGGTGGGCGTGAACATCTCGCACCAGTTCCCGCGCCAGCAGACCGACAAGCAGTTCCCCGGCTGGTTCATCGTGCTGATGGACGAGAAGGAGCACGACGACAAAGGCCGCTACCTCGGGGATGAGCTGGACGACGTCACGTTCGATGGCCGGCTCACCAGCCTCACTGGCTCCATCAAACAGAAGACCTTCGGCGTCTTCACGTACACGGTCGGGAATCCAGACGTCTGCATCTACTACTACGAGCTTTGCAAGTTCTTCCTCACGCGCGCCAGACAGTGGCTCAAGTCCGCAGACATCGGTGTTCTGGACAGCGCATTTTCTGGAGGAGACATGATGCCCGACCCGCAGTACGCTCCGGAGCACATGTTCGTTCGTCGATTCACCATCGAGGCGAAGGTCCTCGAAGGCGTCGAAGAGGCGGGGCAACCAGACCGCGCCTTCAAGGTCGGGGGTGCGTACGTGCGCAACCCCGAGGGCCTCGACGTGGTCACCGATGGGGTCGACCAGGACGGCGTACCTCGTAGCATCAACCCCCAAGTGACCCCGATTGGAGATGACGAATGAGCAAGAGACGCAGCACCAGGTCTGGGCTCAACACCGAGATTCTGGATGCGGGCGAGAAGAAAACGGGTGGCAGAATGCCATCTCGTGCTGTTTCCGCCCCCGAACCGAAAGACCCCGCCAGCTCGGCAGGTCGACAACTGAGTCCAGTTTCGCTGAAGGTCTACCTCGTGGCCTCAGGAAAGAAGTGGGACCAGATGGCGGGCTTCGCAGCTTGGGCGACAGCGCAAAAGCTGACGCCTCGGACGATGCCCGCTTGGCACAAAACCTACGAGGAGTTCCTGGCTCGGCCAGTGAAGTGAGGAGATAGAACATGGCAGCCACCAGCATCTTCTTCAACGGCCGGCTCATTCGACGGCCGGGCTCCTACTCGGAGGTCGACGCCACCGGGTTGGAGGCGGTCGGCCTTGGCGCCGCCGGCATCGTGGCGCTCATCGGCACCTCAGTCGGCGGGCGTCCGGTCAACACCATCAGCGAGGTCATCGACATCCCTCGCTTCTCGAACGCGGAAGCGGCCGACAGCTTCGCTCGCTCCGGTGACCTTCGTGAGGCGGCGGCCATGGCCTTCGCCCCGAGCAACGACGAGGCCATCCAAGGTGGAGCGGCCGAGGTCGTCATGCTCAAGGTCAACCCGGCGACGCAGTCTGAGGCGACCTTCAGCAACACCGACGGTCCAGCCATCACCATCACGGCGGCCGACTACGGTGAGTTCACGAACCAGATTCAAATCACCATCGCGAACGGTACGAACCAGGGCAAGCTGGTCACGGCGACGTTCGAGGACACGACCGAGTCGGTGGACGACATCGGCGGGGACACGATGTTCTCGCTGACCTACCACGCTCCGGCCAGTGCCGCGGAAGGCGGGCTCGGCTGGCAGACGATGACGGCCGAGGTCATCTCCTCGGGCGTGCGCGCAAACGCGACTCGCCAGACCGGGAACCTCTCTACGGACCGACTGCTCACGCAGACGGGCGCCTTCACGGCGGTCTCGTCCGCTGCGGGCGATACGACGCAGACCATCACGGTCATCGGCGTCGATGGGGGCACGGCGGTCATCCGGTCGGCGCAGCTCAACGGCACGACTTCGGTCTCGCTCGGCAACTTCTCCGGTGGCGTCTTTGGCGCTTTTCTGGACGAGGTTGCGGTCGGAACCGTGGACGTCGATGCGGCGGGCACGAACCTCACCATCGCGATTGGTGACCTCGCCACGGGTTGCGTGAAGATGAACGCGGGCTACGTCGCGAACGCTCCGGTCACCGTCACTCCGAATGCCGGCACTCCGTCGAACGACGTCTACGTGGTTGGGCGACTGGCCAACGGGACTCGGGCGGTGGACACGCTGACGAACGATGGAGCGGGCGGCGCCGTCACGGGCGCGGCCAACTTCATCGAGGTCGAGGCGCTCTGTCCGTCCTCGGCGGCGGACGTGATGGACTTCTCGGCGACGGCGGCGCAGTCGTCCAACACCTCGCAGGACACGCTCCAGAAGGTGGCGGACTTCTTCAACGCTCGGCAGGCCGCGAACGCGGGCGACCCGGCGGACCCGTTCGGCTTCCAGCTCACGCTCGTCACGGGCCTCACGACCCTCGATGCGGCGAATCTGGACCTCACGTCCTCGGCGGCTTCGGTCCTCAGCCCGGCCTCGGTCGACTTCCTGGCGGACCTGTTCTTCCTGGAGCAGGCCATCGACAGCTCGTTCTCTCTCATCAACGCGACCCGAGAGGTCGGCGCGGTGGGCGTTCCGGACAATACGACGAGCCCGGTGTTCCTGACTGGCGGCACTGAGGGGACGACGACCTTCAGCGAGTGGCAGGCTGCTCTGAACCTCCTGAAGCGAATCGGCGTCTCGACCATCGTCCCGCTGACCTCCGACGCGGCGGTCCACGCGGCGCTCAAGGCTCACTGCGAGTTCATGGGCGGCATCGGCCGAAACGAGCGAGACGGCATCGTCGGTCTCCAGGACGTGGCGACCAGCTCGATTCTGCCGCCGCTGGCGGACATCACCTCGCAGATTGTGGCGCTGAACACGCGACACCTTCGGGCGTGCGGTCAGAACATCCAGCGGTTCAACGTGGAGGGGGAGCGGACGACCTTCGCCCCCTACTTCCAGGCGGTCCTCGGCGCAGGCATGCAGGCGGGCTCGGGGGTCGGCGTCAGCTTGACCAACAAGGTGGCCAACTGCCTCTCCGTCGACCAGGACACGTCCTGGAACCCCATCGATGATGCTGAGCTGCTCATCGAGCGCGGTCTCTTCTTCATGGAGGAAGTCGAGAACGTGGGGCGTCGATGGGTCCGGAACATCACGACGAACGTGTCGTCCTCGAACATCGCCTTCACCGAGGCGAGTGTGAACGAGGCGGTCAACTTCGCGGTGTTCAACTTCCGGACGAACCTGGAGTTCGCCGTCGGCGAGCCCGGGTTCTCCGGTACCATCAACGCGACGAAGTCGGTCGCACAGAACACTCTCGGCCTCTTGGTCGACACGGGTGTACTGACGACCTACCGGAGCCTCCAGATTTCCCTCGCACTCGACGTTCTGGACGTCAGCGTCGAAATCGCTCCGGTCATCCCCATCAACTTCGTTCGGTCGGTTCTTCACCTGGTCAACCAGGTGCAGACGGCGGCCTGAGAGGAGGAGCTGAGTAATGCCGGCACCTGAGAAAGGACTGGTCTTCACGGGAGCCCGAGCGCGGTTCCTCATCAACGGTATCAAAATCGGGTTCGCCACGAACGTGAGCGGCTCCGAGGAGATTCAGTACGAGCCCATCGAGGTTCTGGACAACATCCAGGTCCAGGAGCACGTGCCCATCGGGTACACCTGCTCCCTGACCGCCAGCCGAGTCCGCATCATCGGGAAGACGCTAAAGTCGCAGGGCTTCTTCCCGGCGCTCGGAACGAACGCGGAGCAGCACCTGACGAACGTGCTCAACGCGGGCGACCTGGTCTGCCAAATCGAGGACAACGCGACGGGACAAGTCTTCGCCAACTACGAACAGGTCCGGCTGGCGTCCCACAACTGGACCATCAACGCGCGCGGCATCGTCGGGAACGACATGACCTTCGTGGCCATCCGCCAGCGCGACGAAAGCGAAATCTGAGGAGCGGGAAGCTCCAGATTGAAAGGAGAAAGAAATGTCGGCACATCTCAAGCATGACGATTACATCCCGCTCCTGAAGGCAGTCGGGGCAGAGTGGCTGGTGGTCTCGAACGGACCCGTCGCCTGCTTCGCGCTTCTGGAGACGGCACCAGGTTCGGGCACCAGCATGAGTGTCGAGCTTCCCGAGGAGCTGGCCGATGGCGCTTACGTCGTCATCGCTCAGGCCGAGGGCAAGAACGACATTCACGTCGACGAAAGCACGAAGACGGCGACTGGCTTCGACCTGCTCGCGGGCTCGGCCTTCAGCAGCGAGGTCGTGAACATCCTCGTCATCGGCTCGCGACTGGCCAGCCAGCCCGCACCGCTCACCAGCGGTTCCTGATTCCATCCCTTCGGGGGACATGGCCTGGAGCTGGGGGTTTCCGTGGGGGCGACTCCCAGCTCCGTACTTTTCTCCCCCCGGCCCACGACAGCCCCCGACCCTCCGGGGCATCATCCTTTCGCCATGAGAGACCCATCAGAGCTGGAGGCCGAATACGCCTCTACCCAAGCCCCCAAGCGTGCGCCGACTCCGAAGGTGGAGGAGGACACGGGACGCGACCCTTCGAAGATGCGCGAGGACCTAGACGCCAAGCACATCCAGAAAGAGGAGGAGCGCGAGAGCGGAGGGAGCGACCCCCGCACCAAGCGGGAGTACACCTTTCACTTCGACTACACAGACCCCGAGACAAAGCAGCGTCACAGCGCCATCTTCACGAACCAGATTCTGGACCTCGACCTAAGGATGCGCGCGACGACTCTGGAGAGCCAGCTCCTCGGCGGCGTCAACTACGACTCCGTCGAGCCCATCATGGGCGCCACGGCCAAGGCCATCGCCCACATGACCTTCTCCCTCAAGGCGAAGCAGCAGCAGAGCCCCGCGGGATGGGCTGACAACTTCCTGAAGCTCATCTCGACCAACCCGGTGACGGCATTGTTCGAGGAGGTGCTCGGTCACGAGCGGACGTTTCGCGGATTGGGGGCTACTCCAGAAACGAGCGAGGCGGAGAGCTAAGACGACTCTGGGCGTTCTGGAACGATGGTGGACCGAGAAGTACCAGCTCCCTCCGAATCACCCGCTCTTCAGGCAGCAGACGCTTGGGGAGCTGATGGAGCAGTACCTGGTCGACAAGAGCCACACCCGAGAACGCCTGGAGGAGATGCTTCAGGACGGCGACCTCACGACGCAGGGTCGGTCCAGAATCATGGAGCGCATCTCGGACATCGACAAGCTCCTCGGCAACACGGCCTCCGACAGTGGTTCCGGCGACCCGCTCGTCGACCTTTGGGAAGCCCAAATCGAGGCGGGGCTCGACCCTGACATGGAGATGACGATGGAGGATTTGCGCAATGGCCGGTGAGGACCTGAGGAAGAAGTTCACCCTCCACTTCGAGCAGAAGGGTGCGGAGGCGGTCTCCAAGATAGTCGACAAGCTCAACGAGGGCCTCAGTCCAGAAGCCATGGGCGGGGGCATGGAGGAGCTGGACAAGTCCACACGCAGGACCATCCAGTCCGTCGACAAGCTGACTCGGGCCATGGAGCGCATGCGCAAGCTCCAGGAGAAGGCCGAGAAGAGGACGCCGCAGACCACGCAGCCCGCCGCCCAAGGCGGCTTCATGCAGGGTGTGCTCCAGGGCGGGGGCTTTGGCCCCTTCCTCCAGCGCGGGCCCGGCATGTACCGGCAGGCCGCCGGCATGGGCATCGGTCGGATGGGGCGAGGCTTCGCGGGCGGCGCGGCCTCCATGCCCTTCCGCGGGCTCGCGGGCGTCTCCCAAGGCCTCATGTCCATCCCCGGCGGTGGACTCGTCTCAGCGGCGCTCAGCAACGCCATGGGGACGGCCAGCAGCCAACTCCAGTACCAGACGGCCCGGCTCGGCTTCGGTGGCTACAGGGCGCCCTCGGCGCTCCTAGCGGAAGCCAACCGAGCCCGCTCGGGTGTGATGGGTCGAAACGTAGACGAGTTTACCCCTACCTACATGCGGGGCTCCTACGCGGAGGAGGTGAAGCGGCAGGCAGGACGAGGTGAGGCGGGCCAGCGGAACCTGAACGACCCGGCCTGGCATGCGCAGATGCGGCGGTTCGGCACCACCCAAGCGGAGAAGGCTCCTGAGGAGGGGGCTCGTCGTCAGCGCGCGGCGGCCGAGGCCGCGGCCGACCGCGTGATGCGCGCGGACCCGATGCGGCAGTTCCAGATGAGCGCCCAACGGCTCTCGGTCCTGAACCGGACCGAGGCCCTCCAATTCGCGTCGCAAATGGGCCTCAGCGGACTCGACCGCACCTTCGGGACGGCCCAAGGTAGTGGAAACCTGAGGTCGTCTCTCGCGGCCCAAACGCTCGGAATCGGCAATGCGGCATCGCTGGGCGGCTTTATCCGGGGTCGGCAGCGAGGAGGGGTGGTCGGCGGCGACCTCGAAGACACCATCGAAGGCGCCATGGAAGCCGGCATGAACCGGTCCGAGGCGAACGAGCTGCTCCAGGTCATCGCTTCTGGGCAGCAGCAGTTCCTTCAGACCGGTATGCCCATCAACACCCGCAGTCTTCTGGACATGGGTCGGGCGGTCACCGGGGCCTTCCGGGCAGGCGGCCGGTCGTCGGCCATCGCTCAGCAGCTCGGCGCCGCGGGCCGGACTCTCGCAGACCGAGGCCCGCAGAGCGCGGCCGACTTCCTGGCCCTCCGGGTCTTCGGCGGCTTCGACAACAACACGCTGGAAAGCTACCAGGCGGCCAGGCGCAGGCTGGAGTCGGGGGAGGCCTTCCAAGATGACCCCAACACGCCCCAGAATGAGGCCCGTGGTCGCTTCATGCAGTTCGCAGGGCAGGCGGCCGGCAGCGTACAAGGAGGCCCGGCAGCACGCTCTCAGGCCCTTCAGACGGCCTTCCGCAACTTCGGCTCCGGCATCCGGCTCGGCGTCGCAGAGTCTGACCGACTGGAGCGCATTCTTCGGCTCGGCCCCCAGAACGCGCAGGACCGGGCCTTCATCGAGCAGCAGACTTCGCAGCTCGGCGGCGCGTTCGACCTGCAAGGCGAGGCCGAGCGATTGGTCGGCGGGGCTTCTGGCCGGCGGCGCGCGGCGGACCTGGAGAACCGACGCATCGGCATCGGCGCGGAGATGCTCCCCATCGTCCAGAAATTCGAGAACGCCACCCTCAAGACGGCGGGCGCCATCACCAAGCTCGAACCGGCGCTCAACGCGCTGGGCGATGGAGCGAACACCGTCGCGGGCTACCTCCCCGGCATCGCGCAGACGCTCCAGAACATCCTCGGCGCTCTCGGTGGAACGAACGCGCCCATGTCCTCTGAACCGCAGACGGAGCCCTGATGGCTGAGAATCGACAGCTTCGACCTGGATGGCAGGGCAGCGAGACCTCAGGCGTCCAGGCCACCGTCTACAGCTACGGAGATGACCCGGTCTTCCCGGGCCCGCAGGGAGGCATCACTCTTCGCGGTCGGAGCAATCGCGACGTCGAGCCCTCCATCGTGGCGGCGACCTGGGTCAAGACCATGGGGCAGCCCGCTGGCCAGTTCCAGCTTCAGGTGAAGGCACCGAACGAGGCCGAGTTCCGCAAGCAGGTCATCGATGACGACTGGCTCGACCTCGTGTTCACGCGAGGTGACCGACAGTTCCATGTCTGCCGCGGGATGGTCGACACGGTTCGACGAGGGACACAGGTCTCGAACGGCGCCACCGACACGACCTTCACCATTCGCGGTCGAGACTTCGGCAAAATCTGGACGCAGACCCAAATCTACTTCAACCGCTTCATCGCTGACGACGTCGGTGGGACGGCACTCATCCAGGCCAACGCCGGCAACGGCGAGCAGCTCTTCGGCGACGTTCCGGAGACGGTCTTCGCGTTCTTGCAGCAGTTCATCATCGACCGACAGCAGAACGAGAACAACGGAGTTTTCTGGACGCTCCCACCGGGCATCCCGGGCATCGGCCGGCGGGCGCTCTTCACCGAAGTCGTCAACTTCTTCCGGGACAACGGCGGGCACACGGGAGGCATCGGGTACACGGACCGCCCATCACGACTCGCATTCCGCCCGAGCTTCATCCAGGCGCAGGGTACTGACATCTGGACTCTCGCACAGCAGTGGTCTGACCCGGTCTTCTGCGAGCTGTACACGGAGCTGGTCGACAAGAACAAGTTCGCCATCCCGGGACCTGACGAAGACCTGACTCCAGAAGACGCGGGCATGGCCGTCATCCTTCGCGACCGACCGTTCCCCTACGGCAACGACCTCAGGAACGACTCGGCGTGGTTCAACCTTCCAGAAGTCGCCATCCCCCGGCAGGCGCTCGATACGGGTACCGACCTCGGGCGGGGCGGAGAAGAGCGCTACAACGCCTTCTTCGTGAAGGCCAAGGCGTACGCAGAGCAGTCGAGCGCGGGCGTGGACCTCGTGGCTCCTCTCATCGACATCGAAGACGTGAAGCGCCACGGCTTCCGTCGGTTCGACGCCACGACCAACTACCATCCCAACTTCTTCAACGACGAAAACTGGAGAACCTTCATCGAGCTTCAGCGGGGACAGCTTCGAGATTGGCATGCGCTCAATCCGTACTTCCTCAATGGCGTCATCCCACTGAGGCGCGGCTTTCCAGAAATCCGCATCGGCACCAAGCTACGCATCCTCGGAGAGACTGGTCCGGAAGAAGACACCGTCTTCTATGTCGAAGGCGTCCAACATTCATGGAGCCTCATGCGCGGCATGTCGACGCAGGTCACGGTGTCGAGAGGCTGGGAGGGAACGGACGACTCGCTGCTCTCAGCCATTGTCGATGCACGGCGTCGGTTCTCTCTCATCGAAGGCGCTCCTGAGGCGCTCAACGTGCGGGAAGGTACAGGCGAGTTCTGATGAACCGGTGGAGCCCAACGACGACACGGCAGGGGACTCGCGTCCAGAGCGCTGTCCCTTCAGGCGCCCAACCAGCTCTGAAGGCCAACGGCATGCTGCTTCGCGGTGTCGTGGTGGCGGTCTACGTCTACGACGCCGAACAGGTCTTCTTGAATCTTCCCGACGTGCAAATCAACGACATCTACGTGGACGTCCTTCTCTACGGTCGAAACAACGTCGTCCTTCCTCGGGTGCAGTGGTCTTCTCCTCGTTCTGGACTCCACGAAGGAGACATCGTCATCCCGCGCGCAGCCACGCTCGACACGCAGTCCGAGCTGAACGTCCAGCGCTCGAAGCCCCAAGCCATCGATGGGGACCACGTCATCGTCGGCTTTCTGGAGGACGACCTCACACAGCCCATCGTCCTCGGCTGCATCCAGCATCCAAGCTCGGACATCGGTAAGACGCCTGAAGACCCGCTCGGCCAGCGCATGCGCATCCGGTCTGGAGACGGGAACCCGAGACTCTGGAAGCACCGAGGGACGGCATTCGGGGTGGACCAGGACGGCAACTGGAAGCTCGACACGCGCATCGCACACTCGGGTGTGTACGAAGACGATGGCTCCGAGCCCGCGCCCACCGAGGACGGGTCCAACGGGAACACCGTCATCGACCTCCAGGAAGGCTCCACGCTCACCGTCCGGACGGGCAATGGAGCCACCCTCCTGCTCACGGAGAAGGACGGAGACGCGACGCTGACCGTGGGGGATGGGGCGGTCTCGGTGGCCGTGGCGGACCACCTGGAGGCCCTGTACGGGCAGCTCAAGGCGGCCTTCGATGCGCACACCCACACCGTTCCCATTGTCGGGCCCACGGGTACGACAGCTTCAACGGCCCCGCTCATGCCGGCCCCGGGCTGGGACTCGAACATCAACTCCGACAAGGTGACAATCCCTGATACCTGACAAGAGCTGTAGGGAACATCCGATAAGCCTCAGCCCACGACAGCTCAGGCCCTCCCGGAGAGAATGCCGCCGTGGCTGACGTTCTCGGACAGCTCGGAATCGGCGGAGTCATCCGTGAGCGCCTCCGTCAGGAGCGCGCGTTCGACCAGGACTTCCTGACGGCGCCGACCTACTACTTCGAGCTTCGGGTCCCGCCCGAGACGAACACCGCCGGCGCGACCAGCTTCGTGTTCCCGCTCGTACTGGCTCCGGACCAGATTTCGGTCACCGAGCCTTTCACGCTCTCCGAGACGGAGACGCAGGGGGCCGGCCTGTACATCGAGCGCAACGGCATCATCCGTAGGACCATCCGATTGCGAGGCACGACCGGGTTCAAGCCGCGACCTTACCGCGGCGACACCTTCCCCGCCATCCAGGCGAGCGACATCAAGAAGGGCTACAACCGCGGAGTTCTGGACCGGTCCCTCAACAACGCCGCCGGTCTCCTCGCCTTTTCTGGACAGAGACACTTCCAGTTCCTCCAGGACGCGGTCTTCCGAACGTATTCGGACCTGCTCCAGACTCCTCGATACGCTACGCGGACGTTCCTCGTCTGGCACAACCCGAAAGACGATGAGCACTGGCTCGTCGAGCCGAGAAACTTCAAGAACGAACGAGACCGCAGTTCCAGAACGACGTACCCGTACGACATCGAGCTGCTCGCCTACGCTCCCGCGGATGACATCGGCCGTGTCTTCTCTGAAGACAAGAACGTCATCGACACCATCAAGGACGGGCTCCGGATGGTGAATAGCGCGGTCCGTACCGCTCGGGGAGCCATCCAGGACGTCACCAACCTCGTGAACACTCTGGACAAGCTGGTGAACGGCATCGCCACAACCATCAACAACGCGACGTCCGTTCTGGACGACGCGGCCGACTTCGTGAACGGCTCCGCAGAGTTCATCGCCAGCCCGTTCGATGCGGTCACCAGCGTGACCACGAACCTCGCAGCAGGACTCGAAGCTCTGGGCGACGCCACCGTGTCCGTTCCGGATACCATCTTCCAGAGCCTTCGACAGGTCCAAGATTCGTTCGACCGGTTGGGCCAGTTCCCCGAGTTCTTTCGCACGGACTCCCAGACCTCACTGCGTCGGGCTCAGCGCAACTCGGAGCTGTCCACCTCGAAGAGCCGAGCCACGTTGGAGGCCGCGGCAGCACGAACGCCGCCCAACAGCTTCCAAGGTCTCCTGGCGCTCGGCACGGCCAACCTCCCCGGCGACCTCCAGAAAGCCGAAGGCGAGCTGGGCATCGGACGAGAGCTGGTCTCGTATCAGAGTGCCGTCGAGTACCGAGTCGCTTCAGGCGACACGCTCCAGAATCTGGCTTCGAGGTTCCTCGGGGACGCGCGAAGATGGCGAGCCATCGCCGTCTTGAACCGCCTGAAGCCGCCCTACATCTCGACCTCCGGCATCCCGGGCACCGCGACCATCGGCAGCGAAATCCTCATCCCGAGCACGAACCCGCCGCCGGTCCAGCGAACGCTGACCCCCGTGCTGGGCGTGGACCCCGAGGAGTCGGGCGCAGAGCGCCTCCTCGGCGCGGATGCGAAGCTCACACGGGTGGCGGGCACCGACACCTTCGACATCGAAATCGACGTCGAGGGCGGCTCCGAGGACATCAAGCTGGCCTCCGGGGTCGACAACCTGAAGCAGGGCATCCTTTCTCGCCTTCGCACGGAGAAGGGGACGAACCAGCTCTACCGAGAGGTCGGCGTGGACCGCATCATTGCCACACAGGACGCGGCGCTCAACCGGGACATCGTCCTCTTCCGCATCGCACAGGCCGTCCGAGCCGACCCGCGAGTGGTGGCCGTCCAGAATCTTCGTTCCCGCTCCGAGCTGGACAAGGTCGAAATCGAATTCGACGTCCAGCCCATCAACTACTCGGGGAGCATCCCCGTTGGATTCGAGGTCTGATTCATGCCTCAGATACAGCTACGCCGTTACGAGCAGATTCTGGAACGCGCCATCGGGCGTCTGGTTGCTCGCACCGACCTCTCGGACGTCAGCGACGTCGGCATCGTGAAGAACATCCTCGCGGCCATGGCTCGCGAGCAGGACGAAGCCTACTGGCAGATGACTCGGCTCCGGGACCTCTTCGACCTCCGCACTGCGGCTGGCGAGGACCTGGACGAGCGCGCGGCCGAAATCGCGCCGAACACGCTGTCCCGACTTCCGGCCAGCCGCGCCATCGGGGAGGTCGTCTTCGGCCGTGCCACAACCACGGGAACGGTCACCATCCAGGCGGGCACCGAGGTGAAGACCGCGGACGGAACCGTGTTCACGACCTCGCAGCAGGTCACCATCGCATCGGGCTCGGCCAGCTCTGCCGCGACACCCATCGTGGCCGCCTCGGTTGGCGAAGACGGCAACGTCCCCGCGGACACCATCGTCAAGTTCGCGTCCAAGATTCCGGGCGTCGACACCGTCACGAACCCGGTTGGAACCTCCTCTGGTGCAGATGAGGAGACGGACGACAGCTTCCGGGAGCGCATCCGAAACTACATCGCTTCCCTCAGTCGATGCACGGTCGACGGACTGGAATTCATCGCTCTCGGCGTTGTGGACCCAACGACCGGAAAGGCCGTGAAGTTCGCCAGCGTATTCGAGGACCCGCTCGACCCCAGCAACGTGACGCTCTACATCGACGATGGGGCGGGCACTGCCGCGGACCTCGGCACGGCCGTAGTCGGAGAGGTCGTCATCGCATCGGCTCTCGGCGGGGAGGAATTTCTGGACCTCATCCAGACCCCGGTGGCCCTCTCTGCGGGCCTGACGGTGACGTCGAGCTTCCGTGGGACCCTGACGGTCGGCACCGAATACTACGTGAACCCGGCGAACGGGCGACTCTTCTTCGTCCCGGCTCTGACCGCTGGCGAGCAAATCACGGCGAGTTACACCCCGTATGTGAACCTCATCGCCGAAGTCCAGAAAGTCATCGATGGAGACCCGGCGGACCGCGCCAACTTCCCGGGCTTCCGAGCGGCAGGAGTCCATGTCCGCGTGCTCAGTCCGACGGTGGTTCCGGTCGACGTCCAAGGCTTCCTCTTCGTCGACCGCGTCGCCAAGGCTGACGCCATCGCGAATGCTCAGCAGGCTGTTCTGGACTACGTCAACTCGCTCGGCATTTCTGGAGACGTCATCCGGAACGAGGTCATCGACCGCATCATGGGTGTCGACGGTGTGGTGGACGTCCAGCTCGACCTCCCCGCGGCCAACATCAACATTCTGGACGACCAGATTCCTCGAATCTCGGCGGCGTCTCTCATCAACCTGACCTGAGGAGCATCATGGTAGCGCTTTCCAAGAATTGGTCCTTCGACGTGAACAACGTGGTCCCCCAGACCACGGTCGAGGACTTGTATCAGGAGCTGTTCCTTCAGCTCCACAATACGTTCAAGAACGCGGGCTACACCGTCGCCTACAGCAGCAACGGCACTACCGCGGACGCCAGCGACAACGTGCTCACCAAGGCAGACGTTGTGGTTGGGAACCTGACCTCGACCCCACGGACGTGGATTCTCTACGACCCGCCCGCGACTGCGCCGGACAGCGACACCTGGCAGATTCTCATCGAGCCCGAGGTCATCAACTCGGCACCGAGCCAGAACCAGGGCGTCAAGCTGTACTCCGACTTCGTGGGCTTCGACACGTCGGCAGCCGCAACGGGTACGCTGCCGACGCCCAACGATGAACAGGCACTGACCGTTATCGACGTGCTGGTCGACATTCGTTACTGGAGCACGACAGAGGATTCAGCGGCTACTTGGCACGCCATGTGGTCCGACGAGGGTGACCTGTTCTTCATCACCCGGGCACGCGGAATGCGTGACGCCTTCGCAGGGTCCATCTTGTTCGTGCGGACTGACACCGCGGAGCGAGCAGGCACTCCAGATGGGAATCTTCAAATCGTGGGTGGCTGGTCGGCCAGCAACTCGACCACCTTTCCCGTCATCCCCAACGCGAACCTCCCTTGTGTGTGCTTCAACCGCAGTGGAAAGCCCAGCAGCACTGCGAATGCGACGCTGAGTTCGGTGTCCTTCGATGCACCAGACACGTGGACCGATGGGCTCGATGAACGAGGACGACTGATTGATTGGCCCTGTTACTGGTCGTCGTCTGCCGCGCAGGACATCGCTCGGTACCTCGGTATCTGGACCGACATCCGAACCGTGTCCGATGAGCTTGAGGCGGGCTGGGTCGAAGACGGAGACACGGACCCGGTTCGCTACATCCACCTCATCCATGAGCTTTTGATTCCATGGCCTTCTGACGGGTTCCCGGTGCTCTGATGGCTACGTTCGCAAAGACTTGGTCCCACAACGTCAACAACTTCATTGGTCCGCAGGCGACGGTGGAGGAGCAGTACGCCCTGGCGTTCATCGCGCTGCATGAGTCCCTGAAAGCCGCCGGGTACACGGTGGTCTTCAGCTCCAACGGGGTCACGGCTGACGCCACCGACAACGTGGTCACAACTGCGGACGTGGTGCAGGGCGACAATACGTCCAGCGCCCGGACATGGATTCTCTACGACCCGCCCGCCGGGATGCCTGACGCCGGGAGCTGGCAGCTTCTAGTCGAACCTGAAACCGTCGTAGGCGTCTCGAAGAACCAAGGCGTCGACAGCTACGCGGACGTGCTCGGCTTCGATACAGCGGCAGCCACGGTGAGCAGCACGCCGACGCCCAACGGTCCTGATACCGCGCTTAGCATCCAGGTCGACTTCGAGCTTCGTCCCTGGAGCGGCGTGGAAGAGTGGCAAGGCATGTGGTGGCACGCCGTGTGGTCCGATGAAGGGGACTTCTTCTTCTTCACGCGCGAAGCGTACTACGTACCGGTCGACCCCTTCCCCCAGGGCATTTTCGCCATTCGTACAGACACAGCCGCGCGTGCGGGCACTCCAGCAGGAAACCTCCAGATGCTCATGGAGTGGTCTTCCGCCTCATCATCGCCAGTTCTCTCGCCGAGTCCAGACTCCACGGCATGTGACGAGGACGCGCTCGGCAACTACACATCCGGCGTTTCCATAGGCGGCTACACGACGCTCGCCCAGTCATCTCCGGACGTTGAGCAGGGACAGCGCGTCGTCCACTTTCCGGTCTACCTTTCGAGCAGTCAGGGGACTGACCGTCGATGGTTCGGGGTGTGGACTGACGTGCGGCAGTGCAACCCCAACTACCCCTTCGGTATTGTGGAAGCCGACGACGCAGACCCGGTGCGGTACGCACACGTCATCAAGGGGCTCATGATTCCATGGCCCGCAGATGCTTTTCCAGTAGGTTGACCCATGGCGACTCTGATTAAAACTTGGACTCACGACGTCAACAACGTAATCGGTGCCGGGCTGACGCAGGTGCAGCAGTATCAGGAGCTTTTCTTCGCGTTGCACTCGGCGTTCGTGGCGGCGGGGTACACCGTGGTCGCGTCGAGCGATGGCGTGTCAGCCTCAGCGGGCGACAATATCGGTAGTTCTGGCGACGTGGTGGTGGGCAGCAGCGCAGCGGCCCGGACGTGGGCTCTGTATGAGTTTGGCGCCCTTCAGCACAAGGGGCAAATTCTTATCGAAGCCGAAGACACGGCGACCACCACACCGCAGGACATCCGCTACACCTTCAGCTCGCTCGACTTCGACATCTCCAGTATCAGTGCGAGTGCGGCGCCCGTCGAGCCGTCGCTGGCAACGTACTTTCAAACAGATTCGGTCATTCTCCGGGATTGGACGACGCCGGTCGATGGGGTGTGGCACAGCATCGTGAGCGACCGAGGTGACGTCATCTTCTTCGCGAAGCGGCAGTCTCAGGCATTCAACGAGTTTGAGTTCTGGCTCAGGGTCGACGACCCGGTGGAAGCAGGGGTTGGCACGGGCGAAGACCACTTGTGCGTGTTCCGTATTCACAACCCGAGCAACTTCGCTGGCTCTGGGCTGGGGGCTGGCTCTTCTATTTCAAGCGACTGCGGCGCTTATATGAACCTGTCCGACGAAATCGCAATCCGAATTGCAGTCGGTGGACCGGGCGGTTGGGCTTCTAGTTCTGGACCAAATAACACCGCATGGGCGAACGGGCTCGACTTCGCAGGGCGGCTACTCGTGTTCGACCTGGAGTTCTACTCTTCTACTTCACCTTTCAGGTGGATGGGCAAGTGGGTCGACATCAAGGCGGTGAGCAACAATACGCCTGGAGGCACGGTTGAGGATGGTGATGGCGAACCGCTCCGGTACGCGGTGGTGGCGGCGGGCGTCATGATTCCATGGCCCTCCGGAGAGTTCCCCATCTTGTGAGGTGACCCATGGCATTTGCTGCGAATCCAGAACCCGCAACCCGGGTCGAGAGCACCCCGGGCGTGGTCCCCCGCAAGCCCGCGGTGAAGCCGGTGTTCAATGCGGAGCGCCCACGACAGGCAGGTAGCTGATGGCCTTCACTGAGAATCCAGAACCTGCAACTAGAATCACGTCCTCTCCCGTCGTGGTGGCCGAGAAGCCCGCCGTATCGGAGAGGTTCAGTGTCGTCGGTTTCACGGTTCTTCCAGAGCCTCCGCTCCCGGTTCTGGCCGCGCTAGTGGTCGAGAACAACGGTCAGGGTCCGGTCTCTCCAGAAGTCGAGGGCACGGCTGGGACCTACTACGTGCAGGTCGACGTCCCTGGGGCTCCCGTCGAGGCCTATAACGGCCGGCCAGGTTCTGGAGGACGAGAGGTCGTCTTCGTCGATGCTGGAGGTGGCGTCATCGTTCCAGAAGACCCCATCTACCTCCCGCCTCTTCCGGTCGGGACGTACTCGCTCACGCTCACTCCAGTCGCTGGGGGTTCGGCCATCACGACAGAGGAGAATCTGACGGTGCTCCCCGAGACGTTTGATTCCCGGACGTTGCTCCTTCGGAGGATTCTGCCACCATGGCTGGCGACGGGTCTTCGTAACCCGTCCAGAAAGGCGTTCCCACAACCATGACCATGGGCATCATCGAAGGCCTGACCTCCGTCATCGGCCAAGCGCTGACCGAGCTTCGCGGATACCAAATCACGCGCACGACGGCTCTCGCTCGTCCGGCCTTCCAGGTCGTCGAGGGTCTCGCGTCCTTGGACTTCGACGGCGTCGATGCGGTTACGCTGACCTCTGGCGACTTCGGCACCGCCGCGATTGGCGACACGGTCCGTGTCCTATCTGGACCGGCGCGAGGAGCCGAGGGGACCATCACTGCGGTGGGAGGCCCCGCTGCGGTCACGGCCATCCTCCAGTCGGGTGGCGCGACCGTTGGTGCGTTCACGGGCGCCGATTGGGAAGTCGAACGACCAGCAGAGACGACGCTCAACGTGGAGAGCACGCTGGGCTTCCCGGATTCTGGAGTGGCCTTCACGGTCGATGGCGTCGACTACATGGGCCGGCTCGTCATCGACGAGGTCATCTACTACTACACGGGCAGGACCAACACGACGTTCACGGGGCTCGTTCACGACAACGGTGAAGGGTCCCTGGTTTCTGGAATCCTGAAGGAGCATCAGCCTCTCGCCATCGTCGAGGACTACTCGCTCTCGGAAAGCGACCTCGACATCTACCGGCGGTCCTTCCTCATCAACTACGCGACCGGCGAGGACCTCACGACCGTCGCCCGGACCGTCGGCGTCAATCGTCCGCCCGAGCTGGCCGACGATGACCTCTTCCGGGCCCTCGTGAAGGCCATCGCCTACGCCCCGCGCGGGACCATCTACGCCATCGAGCTGGCCCTGGAGGCCATCCTGGGGGCCGGCAACTACGAAATCTTCGAGAACCTCACCATCGCCTCCCAGCAGTTCGGGCAGGGGGACCTCCAAGATGGAGGGGAAGTCTTCATCGATGGCGCCGGTACCGGGGCCCAACCAGAGAACCCGTACGGCAAGACCTGGCTGGATGGCTATGAGCAGGTCCTCACGGCTTCAGCAGGAGCTTCGACGCTCACCATCAGCCCAGACGACATCCTGACCGTCGCGGGCGTCAGAACGGCTCCTGAGACGTCTGAGGTGACGGTGGCCGAGAGCACGGGCTCGACCCTCATCAGCTCGTCATCCGGCGGCACGGTCAACTTCAACGGCAGCCCCATCCCGGTCTACGTCTACCCCGGGGACATGCTGCGCATCACCTCGGGACCCTTCGAAGGGGCCACGGCGACCATCCTCACCCGCGGGTCACCTTCCCTGGTGACCACGGGCTTCGTCCGCGGGTGGCCTTTCTTGGGCGTGGCTCCAGATGGGCTCGTGGACGCGAGCTGGGAAATCTTCCGGACGTCGGACCGCTTCGGGTACTACCGCCCGAGCAACGTCATCCATCTGGAGGGCGGGGCGACCCGGAACCCGTGGGCATGGATGGGCACCGGCCCGGGCGAGACCCCCTCCATCACGCTCTACACGGCGGACGCGACCTTCGACACGGGCGCCGGCTTCACCGGCAACGCTTCGTACCACACGGCCTACGCCCGAGCGGCGCGGGTGCAGCCCGAGGACGTCGTGTCCTTCGAGGGCTACGTGGCCATCGACAGCTCAGCCACCGGCTCCGACTTCCAGGGCATCATGGCGATTCTGGACGGGGCCCGCGCCATCATCGTCTCCATCGAGGAGTCTGGAACGAATGCCGTTGTCCGGTTCTCGACCACGGCGGGCGTGAACATCGGAAGCGCGGTCTTTGGCCCCGGCTACAACACGTTCTTCCACGTCAAAATCCAGAAGAACGGCGAGGACAACGTCCAGCTCATCCTCAATGGCGAGGTGGTCCAGGAGGCCGACTACACCGACTTCTCGACCGTCGGCGATTGGGCCACGGCCTTCGACGATGCCAACTACACCTCCGCGGACCGCGAGTTCGTCTTCGGGGGCATGGCGGCGGACGGCTTCATCGTCTTCAAGGAGATTCTCTGGAGTTCCGAGCCGAAGCGTGACTGGTTCAACCGGCAGCTTTCTGGAGCGACGGCTTCTGGAGACCAGATTGCCGACACGTTCACGGCGGCGGACGTCGGCCGCTTCCTCACCATCAAGGACTTCGCGGACACCGACGCGAACGGCGCGAATGCGCTCGGCCTCTGGGAAATCACGGCCGAGTCGGGCTCAGCCGCAACGGTGCGCGGGCGAGAGCTGAGCACGGGCTTCTTCACGAACGACGACCAGTCCAGATTCCTCGTGGACGATGGCTTCCCGTTCGTCTGGCCTGACCACCAAAGCCACAGCATCGAGATTCTTTCCGGACCGAACGCGGGCACGTACCCCATCGTTGATGTTCTGGACCCGGTCACCTTTCTCCCCTACGACCCCGGCCCGCTCGGGGTTGCAGGCTACACGAGCAAGAACGCCATCCGATTCCGACAGCGCTCGAACGCGGTTCTTCTGGACACGAGCGCTCGTCCGTTCGGCGTCTTCGCCGTCGGAGAGACGGACGTCGAGTGGCGCATCGTCCCCAACTTCCCTTCGCACTCCAGCGTCACGGGGGAGGTGGCCGATGCAGGCTCAGAATCTGGAGGCGTGGTCACGCTTCCCGCGGCTCTACCCTTCCCGTCGGACACGCTGATGGAGGTCTACTACTCCAAGGTCGAGTCGGGCTATCTGTTCGACCCGACGGTCCGAAATGCGCTCGTCTCTTTGAGCCCCCTCGAATACGAAATCTATCCTGCATACCTCTACGACGACATCGGGTTCGCTCGAACCGTCGTCGACATTCTCACCGCGGCTGGCGTCATCCCTGACTTCTCGCGGTTCTTCAGGGACTCCGCGGGTCCCCACATTGGGAGCTGATATGAGCAAGAAGTGGAGCAACTACGAAACCGGACAGCGGCTCGAAGCGAGCGACGCAATCAACGCCGCCGTCGATTCACACGTCGACACGATGGAGGCCATCGGCTCGGACATCATGACGGCCGAGAAGTCGTACATCCTGTCTGGATTCTCGGTCTCGACGTCGACCAGCACGCTCACGGTCAACAACGGGCGAGCTATCTTGGGCTTCCAGAGAGCTGGACAGACCCGGTTCGGCATGGTCACGACCGGAGGCCCGGCGTCGAAGAACGTCGACCTCAGCGGGCTCGCGGACGGCACATACGACATCTACATCCGGTTCCAGTTCGTCGAAGACGACTTCGCCAATCGGTTCTTCTGGAACCCGCTCGCTGCGACTCCAGCCGAGACCCCGGCCAACGTGGCGACGCGCCTGGCCGAGGATTGGGTCGTCACCGTCGGCTCCACCAGCCCCGGCCCCGAGTGGGTCAAGATTGCGGAAGTCGTGGTCGCTGGCGGCGGAACGACGTTCACCGAGTCGGATGCCCGAGAGTTCTTCTTCGACACGGTCTCGGCTGAAATCACCAACGGCGAATGGGGCTCGGACCGGACCTCCGTCATCACGAGCCTCAGAGACATGGTCATGGCCCTGGCCCGCCAGGTCCAAGACATCATCGGAGACACCGACTGGAAGGCGGACCCGACGGCCGGCATCGCCACCGGCCCCTTCCTCAGGCGGGACAATTCGAACGTCATGCTCGGCACTCTGGAGGTCAACAACCCGTCGGCCGGGCTCGACTCGGCCATCAACATGAGCCAGGACGAGGCCTCGGTCGACAACCGCGTCTTCATCAACAGCTCCCCGAATAGCGGACCGGGTGGGACCACCGTTGAGCTGTCCATCGATGCTGGCGCGAACGCGGGCAGAATCGTGCTTCGAGGAGCGGAAGTCGAAGTCGAGCAGTCTCTCATCATCAACGGCGGCAGCGTCCAGCGTCAGAAAATGTACAGCTCTCTGGACGCTGTCTTCACACCGACGAATGCGGCGGCGGTCTACTTGGACCGAGGCACCACCCAGGTGGGCGTCGAAGGTGCGGTTCTTCTCCAAATCATCGCGACCACCGACCCTCAGAGGTTCTGGATTCCAATTCATCTTCCCCAGAACGCGGTCATCAACGGCGGCGCCGTCATCTTCAGCTCGAACCCAAACTCGAACGTACGGGCAGGCATCGGACGACAGGAGATTTCGACCGGCACCCGTGTGAGCTTGAAGACCGGCTCCCCGGACTTCGACACCATCACGGTGACCACACTCCAGGCCCTTACCATCAACGAGTCGCTCGCGGTTCGGACCGTGGACAACGAGCAGTACGCCTACTACTTCTTCTGCTACGCACCCGACGGTGTCCCTTTCTTCCAGGGCGCTCGCGTCGACTACCTGTATTGAGGAGAGACCATGAAGTGGCTTTGGTACATTCTAGCGATTCTGGGCGCCATCGCTGGCGTCCTGTTCTTCGTGCTTTCTGGAGGGAAGGTGGACCCTCCGGACCTCAAGAAGCAGTTCAAGCGCATCGACGCGGAGACGGAAGCCAACAAGCTCAAGGCCAAGCTCGGCCACGAGGAGGCCATCCGCCGCATCGAGGAGAAGTACAAGGAGAAGCTCGATGCTCTGGATGAACATCAGAAAGAGGCGGCTCGGCGCCTTCGCTCTGACCCTGCTGCTCTCAGCAAGTACCTGGTTGACGTCGGCACGCGCCTCTGAGTGCGCGCACCCCGTCGCTGGGTCCGAGCCCATGCGCGCGGTCCAGCTCGACGAGGACTGTCCAGCTCCCTTTTCTGGACAGCTACTGGAGCCCGACCTCGCGCTCAGCCTGGCACAGGGCAAAGAGCGAGCTGAAAAGAAGCTCCAGCTCACGCTGACCTCGACCCGGGCCTTCTGGACGGAGAAGCTCCGGTTCCAAGATGAGCTGCACCGCATCGAGCTGGACGCCGAGAAGGCCAAGACGGAGACGGCCCTCGACCGACTCGAAGAGGTCCGGCCGAAGTGGTACGAGCGCCCGGGCTTCGTCATCCCCGCCACCTTGGTCGCCTCCGGCTTCGTGGCCCTCGGCTTCGGCGTTCTTCTGGACGCCACCCTCAACGACTGACCCGCGACACAACTCCGGGGTTTGTGTCTCCATCCAGAATCTGAGTTTTTCTGATTGACACCCCTCGTGGGTGTGCTACTGTAGAGGCGTGGGGAGCGGTTGCTTCCCCCGGAAGGAGCCTCTGATGAAACTGTTCTGCCTCAAGAATCACAACGGCCGCATCCTCTTCGAGACCACCGAGGTGACCGAGCTGGCTGCTGAAATCCTCAAGTACGAAGGCGCCACCGGCAACAGGACCTCCGTCGAGGTGGTCGAAGTCGAAGAAACCAAGCCCAACCTCCTTCACCTGGTCTGAAAGGAGTCCAGAAATGCTGACCCCTGAAGAGCGGGCCCGAGAAGCCTGCCAAGCCACCATCGAACACCTTTCGGCTTCAGCCGAGCAGCTCGAAGCCGAGGCCCGAGCCATGCGGAAGCGTTGCGTCCAGATTCGGAACGCCTTCGTCGAGGGCCGGTTCTGGGAGCTGAAGACCATCATCGGCGCGGAAGACGTTGAGAAGCTCTGTCAGGAGCACCCGACCGACCTCCATGCCTTCTGGGCGGAACGGACCTGGAAGCCATGAACGAAAAGTCCAGAAACTTGAGTTTTTCTGCTTGACGTTCTGGACGGTTGTGCTACTGTAGAGATGCAGGGAGCGGATGCTCCCGGAAGGAGAGCAGAGATGACCAAGACTGCGCATGAATACCGCGAAGAAGCCAAAACCCACGAGACCCGCGCCCATGAGAGCTTCGAGCGCTGCGACACCGACGGCTTCGTCAGCCAGTGGTGCTCCGGCCTGAGCGCCCAACTCGCCAAGGCCAAGGCCGAGCTGACCGAGAACGGCAAGCGGGCCGAGTTCACCGGACTGTACGAGGGCGAGCGGCGCCTGAAGGCCAAGGTGGTCGACGGCAAGTTCGGATGCGTGTGGCTCCTCCACGAGGCGGAAGCCAACCGCTTCGGCCGCAAGTTCATCCCCATGGGTCGACGGAGCAAGGTCCAGAAGGCTCTGGGGCTCCACGAAGCCCGCGAAATGGCCCCGGCATGGGCTGCCATCAACGGCTCTGGAAAGGGCCTCAGCGGCCTCGCCACCGCCCGGGTGGTGACCTACCGAACCGACCGCGAAAGCTGGGGAACCGAAGCCGAGCGGCTCCCCGAGGAGAAGTGACCATGCGACTCGACGACTACCTCCCCACCCCCAACCCCATCCTCGCCCACGTCATCGACATGATGGAACGCGAGATGACCACCCTCGGGACCTCCCTCCAGGAAGCCACCGAGGAGATGGACCCGCGAGCAGCCGAGCGCTGCATCGCTCAGCGTTCGCAGCTTCGGTGCCTCATCGACACCGCCAAGCTCTTTCAGGAGGTCTCGAACCTCCAGGAGGCCGTATGACCAAGCGTAAGCTCCAGGTTGGTGACCGCGTGCGGCGGTCCGACGCCAACTCCAACTCCATCCCCGCCTACCGGGACATGGTGGGCACCGTGATGGGGTTCGACTGGACCCGCGTCCAGGTTCTCTGGGCCATGGACTTCCCGGGCATGCCTAGCTCCCACGCGCCCGAGGAGCTGGTCTACGCGCCGTTCTGCCACGAGTGCGGGACCCGGACCTGCGACTGCTACGCGGAGTCCCAGCGGAGCCCTACGCCCGCTGAGGAGGCCTCCCTGATGCGCCAGTACGAGGAAGACGATGGCTACCACGACTGACGACCTGCCCACGTTCACCACGGCCGACCTCGAAGAGGAACGGCGGCGCTTCGAGATGGAGACCGCCGACCTCGTGTCAGCCATCACCCGCGACCTCGACGAGGTCGTCTACGAAGAGACGGCGGACATGCCGTCAGAAGGAGAAGAGACATGAAGCTCATCATCGCCGCCCTGGCCTTCGCGCTGGGGCTCATCGTCTGGCACAACCGGTGTGAGGCCGGGCTCTGCTTCGACGCGGAATGCGCGAGCAGCGCGTTCTGCGGAGGCTCGGGGTGCGTCTGTATCAAGAGGCCCATGGACCTGACCGGCTACTGCGCCGACGTCAGCGCAGTCCCGGCCGGCTACGAGGTGGCGCCGTGAACCCGCTCCAGCCCCCGAAGTACGTGGTCCTCTGCGGGACCCAAGTCGTCGCGACCTGCAAGGCCTCTGACGGCGTCCTCTGGCCCTCGATGGCCCCTCCCTGGATTCAGACCACCGGGTACCTAGATGAAGCCACCAGGGGCCACCTGAACCCCTCTGCGTGCCTCATCGCCTGGGTCACCGGTCAGATGGGCCAGGCCTACAACGCGGAGCGCATCAAGCCCGTCCCCGCCCGGGAGCTGAGTGTAGTGGAGAACCCGATGGGAGAGTAGATACCCGCGCAACATAGCCTGCCATGTAGGATAAAAATCGTGCTCTGTAAGTGTGCGTTCTAGATGAGGAAATACGAAAGTTTGGCTTTTGCACCTCGCATTTGGGTCTGGGGAACGTTAGGCTCAGTGGGAGCCTCGCTCCACTCCCCTCCCCGCCATGTTCGCCTCAAGGCTCACACGGCCATGCCCGAGCTTGTCTCGGGCATCCTTGCCGCTTGCGGCAAGTAAGGAGCCCCCTACGGGGCTGCCTTCAAGGAGCCTACTTGGTTGCTATGGGTGTGTCCGGACCTGACGGTCCAGAAACTTGAGGAGCCTTCTCCTCAGCCAGAAGGGAAAGGATGATGAAAATCTACCTCATCGTACGTGAAGTCCAGAATCAGGGTTCAGACGTGTTGGAAGTCTGGAACAAGAAGGAAGCGTGCCTTGGGCACGCCAAGGAGATGGAAGAGGAACCTGGGTCCAGAATCCTCGTGGAGGAGTGGGACGTCACTCCGAAGAAGCCTGGCCTGAAGGAGAAGAGGAACATCCTTTGGTTCAGCCAGGATTGGGAGACCCCACCTCCACCTCAGGCCAAGAAGACCCCCGTGCCGAAGAGTCCAGAAAAGACCCCCGAGGCCAAATACGCCGAGGGCTATCTGCCTCCGAAGGAGGCTCCTCCTGGGCTGACGCCCATCGGGGAGGTTCGAGTGGAGAGCACGCCGGACGAGTACGCGAGTCTGGTCCAGGCGTGGAGAGGAGGAGACGATGAAATCCAGACCTGACGAATGGGATGACCAGCGCCTCCTAGAGCTGCGGGAGATGGCTCTGGACGTTCTGTCCGGCACCGACAGCCCGGCGGCGAAGGACCTCGCGGCAGGCGTTCTGAATCTGCTCCCCTACGTGGACCGGAAGCGGAACGCGCTCAAGACCGTGAGCCGGAAGCTCCGGAAGTTCCAGGACGTGGTCAAAGGGTCACGTTCGTTCTGGGACCTCGTGCACAACGGCGACCTGGATGCAGAAGGCTAAGCTCACCATCACCCCGACTCGCGTGTCGATGGAGGGCGTTCCAGATTCGGTTCTGGACCTCATCGACGCGCGGACCTGCTACTTGCACAACGAGGGTACGGGGCACGCGCCGAAGTACAACGTCGTCGACCGGGAGAAAGCCTGGGATGGATGGATTCGGTTTCTTCATCGGCCGAAGACCATCCCTCCTTGGCTTCCTTCTGGACTTCGCGACGTCGCCATGTGGACGCTGCACGAAGCTCAAGTCCCGTTTGAGGTTCGTGACCTCCGTGCGCCTCTGGAGCCCTATCCAGAATTTGCCGAGCGCTACCCGAAGCCGATTCCGCTTCGCGACTACCAGGAGGCCGCGGTCGAAGCTCTGACCGCCAGCCCCGATGGGGTGGCGGAGATGCCACCTCGCGCCGGCAAGACACGGACGGCGTTCGAGATGGTGCGACGTCTCGGCCTTCCGACGGTCTGGGTCGCTCCCTCGACCAGCATCGTCGACCAGACGGTGAAGGCTGCTCGTGCGTTCTTCGAGGACTACGACGCCGTCCAGGTGACCAGCGGCAACCAGACCGAGGTCACCAATGCTCTTCTGACCGTCACCACGGCCGCGGGCTGCTTCACGCTCAAGGACCCGTTCTGGAAGTCCAGACACGTCCTCGTCTGCGACGAGGCCCACCACTACCTCGCGCAGAAGGGCTGGGGCTCGCACCTCAACGACAAGTGCTCGCACATCTCGCATCGGAAGGGCCTGTCCGGAACGTTCTTCCGGTCATCCGGCGACGACATGGCCATGCACGCTTTCCTCAGCCGGGTCCTCTTCCGGGTCGACTCGAAGTTTCTGGAGGAACGTGGGCACCTCGTCCCCTGCTACAGCACCTTCGTCCGCATCTCTGGACCGAAGGTCCGGGTTCCGAAGAAGGCCGGCGTCCGCGGCTTCTTCGGGCCAGCCGGTCACGGGACTTTGGGAATCGTGAAGCACGACTTCCGGAATGACGCCGTGGCCAGCATCGCCAAGCACCTATCCAACTCTGGACGGACGGTGCTCGTCCTCGTCGGAGCCAAGAAGCAGGGCTACGCCATCGCCGAGCGCCTCGCGCCGATGTTTCCTTCGAAGGCCCCGAACCAGACCGTGTCCCCGGTGGAGTTCGTCTCGACCGACAGGCCGAAGCATCACATCCGGGAGGTTCTGGACAGCTTCCGGGAGCACGGGAACGTCCGGGTCCTCATCGGGACGTCCATGGTGGGTGAGGGGACCGACCTTCCACCGGCCGACGCTCTGGTCTACGCCGCGGGCGGGAAGGCCGCCGTCACCCTCACGCAGGCCTGGTACCGGGTCCTGACGCAGACGGGGACCAAGAAGTACGCGGTGGTGGTCGACTTCGCCGACTGCCACCACCGAAAGCTCAAGGAGCACTCGCAGCAGCGCTGGCACACAATGTCGACCGACCCCATCTTCCGGATGAGCTACTGCGACGACCTCCACCAGTTCCACGACTGGTGCCAACACCTCGCACCTTGGGGGCCCGAGCGTTAGGAGGAGAGAGGCCGATGACCGACGAAGACGACACCTTCCACGTGGACATGGCGTCCCTGGAGGCCGCGGGCCACGAGATTCAGCGCCTCGTCAGGGCTCAGCCCTGGCAGGAAGAACGCAAAGGGGGCTCAGAGGTCGCAGGGGCCATCGCAGAGGTCCCGACCGGAGGGCTGGACGGGTTCCGCCTGGGCCTCCCAGCGGCCATCAGAGAGGCTTTCAAGAAGGCTCTCATCGAGGCCTTTCCTGGAATCGTTGAAGCGGCTCGGGCGAACATCGAGGCTGGCGTCGGGCGTCATCGCTTCGAAGTGCGGTATCAGGGGGTTTCTCCTCAAAAATCCGAGGAGGGCGAATGAGTCCGCATGTTTCTGGAAGCTCTGGACATCCAGAAGGGATGCTGTCATCATCTCTTCAAGTCAAAGCTCCTTTCCATGGGGGTCACGACGTTGCGGTACACGGTTCATGCACCAGCCCTCTCACCCTTTCTGCTCGGGTGAGGGGGCTTTCTTTTTCCAGAACACGACGAACGAGCCTTCTGCGGCTACCGTCTGGCCAATGGCCAAAAGCCCCCGGCTCAACATCTCGAAGAGCATCACCTTGGGCCCTCTGCTCCGAGCCAAGTGGAGTCTCCGTTCTGGAGCCGCCATCATCTTCGGAGTGCCGGGCCTCAACCTGACCGTTCCCCTTGGAGGAGGACAACGTGACCAAGCTAGGACTTCAATTCGAAAAGGCGACACCAGCGGAGCTTCTGGCCCGCCAGCAGGCGGTAGCCCTGACGGACACGGACCATCTCCTGAGGTGGCTCCAGAAAACGAACAGGACGTTTCTGGTGCTGTACACTCCGGACCTGGTCAAGTGCCTGAGTGACATCACCGACGAGTCCGGTGAACCCGTTGGACTGCTCGCCTTCCAGCAGGTCGTCAACGCCTACCGAGGCCATCGCCTCACCCTCCCTTCTGGAGAGGTCCAGGAGGAGGAAGCTCGCGCGCCAGACGGCACCAAGCACATCGTTCGGACCGAGAAGATGAAGGACGACACGCTCACCACGGCCGAGCTGGACCGCGCGATTCGGCAGCTCACCCGTGAGATGTTCGACCGGAATCCGAGCTGGTCTCTCGAAGACGACCCGCTGTAAGGTTGACGCCGTCCTCGGGACGTCGCACCATGGAGAGCCCACTATGAGCAACAACCGCGAGAAGGCCTTCTACGAAGCCTGCAAGAAGGGCTGCGACCTCATGTACCAGGACGCAGTTCCCGTCACGGGTCGCCTCACCTGGCAGGCCGACTACACCTTCGGCTTCGTCCCCGACGATACGGGGAAGGAGTGCATGGTTTTCAAGGGACCGGGTTTGGTCCTCAGGCCGCATGAGCCACCGAAGGGCAGAGCAGCATGGAACAACGAGCAGAAGTCCGACAACTCTGGAGCGATTACACGACGTACTGGCTCCAAACCTCCAACATCCAGAAGCTCCGAGCCTCCGGGAGGCCGGTCCGGTCACCGAAGCTAACGCCTGACCGCTACAAGCTGTTCGAGCAGCTCTACGACTGGTGCGTCGAGCGAGAGCTGGACCCGCGCCTCTGGTTGTTCATCCTCTTCCGTTCCAGACGGTGGATGTTCGCGCCTCAGCTCTCTCCAGGACACCTCATGTCGGAGAAGCTCCTCGCGAGCGGGCGCTACCAGAAGGTCGTCGAGAGCGGCGCTCTGGACGGGTACCGGCTCTACACGAAGGGCCCTCAGAAGGGCGCGGACCCGAACCGAGACGTCATCCACGGAGCCGAGCAACGGAAGCGCGTCTACCTGAAGAACGGCCAAGCGAACCTCTGCATGGCGCTCATCATGTCCGACACCTACGGCTACCACCCCAAGTCTCAGTGGTGTCAGAAGTGCCCTAAGAAGGTGGAGTGCCAGAATCTGCTCCAGCGCCTCGTGAAGTTCGACATCCTCGCGCTTCGCCGCGGCGAAATCACGGCCGAAGAGGCCAGGGCGCAGGCCAATGCATAAGACCCCCGTTCCTCAGGAGCAGGTACCGCAGGCCCCCTTCCCCTTCGGTCCAGAATTTCAACTCAAGCTGCTCAAGCTCCTCCTCGTCGACGACGGCACGGTCGACGTCGTCCTTCATCATCTCAAGCCGCAGTTCTTCTCGACGCCAGACATGCGGTGGACCTTCTCGGAAATCTGGACGTATTGGGCTCACTACGGCCGCGTCCCGACGCTCGACGTTCTCCGCCATCTCGCGCAGCAGAAAGGGGAGCAGCTCACTCCGACCATCCTCCTCCTCGTCGACCAGCTTCAGCACACGGGCCTCAGCGACCACGAGTGGCTGAAGGAGCAACTCGTCGATTGGGCCAGGGCCAACCATTTCTACGCCACGTTCAAGGACGCTCAGGCGCTCTGGAATCACGGGAAGCGGCAGGAGGCCATGGACTTCATGCATCACCGAATGGACCAGCTCCAGGAGGTCATGTGGAAGCACAAGGAGCGGTCCTTCCTGGCGAAGGAGCTGAGTCAGAGACAGCAGCTCCGAGAGAAGAAGTTCCAGGAATACGGTGAAACGGGAGACGCCATCTCCACCGGCATTCCGGACCTCGACAAGGTGATGGGCGGCGGCCTGTCTCCTGGAGAGCTGGGAATCTGGATTGCGTACGCGAAGGGCGGCAAGTCGACGATGCTCTTGAACCACGCCGCCGTCGCGGCCAGCCTATACAAGCGGGTGGTTCATTTCGTTCTGGAGGGTTCAACGCAGCAGGTACAGGACCGCTACGACGCCTTCTTTGCTCGCCGCGACTATTGGGCCGTGAAGACGGGCCAGATGGACAAGCAGGCGTACAAGGACCTGTTCCACTACTACCAGACCATCGTCCGCGACCATCTCGTCGTCATCGGACTTCTGGAGAAGTTCGACTACACGATTCTGGACATCAACTCCGAGCTGCAACAGCTCCGGCGTTCGCATGGCTGGAGCCCGGACCTCATCATCATCGACTACGGAGACCTCCTCCGAGGCCGCCACGGTCCGTACAAGGCGGGGTGGGAGAGCGAGGTGGACGCTTTCCGGGACATGAAGCTCCTGGCCAATCGGGGCTACGCGGTCTGGACCGCCTCGCAGGCCCGCCGCCCCGACACCAAGAATTACGACACCAACCAGCACCTCCTGAAGACCGCGCAGGTGGCCGGTGCCATCGAGAAGGCTCGGGTCACCGACTTCATCGGCAGCTTGAACGCGACGCAGGAGGAGAAGGAATACGGCTGGCTTCGAATCTTCGCGGAGCTGTACCGAGACAACCAGGCGGGCAAGGTCATCTCGGTCGCCACCGAGCCGAGCCAGATGCGGTTCGTGGGAGTCCAGAAAGACCCCCCGAGTGACCACGTTCACCACGGCCCCGGGGTCCAGCCGGCTCCGGTTCCCATGGGGTACGTGCCAACTCCAGAATCTTAGCTTTTCTGATTGACGTTCTGGACTTTTGTGCTATGCTGTAGATGGAAAGGAGGAGCAGATGCCAGAGACATTCGAGACCCTGGAAGAGGCACGAGCCTCGGCTCAGAAGAAAGCGAATGAGAGCATCGAGCCCCGCGAGGTTTGTCGGTGGATGGGCAAGTTCATCGTCGTGCGCCCTGCTTCGGTGACCGAGGACGAAGAGCCCATCGAGCGCGTCTTCCCGGACATGGGGTCGAAGTTCGACATTTGAGATGAGCGGGTACGCCGAGCTGATGAGCGCAATCGATGCGTTCGACATCGAGGGCTACCTCACCGACAAGGGGTTCCACGCCCTGAAAACCGACGAGTGGGTTGGCGACTGCCCACACTGCGGCAAGACGGACAAGTGCGCCGTCAACACCGAGAAGAAGACGTTCCATTGTTGGGTCTGCCAGCAGTACGAGGACCAGTGGGATGACCATGCCGGCTACATGCGAAGGCGTCCCGCTTCTGGAGCGGGAGGCCTGCTCAAGCTCATCGAGTGGCTCGAAGGCATTGATGCCAACGAGGCCATCCAGATGGTTCTGGACGCCAACGGCATCCACCTCGAAGAAGCTCTTCCCGAGCTGGACCTCAAGGCGCTCGCGGCGGCTGCGAATTCTGGACGCCCCGCCGTCATCGCAGCGCCAGAAGGCGCGCGACCCATCCTGTCCCCCTTGCCTTACATGCTCAAACGCGGCATCACGATGGAGGACGTCAGGACGTTCGGTCTGTTCTGGTGCGCCGAGGGGCGGTATCGGAACCGACTGGTCTTCCCGGTTTGGGAAGATGGGTTCCTGGTCTACTGGCAGGCGAGGGCCATGTACGAGCAGAGCGAGAGCCAAGGACGTTTCATCAAGGCCCTGAACCCGGCACGGTCGCCCGGCGCAGCGGTCTCCTCTGACGTTCTGATGAACCTCGACACCGCCTGCTCCTACCACCGCGTCGCCATCGTTGAGGGTCCCATGGACGTTGTGAGGGCGGGCCCAAGCGCAGTCTGCACCTTCGGCAAGCAGATTCACCCTCGACAGATTCGGCGTTTGGTCGAGAAGGGGGTCCGTGCCGTGGACCTTATGTGGGATGGGCCGACACCGTCCGAGCCTGACGGTGCCCACCCCGAGATGATGCAGGTGGCCCCCACCCTCGCCGCGCATTTCGACTTGCGCCTCGTCTTCCTTCCGCAAGGTGACCCGGGTGATTGGGACCGCGCATCCTTGGACGCCTTCCGTGCCTCTGCCCTTCCGTTCCATGCCCTGAATCCGATGGCCATCCCTGGAGTCCTCCGGTGAAGAGCAAGACGACCATCAACCCCACCGAGCGGGTGGCGGCCATCGTCCGTCGTCTCGCGGGGATGAGCGGCATGTCGCTGACCGGGGTCTACAGCCTCGGGGCTCTGACCCTCGCGGCGCAGCACGCCCGAGCCATGGAGTTCGGCGCCAAGCGGCAGGACCTGCTCCAGGAAATCCGAGAGGCCTTCGAGGCCGAGATGAAGAAAGTGGAGGAGAGCACCGACTAAGTACCTGAAATCATTAGGCGACAGAAATTGAACGTGAAATGAATCGTCCTATGGCGGATTGCCATAGGCGTACCGTAACGAGGCAGAATGACATGGAAAATCGGACTTCGGGCCGAAAGGCCCTGAAGGCGTTCGAGCCCTGCATCCAGCAGGCCGTCGCCTACTTCACCAAGCCCAACGACCCCGACCGCGACGACTACGCGAACGAGCTGAGGCTCAGCGCATGGCGAGCCCTCCAGAAGTGCCCCGACCCGAAGTACGTCTACCGGAGCATCTGGAACCGAGGTCGCGACCTCCGACGCCTGCACTACCGCGAGATGGCATGCCGGGTGTTCGTCGACCTTCCCGAGCAGAGCTACACGATAAATCTGGACCGGATGCTTGATTTGCGAGACCGATGGTTCCAGACTCCAGAATCTGACAGGAAGCTCATCATCGACCATCTCCAAGGCCTATCGCTTCGGGCGATGGCGAAGAAGAAGCAGGTGTCCGATTGGACCCTGAGAGCCTGGTACAGAGAAGCCACCCGGGGCCTCGAAGCGGTCCTGTAGGAGAGAACATGACGGACATCAATTCCGAGACCATCCAAGCCATGTCCGACGAGGACATTCGGGAAGAAATCGCCTGCTTCGGGTCCATGTGGAACCCGTACGACTCGCTCTGCTACAACGAGTGCGGGGCTCAAGCCCGCTGTCTGTACACGCTGGCCCTGAAGCACCTACCTCAGCTTGCTCTGGAGATGGGTCACAGCATCGCCGAGACGATGGACAAGCAAACGCCTTTGGTCGGGGACGTCGAGGCCGACGAGGTCGCAGCCATGCTGGGCTCCGAGCCCAACGGCATCGAGTACGCGAAGAAGCTCTACAGCAACCACGGCATGGGCCTCCCCATCCTCCAGGCCGACAACACCCTTCAGCCCTCGAATTCTGGACCACCCAAAGGGCCTCCCGGCTCAGCAGCTCAGCTTGCAGGCGGCGACCCGGCGCTCATCAAGAGCGAGAGCGAGATTCTGGACCAGGAGATGGCGGAGAAGGACATCACTGGTGGCGACGATTCGTTCGAAGTGTCCCCGGAATACGCGGAGAAGGCTGACGGTACCGAGCTGGCGAATGTCCTCCAGAATTTCGCTGACAGCGACGAGAAGAACGAGGTAGCGTTCGCCCCTGACGCTCTGCCCGAGTTCGACGATGGGCCTGAAGAGAAGGAAATGACGATGACCAAGAAGACCCCCACCAAGAAGGTCGTGAAGAAGAAGACTCCGACCAAGAAGGCCACGGCCGCCAAGAAGAAGTCTCCGATTACCAAGAAGGCTCCGACCAAGAAGGCTCCGACCAAGAAGGTCCAGAAGAAGGTGAAGCTGAAGAAGAAGGACTTCGTGGAGACCAAGGCCAAGGCTTCGACCAAGAAGGTCACGGCGAAGAAGGCTCCGACCAAGAAGGTTACGGCGAAGAAGGGCCCTACGAAGCCGGCGGCGAAACCGTCGGGCTCTACGCTCAACCCCACGTTCGCCAGCCGGTTCGAAAGAGACCTCCAGAAGCCGTACATGAAGGACCTTCCTTGGGGTACAGTTCTGGAGCGGAAGCAGAAGGATGGTACGACGCACAAGGTCACCATCACGAAGGAGGGCTTCAAGTACGGAAAGGCGCTGTATCCGACGCTGTACTCGGTCCAGCTCGAAATCGAGGGACACAAGAGCATCGGCGGGAAGGTCCAGGCCAGCATGTCGGCGAAGCGGTTCTTTGGACTGAAGGACCCCGACTAGAAATCCTGACGCTGTACTCGTGGGAGCTGCGGAGCTGGGTCGTCCTCGTGACGAAGCTGGGAGCGGAGGTTCCCGGCGTGCTTCAATGCACTCCTGAGATGCTGGCGCAGGTTCGAGCATTGCTGACGACCGGACACTCCAGAGAGCAGGCCATCGAAATGGTGGTTGGGGTTCCGGTCATAGGACCGAGAGGACCATGACGTGTACGTGCAGATGGATGGCTACTCGTTTTTCCAACACCACCAAGACCCTCGATTCCAGGTCGTAACGACAGCAGACCAGCTCCAGAAAGTGGCGAATGTCCTCGCGGCGTCGAGCGTTTACGCCAAGGACTACGAGTCGACGGGATTGGCCTGGTGGCGGGGTGATGAACCATGTGGCGTCGCCTACTCGGCCAGGCCTCGTCCAGAAGAGGACATTCAGTCCTTCTACATCCCGTATCGCCACATCACGGGCCAACGCCAGCTAGACGCCGACAAGGTCGTCAAGCTCTGCAAGACCGTGGATGAGGACCCGTCGAAGACGGTCATCATGCACAACCGGAAGTTCGACGACCACATGGGGCGTCGAGAAGGAATTCACCTCGCCGGCCAGGTCATCGACACGATGATGGAGGCTCGCCTGTACCATGAAGACCAGCCAGCCGGACTGAAGGAGAGGGCGTTCTTTGACCTCGGCAATACCGACGCGAAGCTGCATGAGGACCAGCTCAATCTGGACATCGCTCGTCATCTGGTTTCGCTCGGAATGACCAAGACGGCGTACCTCGAACGGTTCGGGTACAGTCTTCTGGACATCTATCTCGCCGGGAAATACGCAGCTCACGACACGTACCTCACGCTTCTTCTTCGAGAGTTCTACGAGGCCAAGGGGGTTCGGGACTACTACTCGAAGAGCCCTCGCGGAGAGCAGTTTGACGGAATCTGGAACATCGAGATGGCGCTCACCGAGGTCCTTACGGACGTCGAGGAGGTCGGCCAGCCGGTGGACGTCGAGTACATCCTCCAGATGCACACGCATCTCGTGAGCGAGAAAGCGAAGGCTGAAGCCAGGTTCTTCCAGGAAACCGGGCTCGAATACTTCAAGCTAAGCTCGGATGATGAGCTTCGAGAGCGGCTTCAGTACATGAAGGTCCCGCTCACCAAGACGACGAAGAAGGGCAACCTGGCGGTCGATAGTGACGTCCTGACGGATGCTATGAAGGTGGTCCCCGCATTCAAGTGGGTTCTACGCTGGCGCGACGTCGACAAGCTCGACAGCACGTACACGCAGAGCCTGCTTCCCTACGTCGACGAGAACGGCGTCCTCCACGGCAACTTCCAGCAGATGGGGACTAACACTGGAAGGCTGTCTTGCAGAAATCCAAACCTCCAGAACATCCCGTCCAAGGTCGACGTGAAGTGGCTCATCGAGGTGCTCGGGATGACCAAGGAGGAGGCGGACGTCTGCGCATCCATGGAGTCGGTCAAGCGCATCTTCGTGGTCCAACGCCGTCCAGAAGACCCATTCGCCATCTCGTGCGGGAACCGACGCATGGTCCGAATCCTCGCCGACTACAGCCAGGTGGAGCTTCGAGTCCTCGCGCACTACAGTCAGGACCCGCGACTGCTCAAGACGTACCGCGAAGGTGGTGACATCCACGACGAGGTCGAGCGCGCCGTCTTCGGGACCGGCAAGTACGTCAACGAGCAGGGCGAAGAGGTGAACGGAGAGAACCGCCGACTCGCAAAGGTCATCAACTTCGGGCTCAGCTACTGCATGACGCCCATCGGCTTCCAGAGGCAGATTCCACAGGTGACCGAGGACGAAGCACAGCAATACTTCGACCAGTACAACGTCAACTTCCCGAAGGTGTCCGAGTTCCGGCAGGCTTTCTGGACGTTCATCCTCTCGAACGGGTGCGTCTTCAACAACATGTTCGGGCGGACTCGGCACATGCCTTCCATCGCGTCGCCCATCAGGTCCGAGGTCGAGCGCGCGAAGCGCCAGAGCATCGCAACCCTAATCCAGGGCTCAGCCGCGGAGTTCACGAAGGAGAGCATGGTTCGAATCCATCGAATGCTCAGGGACGGCGGGTTCGCCACCAGACTGACGGGCACGGTGCATGACGAGAACCAGGCCGACGGTCCCGTGGATGAGTTCGCCGAGGTCGTGCGCAGGATGAAGGCCATTATGGAAGACTTCCCGGACATGTCGGTCCCCATCTCCGTCGACGTCGAATACACCCTGACCGACTGGTCAGATAAGCACCGGGTTCCCGGGCTGTAAGGAGAGAACATGAGCTACGACGAGTGCGTCCATAGGCTCCAGAATTTGCCCTCATTCACCCTCTCGACCATCCAGGAGGATGGCAGCATCGTTCCTTGGTGGACCGTGAACCCGGCCGACCTCGTGCCGACGCTCATCCTCCGCCATGCTCGACTGCACGAAGACATCCAGCAAATCGGTGTCCAGATTTTCGAATGGGCCCGACACGTCGCTTTGGCTCAGCGGGTCTGGGAGATTCGAGAACGACGTCTTCGTGTCTGGAAAGCTGAAGCGTTCGCAGCGGCGAAGGAGAAGGACCCGAAGGCGGCGAAGTACATGGTCGAGGAGGCTTATCGCCAGCTCCCCGACTACGAGAACCTCTGCTCCGAAGTCGACAAGGCAGCCGAGGTCCATCAGTGCGCTCAGGGCGTTCTGGACGCGCTGAAGGCGAAGCGCGACATGCTGCGCTCTTTCGTCCGTCGAGGACGTGACGGAAACCCGGAGATTCTCGCAGATTGACCTCTGCGGCGTTAGAAGAGAAGAAGGAGACCCTCCATGAATCATTGGAACCCACCGCCCCCGCCGGGCGGCCAGTACCCCCAACAGCCTCAGTACCCCCAGCAGGGGCAGCAGCCCCAGCAGGGCGGCTTCACCCCGCCTCAGGCGCCTGCTCAGCCCCAGCCGATGCAGTACGGTGGCCAGCAGCCCCAACAGCAGCCTCACGGTATGCCCAACATGGGCCCGCCGCCAGGTGGCCAGACGACGACGCAGCAGGACCCGGGCTCGTCCGCCGCACCCAATCCTGACGTCATCGCTCAGATGAAGCAGCGCGCCGATGCCATCCAGAATCGAGCGCAGGGTGGTAGTCAGAAGAAGTTCTTCAACATCCCGGGCCCCAACGGTGGCGAGTGGAAGACCGCGTACGTGGGCTACGAGGGCCAGCGCGGGTTCTACTTCTGCGGCATGTACGATTCCAACTACCCCAACTTCGTCGAGCGAACGAAGCGGTTCTGGAAGTCGCAGCAGAACCCGGGCGGAAAGAGCATCTACGCTGGCGAGGATAGCCTCATCGCCACCGTGATGAAGTACAACTACGACAACGGCAACAAGCCGGACTTCCTGAAGCCGAATCGGCAGGTTTGCTTGCAGGGCTTCCCGTTGGAGTACCAGAACGGAATGCTCTACGCGAACGCGAACGCCTGCATGAATCAGCAGGGCAAGATTCAGCCGATGCTCTACAACATGAGCTACAAGCTCTTCACGAAGCTGAAGAAGGAGGTCCAGCTCGTAGGGGCCATGTCGCTCCAGGACCCGAATCTGCACGGCGAGGAGGGCGAGGCCAAGGCGTGGCTGACCGGCTGGGGCCTCTGCTTCAACGAGGACAACGGGCGACCGTTCCTCGTGACCAAGAAGAAGACCGGTGCAGAGCAGATGAACGTCGAGTTCGACATCTCGCGCCTCGAACCGATGCCTCTGCCCGACGCCTACCGGCCCGGGCTCAGCGACATGTACCGGCTCCACGAGCTGTTCCCTGAGGCCAGCCAGGAGGAACAGCTCGCCGCGATTCTGGAAGTCGGCCTGCTTCTGCCCCCGGGCATGGAGCATCTGCGGCCCGGCACCTCGATGGGCCCACCGCAGGGCGGGTACCCGCCGATGCAGCAGGTCCAGAATTACGGCCAGCAGCCCCAACAGCCCCAAGGCTACCCGCCACAGTTCCAGCAGCCCGCGTACCCTCAGCAGCCCTACCCGGCTCAGCCCATGATTCCGCCGGGGATGCCCAACCCGCAGAGCTACCAGCAGCAGCCGGCCCCGCCGAACCCGAACCCGTACCAGGGACAGAATCAGGGCCAACCGTACCCTCAGCAGGGACAGGTTCCCCAACCTCTGCCGGCGTACCCGGGGCAGCAGCCTCAGCAGCAGGCGGCACCGCCACCGCCCCCACAGCCTCCTCAGCAGGCCCAAGGGCAGCCCCCGGCACCTCCGCCCCAACCTCCTGGGCCGCCGCCTCAGCAGCCACCTCCGCCCCCGCCTCAGCAGGCGCCGGGTGGGCAACCGCAGAGCCCTGAACAGCTCCAGCAGCAGATGCAGGGTACGCCGTTCGATTCGAAGTAGGACATCATGCCCCCGGCCAAGAAGACCACGACCAAGAAGACCACGACCAAGAAGACGACGGCCAAGAAGAAGGCACCTCCGAAGCCGAAGGATTCGGACGCGGCCTTCCGGGACTTCATGGCCGGGGACAAGGTGATGGACCTCCTTGTTCTCTCGGACGACGAGGTCCTCTCGAACGTCTCCGGCTACATCTCGACGCAGAGCCTGGCCCTGAACAAGGCGCTCGGACTTCCGGGCGTCCCTCGGGGCCGACTCATCGAGGTCTCTGGAGACGAGCACACGGGCAAGTCGACGGTTCTGGACCACCTCTTCGCCGAGACGCAGCGCATAGGCGGGACAGCCATCCTCATCGACCCCGAAGTCGGCCGTGATGCGAAGTACACTCGCGGCATCGGTGTCGACGCCGACAAGCTGTTTTCACCTCAGCCGAAGGATGGGAAGTTCTTCACCATCGAGCAGGTGTTCTCGTTCATCGGCAGGACGTGCGACTACTTCAGGGAGAAGGACCCGAACCGCACCGTGCTCATCGGAGTCGACAGCATCGCCGGGCTTCCGACTGAGGAGGACACGAAGCGAGAAGCGGGAGAGCTGAAGCCTGGTGATGCGGCCAAGAGCATCCACCATGGCCTTCGGACGACCATCCAGAGAATCGCGCAGACGAACATCACGCTCGTGTTCGTCAACCAGCTCTACGATAACATCGGGGGCTTCGGGTTCGACCAACGGAAGGAGTACGGAGGCCGCGCCATCCGATACCACGCCTCGGTTCGAATGAGGCTCAACCGGATGGGGGCCATCAAGACCTCGCGTGACGAAGTCATCGGGATGATTTCTCAGGCGAACGTGCTCAAGACCAAGGTTTCTGGAATGACCGGAAACAAGGTGAAGTTCGGTATCCTTCACGGGCGCGGTATCGACAACACGTGGACGCTGTTCAATGCGCTGAAGGATGAAGGCTACATCGGGAATTCTGGGCCTTGGTGGTCGATGAAGATACCCGACCAGGGCGACTTGAAGTGGACAGGCCAGCACATCGGGCTCGCGGAGAAGCTCCAAGAAGACCCGAAGCTCTACGAGCATTTGTGCTGGGTCTATAGCCAGTGCGTTGCAGCGTAGGAGGGCGCCATGCCGAAGTACGAATTCTACTGTCCGAACGGGCACACGTACGACGTCTTCAGTTCCATTTCCCGGCGGGACGAGCCTCGGGCGTGTCCAGAATGCGGTGAGACCGGAGCCCGCGAAGAGATTCCAGTCCAGGGCTCCAGAATCGACACTGGAGGTGGCTACGAGATGGCGGCCATCTCGAAGAAGACTGGCCAGAAGATTCCGGGTAACTTCGGCCGGTACGCTCCGACCAAGAAGGGCGGCAAGTGGCGATGAACAGCATCCTCCTCTTCTCGGACCTCCATCTTCGTCCAGAAAGCCAGGCCGTGTGCAGCACCGTTCTGGACGGCGTGCTCGAACAGGCCTTGAACCTGGGCGTTGGAACCATCGGTTTCCTCGGGGACTTCTGGCACATCCGCTACAACGTCCCGGTCCATCTTGTGAACCTCGTGGACCGATGGCTCTTGAAGTGTCAGCAGAACGTCATCGAGGTCATCTTCCTCCCCGGCAACCACGACCAGGTCGATGAGGCTGGAGAGAACGCGCTGTCCGTCTTCAGGCGGAAGGGCGTCCGCGTTCACGACGACCCCACCATCGATGAGTGGGGTGCGTGGTGTCCGTATCGAAAGCCTGAGTTCGTTCCCGAAATCCTCAAGTCGTTGAGGCAGAAGAAGCCGATTCCGTTGTTCGCGCACCTTCCCGTGAAGGGAGCGATGATGAACAACCTCAAAGTCGATGAGCACGGCATCAGCATCGGCGAGTTCAAGGGCTTCAAGCAGGTCCTCCTTGGCCACTACCACAAGCAGCAGACCTTCCTTGGCGGCGTCGCGCACTACATCGGCTCCCCATGGCAGACCCGTGCGGACGAGTGGGGACAGGACAAGGGTGTGGCGGTCTGGGATGGCGTGAAGTTCCACCGCATCCAGAAGGATTGGGGCCCGAAGCACTATCGATTCGACGCCTCGGACTTCGTAGAGGGCCAGGCCATTCCGGGCAATCCAGGTGATACGATTCGTCTATCTGTCCCTGGCGTGACCGACGGATGGAAGCAGTGGGCTCAGAACCATCCGGCCAAGGTCATTCTGGAAGACACGACCGAGCAGACGGTCCAGCCTCGGTTCGCATTCCAGGAGGGGACTGGCCTTTCGGAGTACGTGAACCAGTACATTCTGGACAAAGCGAAGCCGGACCAGAACCTCGACGAGAAGGTGCTTTGGCACATGTGGGATGAGCTGCAATGAGGGTCGGTAGGGTCATCATGAACAACTTCGGGTCCTTCTACGGGACCCACCAACTCGACCTCCGGAATCGAGGCCTCACGTTCGTGCTGGGCGATAATCTGGACGAGCCTAAGATGGAGTCGAATGGCGCCGGCAAGTCGACCGTCTTCGATGCACTCTTCTGGGCCCTCTTCGGTACGGTGCCGAAGGGCGACAAGGCGCAGTCGGTCGTCAACGAGGAGGCGGGGAAGCGGTGTTGGGTCCAGGTCGAGCTGGAAGTGGAGAAGGACGAGACGTGGTTGGTCTATCGCTACCGCCAGATGCCTGAGGGGCATGGGGTGAAGCTGTTCTGCATGAAGGGCAACGAGGTGACCAACTGCACGATGATGGACGGCAAGGCGACCGACGCCCGCATCGAGACCGTCATCGGCATGGACAAGGACGTCTTCCTGGCGGCGGTCTACCGGAAGCAGGGCGACAACTTCGACTTCGCTGACGCCACGGATTCCGAGCGGAAGCGCATCCTGTCCAGAATCGTACCCGAGCTGTCCGAGTGCGACCGGCTCCAGGAGCGCGCGAAGGAGAAGGCGGCCGAAGCCTCGACGGCGTACTCGAACGTCATCGCTGCGAACCAGGCCATCGAGGCCAACCTCGCAGGGTACAAGCAGACCAACGTTGGCGTGATGGAGGAGCAGTGGCGGGCCAACCGCGACCAACGCCTCCAACAGGCGCAGGCGCAGCTCCAGCAGGCTCAGGAGGCCCTCCAGTACGCGCAATCGGTGGTCGCGGTGCTCCCCCAGAAGCAGCAGGAGCTGGCCTCCCTGGTGGCTCCTGAGGTCACCTGGGCGTGGGCTACGGAGCGGGACCGCCGACTCCAAGCGTGCAACGCGGCTCAACAGCCCGTCTCTCAGGCCAACGCTCACGTCGAGCACATCAACAAGAGGCTCCAGAAGCTGGAGGCGATGCAGGAAGGCGAGTGTTCCGAGTGTGGCCAGCCGGTCACAGGCCAGCATCTCCAGAACGAGAAGGCGAAGCTCCACGCCGAGCTGACCCAAGCTCAAGCCTCCCGAGACCAGGCCATCCATGGCCTGGACCAGGCCGACGCCCACTACCGCGAGGCAGTCGGTTACGCGGACCAGGAGAAAGCGTACAACGATGGGGTTCTGGCCTCCTACAATCACCAGAAGGGCGTTCTGGAGGCCGAGATTCGCCAGCTCCAGCAGACGAACCTCCAGTACCTCCAGACGCAGGTCGACAACGCTCAGTATTCGGTGAGCCAAATCCAGGCCGAGCAGTGGATTGCGCCCGACAACGCCACCTCCATCCAGGTCTTCGAGGAGCAACTCGCGGCCGGCCAGAAGGAGGCGGAGCAGAAGCTCGCCCTGCTCAATCACTGGCAGTGGTGGGTCGAGGCGCTCAGCAACAAGGGCATCAAGAGCTACATTCTGGACTCCCGAATCGAGCTGATGACCGACGCGGCCAACTCCTGGGTGCAAGCGCTCACGGGAGGCACGACCTGGGTCCGGTTCGAGACGCAGTCGATGACCAGTTCGGGCAAGCTGAACGAGCAGTTCAACATCCGCATCTTCCGCCACAACCCGGACGGGACCACGACCGAGCGCAGCTACCGGAGCTGGTCCGGCGGCGAGAAGAAACGGGTGGCCCTGGGCATCGACCAGGGGCTGTCCCAGCTCGTGGCCAGTCGGGCCTCGAAGAGCTGGGGGCTCTACATCATCGACGAGTCATTCCGGCAGCACATGGACTCTGGAGGCCGTGAGGCGGTCTTCGAGCTGCTCCAGTCGATGGACCGTGATAGCATCTTCGTCGTGGACCACGACAAGGAGATGGCGGGCCAGTTCGAACGACAGCTCAAGGTCCGTATCCAGAATCGTCGTTCGATGTTCCCGGACGAGCCCATTCCTGACTACATCGACCTGAAGGGCAAGCCGTTGACTCCAGAGATGTTCGTGGAGATGGGCAAGGAGCTGATGGCGTGAAGGCCGGGGGTCAACGCACCAAAGGCCATACCTTCGAGCGGTGGTTCGCGCGGTGGTTCAAAGAGCAGTTCTTCGACCTCGACGGTGACGCGAAGAGGGGCTGGCAGAGCCGAGGTGGCGGCAAGGAGGAGGCCGACGTCGAGACGTTCGCGAAGGGCAGCCGTCTGGCCATCCATTGGGAGCTATGCCATGGGAAGGCGCCGAGCCCGTGGGCGAAGTTCGCTCAGGCCATGCAGGACAAGGACCCCGAAGACCGGCCCATCGTCATCGTGAAGCGGAACCGTGGTGAGCCCATGGTCTTCATGCGTCTGTCCGACTTCCGTCCGTTTCTGGACGCCTACATTCGCGAGTTCCACCACGGAGAGGACTGATGGAGAAGAAGCCGGTCAAGAAGGTCGTCAAGAAGGTCCAGAAGAAAGCGGCCAAGAAGAAGACGACGAAGAAGAAGTCCGGCATCACTCCCGGAGGACACTCACCCCACCCGAAGGGGTCCAAGCTGTCCAAATCGAAGCGGGACGTCCAGGTCGACGAGCTGGTCAACATGGAGGTCGACCCGTCCGTCAAACGGACCGTCAACAAGCAGGGACCTCGCAACTACGACCAACTTCGGCTCCAGGCCATGGCCATCTACATCACGGACGCGAAAGGTATCTCCCTCACGGACCTGATGCAGGACCCTCGGTTCAAGGGCAAAATCAATCTGGACACCATGCGGAAGTGGGCGGCAGCCGACGGCTGGGCTCAGAAGAGGCGCGAGGCCGTCGAGAACCTGAAGCAGGTTCTGGTCGAGAAGCTCCAGCAACGCCTGACCGACAACCTCGCACGCGAAGTCCAGGACCTGCTCAACCTCAGGACGCAGACCATCCACCATCTCCAGCACGTACCTCCCGACAAGTGGGAGGGCGTCGCGTCCATCTTGCTCAAGCTCAACGAGCGGCTCGCGGACATCGCGGAGATGGCGAAGTCTGGACTGGTGGACGACGTGGGTCGCCCGATTCCAGAAAGCGAGAGGATGCAGCATGGCCGCGCCATGTCGCACGACTTCGACCCGGCTCAGCTACGCGAGGCGGCGAAGAGCATCACTACGAAGCAGCGCGGGGCCATGCGGGCTCGGCTGTCCAGAACGAGGCAAGTGAATGAGCGAAAGCGATTGGAAGCAGGTAGGCCCGAAGTCCGACGCGACCCACGCAATGAACATCCCGAAGGTGGGCTGTCTGGTGAGGAGTAAGTTCGGTCTGGTGTTCGCTCCAGGCGTGATGGTTGAAGATGGGAAGCTCCAGAAGCTCCAAGAGCGCACGAACATCGACGAACGCGACCCCTTCGGCTTCGGCGGGTTCTGAGTGGACTGAGAAGCAGAAGAAGGCCCTTCTGGACAACATCGGTGTCGTAGGGTGGTCGGTGCTCCAGAAGAAGGTCGGGGGCAGAACGAAGGACGCCATCTGGAAGAAGGTCCAACGCGAATTCGGTGGCGGCGGCATCACGCGGGGCTCGATGAGCCTGTATGAGGCGCTCAAGGTCAGCGGGTACAGTCGCACGCATTTCCTCCGAGCAGCCCGAGCCTTGAATCAGCGATGGCTCAGGACCAAGAAGCACGGCGACTTCATCATCACGTTCGAGCAGTACGACGACATCATATGCTGGTTGGGGCACGACTACTGGTCGAAGAAGCTCGAAGCCTATTGTTGCCTTCAGTGCGGAACGAAGGCACGGCCCCATCACATCGGTGGTTTCTGTAATCCGTGCTTTCAGAGGTTCCGTCGACGTTCCAGAAAGCTGGGCGTTCCGCATCGTGCAGAACAGCTACGCGAGTGGGTCGAGAAGCTCCCGGAGGACTTCCGGGTACATCGAGCCCTCATCAACTTACGGGCGGGGAGACTGCCCACGATTGAAGACCTGGAGTACCTATGCGCTTTGACCAAGCAGTAGCCCGAGCAGCGGCTCTCGCAACCCATCTGACCGACCCCCGCTTCGCCGTCATCCCTTCGACCCCCGACGTCATCCCTGGCGTCGCGGTCCAAGCGGAGGGCTTCTGGAGCTTCTTCCCCGTCACGGAGGGGCTACCGATTGTCGGGTTCGTGGCTGACGTGAAGGAGGTGGCTGGCGAGTTCCGGAAGCTGAAGACCAAGAGCTGCGAGGTCCAGTACGTCGGCAATACGCCGATGCAGCTCAAGGTCGGCTCCTCGCTCGTGAACATGGCACCGCTGGTCGACCCCACCGTGTACTGGCCCTACGCCAACCGCCCCTTCGACTTCCAGACTTCGACGCTGACGGTGAAGAACCTGAAGGACATCATCGGCGTCTCCGAACGTGCCGCGGTGAAGGACCAGCTCCGGCCGGGGCTCGGATGCGTGCGGTTCTTTTCTGGACTGGTCGAGGCCGGCGACGAGGCTCAGTTCGTGAGGTGTCGGAGTGGCCTCGCCCCCGAGGTCGAGGGCCTGGTTCCGGCGCGGTCGTTCCAGAAGATGAAGGTCATCCAGTCCAGTCAGCCGTCGGCGGGCTTTCGTCCGGAGTGGTTCCTCATCCAGTCGCACGGCGAGTACCGGCTGATACGCACCGTGGAGACCTGGTACCCTCCTCTGGGCGCCTTCTTCGAGTCGACCCCGGAGCCCTGGCGGGAGCTGGTTGTCCCCACGAAGGCCTTCCAGGAGGCCATGAAGGCCTTCAAGCAGAAGGCGCAGCGCCGGTTCCTACGACTCTGGACAGAGGGTGCTTTCCTCAATGTCAGCAGTTTGACGGCCCCCGACATCGAGGCCCATCTAGAAGTGACACACCCGTCGAGCACTCCGCTGGATTTTCTCGTCCACGGTGAGCGACTCTCGACCTCGACGAAGACATGGACCTCATCGACCATCACCCTTCGCTGGCAGCCCGCTCAGGCCCATAGCCCGCTTCGTTTGTTGGATGAGGACATGCACGAATTCATATTTCCCCTTCTGGAGGCATCATGAGCACCCGTTTCTGGAGAGTCATCAACTGCATCGACGAGCTGAACGACGGCCATCACCGCGAGCGGGACATCAGCCGCATCAAGACGCTCATCATCCATCGTGTCGGCAAGGACAAGAAGTACAACCTCAGCCTCGGCGACACCGGTCCAGAAATCGCGAAGCAGTTTCTCCACAATCCAGCGGTCGCCAAGTACACGGGCGGAGAGAACCCGTACACGTTCATCATCGGAAAGAAGGGCGAAATCTGGCAGTGCCTGCCCATCGACGAGGTGGGCAACCATGCCCGCCGCTGGAACGTCCCTGGCTGCGGCATCGCCTGCATCGGCGACTTCCGGTACGAAAGCCCGACTGACGACCAGCTCGCGTCTCTTCTGAAGCTCTGCGAGGTGCTCATCCGCGCGTTCGGCATCACCCCCTGGGACATCGACGGTCACACCGATTCTGGACCGGGGGCTACCTCCACGCCCGGCAAGCAGTGTCCAGGTGAGAAGCTGGACCTCGACTACGTTCGGGTCGAAGTCGCTGGGGACTGGAAGCCTTACGACGACGAAGAGGACCGCCAACGGGTGATGGCTCAGGCCCGCCGCCAACCGCATGGAATCGTGTGGGATGGAATCTGAGTTTTTCTGCTTGACGTTCTGGACTTTCGGGGCTACATTCTGGACGAGGCTGATGGACAGCCTCCGCATGAACCAAGGAGCACTGACATGACCAAGAACATTTTCCTCAGCATCCGCGGGACGCCATTTGGTGCCAAGATTGCGGCTCACAAGACCGACGGGGCCCAACTGGTCATCAAGTCGAAGCATCCCGAGGTGGGCGCCATTCTGGCCGCTACGGCCGGTGCGCAGATTCTGGAGTCCAAGCAGGGCGGGCACTACTTCCTGACCTTCGTCAACAAGGAAGACCTCATGACCAATCTTGGTGAGGCCCTCCACGAGGTAGCGGTGGGCAACGTGACCATCGCGACCAAGGAGGATTCTCCGGCTCCCACGTTCAACAGTCTCGGTGATGCCTCCGAGCTGGACGACGACCTGGGGCTGGACGACGACGACGAATCCTTCGACCTGGGCTGATGGCCACATTGGCCGAGGCTCTGCGCCACGGGGAGGCCGTCCATGAGGGCGGCTATCCCTGGCGCATCCATGCCGGGAAGCCTGAGGTAGGCATCCCTCAGGTGGACGACGACAACGCATTCGTTCGGGACGAGGACGACCAACTCGTTCTGGACTGGTACCCGGTCCGCGAGGACGAGGTATTCGACAAGTGGACCCTGAAGGGTTGGAGGCTACTATGAGAGCATCGATGACCACCTCTGCGCTTCAGGCGTGGCGCATGTACTGGTTCGAGGTTTTGACGCTTCGAGAGGTCGCCGAACGTCTCGACACCAGTGTGAACACTCTGGCCCGGCTCTGGAAGCATTGGGGCTTCCCGACTCGGTCGTCTGGGCCGACTCGGAGTCCGAAGCGGCTCACTGCGGAAGACATCGACGCCATTGTGGCGCTGGCTCCGACGACCTCGCAGGCGGAAATTGCTCGGGAGTTCGGAGTGTCGCGTTCCGCCGTTCATCAGGTCATTCGGAAGTACCTATGAACGTCACCCTGTCTGAGTCCTGCCCTGTCTGCGGCCGGCAGCTCAGGGACGTGTGGGGTCCGGCTACCGAGCAGACTGAGGGCCGAAAGGCCCACAAGGTCGTGAACGCAACGAAGTGTGATTCGTGCGGATGGGCACGAGTGGAGGAGGTCATCGACACGGACAAAGCGCTGTCCGACCTCGTCTCAGCCATCCAGAAGGGAAGAAAATGAACGAGGCAACACCGTCCCACCTGGCTCAGGCCATCGAGAAGCTGGTTCTGGACAAGGTGAAGGCGGAACAGGAGTCCCGCGAATCTCGGGTCCGGACCGAGGCCGCATGGGGTGTCGTGCGGCAGCAGGAGCGCCGCATCGTCGAGCTGGAGGAGCTTCTGGCGGTGGAACGGAGGACGTCGGAGTCTCTTCGCCGTCGCCAACCGCAGACGGCTCTTCAGCAGAGCCTCCAGTCGGGCGAATACGCTCGGCTCGGGGACACGGACGACCTCAACCCGGTCGACGCGGCCGTCGAGGCGGGCGAGCTACGCGCGCAAGACCCCCACTACACGAGGCTGGTATGAGCTGCCCCGTGTGCAACGACACGGGGAAGTCCGTGTCCAGAACCATTGCAGGTACCGGAGGGGTTGTCCTCCGGCCCTGTCCAGCATGCGCCGGGGCCATCGCGGTCCAGGCTGTACCGAAGGAGAACGAGACCATGTCCACCATTCAGCCCAAGCAGTCTTTCGTGCTACGCACGGATGAAGAAAAAGCCCCGCGCCGCTCAACCGCCCGCTCGGTAGGAGAGCAGGTCGGCAAGGCTTTCCTGGAGGCCGGCAAGGCCCGGGTCGGCCGCGAGGTGAACGGCCAGCTCGTCCGCATGGTGAAACACGCTCTGGGGGACCGGATTCCCCAGAACAACCCCATGGTGGACGCAGGGCTCGCTGTAGCGCTCCCGGTGGCCCTCCTGTACATGACGGAGGCCATCGCGGCTTCAGGCCACCAGGCGGTCCCACGGGCCCTCCTGGAGGGCGTCAACCAGACCTCCGAGTACGCCCTAGCTGGCGTCTCGCAGGACATGGTCGACACCGTGGTCACGCAGGCCCTCCCGATGCTCCAGCAGGTGGCCGCCCTTTCGGCGGGCCTCATGATGCAGCAGCTAGATGAGGGTGGACAATCCGCCGAGCTTTCCGCAGGGTACGAGGCGACAGAATGAACCTGCACGTCATCAAGTGGACCTTCGTGGCTGGGGTTGTCGCGGGCGTCGCGACGGGCGCCAAGCTCGCTCCCGTCGTTCGCGACGCGGCCAAGAAGGCCAAAGAGAAGCTCGGGGGAACCGAGCGGTGACGTCCTGGGCCAGTCGAGCGCTATCGACCGTCGCTAGCACGGCGCAGATGGCGGCTTCCCGCTTAGAGGCCATCAACGTTGAGCAGATTCCAGAGAGCATCCAGAAACGAGTCACCCTCCTCTGGGAGGACCGCGTGGAGTTCGTGAAGGGTGTCCAGGAGCTGGTTGAAGGCTTCCAGGGGATGCAGGTTGTATTGACCAATCTCCAGAAGCAGATGGAGAGCTACGAGGCTCGAATTCTGACTCTGGAGACCCAACTTGCGGTGATGAGAGGCCGAATGCCTCCCCCACCTCCTCCGCATCTGGACGAGATATGCCTGGAGGAGGATACGCTGGGCGAGAGCAAGCCGAGCTAGGGCGGCTGAAGGCCGTCTTTCCGGACCGCTTCGCGACAGCGCTTCGACATTGTCGGTCGACCAAGGTCGACCTCGCAGCCCGAGTCGGCGTCACCCCGAGCACCATCAGTGCTTGGGCCAATGGCCGCCGGCTCCCCCGTCTTCCTCAGCTCACCCTCTTGGCCAAGGCCCTTGAGGTCCCGGTGACGTTCCTTCTGGATTCGGCCGCGGCGGTCCCCGATGACCTTGGTCCTACCGTCACCGAGGATGAGATACTCCAGTACGTGCAGGTCGAGAACGGCCGAGGCCACAATCCTCCTGTCTCTGACGTCTCTGACGTCTTCGACGTCGACGTTCATCGTCCAGTCCATCGTCTCGTAGCGTTCAAGCTGATGGAGCCCACCGGGCTCCGTCTCACCGAGTCTGGCGTCGAGTACGTCCAGAAGCTGGAGGTTTAGCATGGCCCGTACACCCTACCGAGAGTGCGTCGAATGCGGCGCAGCCAAACCAGAAGAAGAGTTCCCGAAGGATGGTAATACGCGACGCCGGAAGTGCCGCGCCTGCTTCAACGCAGCCCGCCGCCAGGGTAGTCCTCGAACGACCATCACACGAAACCCGCTCCCGAAGAAGGCACCTTACGGAGAGACCTACGTCATCACCTACGCTCAGAACGCGACCCCGGTGAACAAGGCCTTTCTGGAGAGCCTGAAGAGGTTCTGCGAGTTCAACGATGCAGTGCTCCTCGTCCTTCCAGGCCGGTACAAGAACCCGACCAGCACGTGGTCCGCGAAGGCCATGCAGGATGACTGGTGGGCGAAAGAGGTCGTCCCGTATCTCTTCGCCGGCCGCCGCCGCATCGGCGACCACCTGACCATCTACGGTGACATCTCCATCCAGCCCACGGCCGTTCGTCCTCTGACTGGCTTCGAGGTGTTTTCTGGACAGGCTTCGGCCATCTTCGGCCACCCCAAAATCCAGTTCAAGACCGTGCCGACGGCCAAGCGCAAGTACCCTCGCATCCTGTCCACGACCGGCGCGGTCACGGTGCGCAACTACACCGACAGCAAGGCGGGGAAGAAGGGCGAGGCTCACCACGTCTTCGGGGCTGCGGTCGTCGAGAAGGGCACGAACCTCTTCCACATCCGCCAAATCAACGCCGTCAGCGACGGGACGTTCATCGACCTCGACAAGGAGTACACACCCGAGGGCGTGTACGAGGCCGAGCCCGCGCGGGCCATCGTCTTCGGAGACGTCCATGAGGGGCTCAGCGACCCCGAGGTCATCGCGGCCACGTTCGAGGGCGAGGACTCCATCATGGAGACGCTCCAGCCCCGAGAGGCCATCGTCCACGACCTCCTCCACATGGGCAACTTCAACCGGCACACGCTGAAGGACTTCGATACTCGGTACGATTGCCGAATGGCGGACCGAGCGGACTTCCACAGTGAGGTACAGCCCGAGGTCATGCGGGCCATCGCATTTCTGGACCAGCGCATTCCGGAGTGGTGCAGTCCGGTCGTCGTCCAGTCGAACCATGACGAGATGTTGGACTGGTGGCTTCGTAATTCCGATTGGCAGAACGACCCGAAGAACGCGCTGTTCTACCACGAGGCCTGGGCCGAAGTGCTCCGCCGACGCCGCCGAGATGGTTTCTGGACCCCCGCATTCCGCGTACTCTATGACGTCTTCTCAGACCAGAAGAGGGCCGAGTTTCTGGACCGAGACACGCCGCGAAAGGTGGGCGACATCTTCCTCAACTTCCACGGCGACATCGGGCTCAACGGTTCGAAGGGAAGCTCATTGGCGTACTCGAAGCTGGGCGTGAAGGCCATCATCGGCCACTACCACAGTCCAGAAATCATCGAGGGGTGCTACGTCGTCGGCGTCACTGGACGTCTGGACCAATACTACAACAACATCCCGTCGAGCTGGATGAACACGCATTGCGTGGTCTACGCCAACGGGAAGCGCAGCCTCATCAGCGTCATCGATGGGGAATGGAGAGCCTTGTGAAGACCGTCGTCATCGAGAGCCCTTACCGCGGAAGGATGAGGTGGCACGACCACCTGACCTGGCCCCTTCTCCAGGTCCTCAACGGCTTCTTGTTCCTCATCGGGTGCCCCGACCGCATCCCTCCGCCGTGGCGGTGGCGGAACATCCGCATCGTCCGCCAGGCCATGCGGGATGAGCTGCTTTGCGGCCGGGCCCCTTGGGCCTCCCACGCGCTCTACCCGCTTCACGGCATCCTGGACGAAGACACCGCCGAGGAGCGGAAGCTGGGCATTGAGGCCGGTCTGGCCATCTCTGCGCGCCTGGAGGACGTCCTCATCGTGAATCAGCACGAGAGCAACACGGTCGCGTCTCAGGCGAAGCTGTACGCGCTACGTGGTCGAGACATCCGCATCGACGAGTACGACTGACCTCGCACTCGCCGTCTGCCAGCGTTAGAAGGGGGTGGGCGGTCCTCGTTCATCCAGAATGTGAGCTTTTCTGCTTTACATTCTGGACGAGATGGGCCATCCTGGGACGCCATCTCGGCGGGAAAGGGAACAGAACATGACCTACTTCTTGGACAAGGAACGAGTGCGTTCTCAGATTCGAGCATCCATGCTTGGCACGGCTCTTGGTGACGCCATGGGAGGCGAGGTGGAATTTCGAAACGTCACCTCGAAACATCCTTTGGTTGCGAGTCCATTCGACGTCGTTTCGGGCGGTGTTGCGAGCTTCACCGATGACACGCAGATGACCTACGCGGTTGCCCTCGGTCTTCTCGACGGTGACGACGAAGAACCGCACGAGCAGCAAGCCATCAATGTTGCCCGACGGCTCATCGAGTGGCAGGCTCAACCTCTTGGCGGCTCTCACCGAGCGCCGGGGAATGCGTGCATGATGGGCGTGAGGAACCTGAAGTCGTTGGAGGAGCAAGACCGCCTTCGAGACTGGAGGATAGCCGGCAAGCCCGCAGGGAAGGGTTGTGGGGTGGCCATGCGGTCGGCTCCGTATGGCTGGCTTCTGGACCCTGACGACGCGACCCGCGTCGCAGCGACTCACGCTCTGATGACCCATCGTTCGCCTACGGCTCAGGCTTCAGGCGCGGCCGTCGCGGATGCGCTGGCGTCCATAGTGAACACCCATTTCGATTTGGACCCATTCACCATCGTCGAGGACATGGCGCTGGCGGCTTCTGGCTATGACTGGAGAACCGCGGCTCTCATCTGGGAAGCCATGTACAAGGCCTCGGTTCGTCCAACGGACGATTATGAGGCGGTCGATTGGGACTGCATGGTGTTCGACAAGTTCCGAGGCTGGGTCGGTGATGAGGCCGTCGCAGCCGCGGTCTATGCGTTCCTCGCGCATCCAGAGAGCTTCGAGAAGTGCATGTTCCTGGCGGTCAACACTCCCGGAGACAGCGACAGCATCGCGGCTATTGCTGGGGCCATCAGCGGGGCGTACACCCGCGCGGTTCCAGAAGAGTGGGCGAGTGTCGTGGAGTGTCGTCATGAGCTTCTGGAGGTGGTCGACCGATGCGTTGACTTCCTCGCCAAAGGCCTTCGTTTCAATGACTCGGAGCCCCACGCCGAGACCTAACATCTCAAGGAGATTGACCACGTGAGTGCAGCACCTGAACCCGTCGTAACCGTATCCCGCCCGCCCATGGGTCTTTTCGCAGTCGAGCTGCAAGCTCCAGAATTCGAGCTGGAGTCCGACTTTCTGGAGTCATATCGCGCCCGCGAGCCCAAGTGGGGCCCCGTCGGGTACATCACGTACAAACGCACGTACAGCCGCTTCCAGGACCCCAAGCGTCCGGGAGGCGCGCATCGCACGGTCGCCATCGGTGAGTCGGAGGAGTGGTGGCAGACCGTCGCCCGCGTCGTCGAAGGCTGCTATCGAATCCAGCAGCGACACTGCCAGCACAACCACCTCCATTGGCGGCAGGACAAGGCGCAGCGCAGCGCTCAGGAAATGTACCGCCTCATCTTCGAGTTCAAGTTCTTGCCGCCTGGTCGAGGCCTCTGGATGATGGGGACCGAGTACATCAAGAGCCACGGCTCCGCGTCCTTGAACAACTGCGCGTTCATCAGCACCAAGGACATCGCGGTCGAGGGTCTGGCCGAGCCCTTCATCACGCTGATGGACCTGTCCATGCTGGGAGTCGGAGTCGGCTTCGACACCGACGGTGCAGGACAGATTGACATCCAGAGACCGACGTACGTCGACGCTCCGTACGTCATCCCTGATTCACGTGAAGGCTGGATGGAAGCTGCTCGGATGGTTCTCGACGCCTACCAAGGCGCCGGCGGCATCCCACGATTCGACTATTCAATCATCCGACCCGAGGGCACCCCCATCCGCGGGTTCGGAGGCGTAGCAGCCGGCCCCGAGCCGCTCCGAAAACTTCTGGAGGAGCATCTTCCAGACATCCTGAATCCTCTCGTCGGTGCCCCCATCACCTCGGAGGCTCTGGTCGACGTGGGCAATGCCGTCGGCAAGTGCGTCGTCTCAGGGAACGTGCGTCGTTCGGCTGAGATTGCGTTCGGTAGCCCCGAAGACGAGTCCTTCCTCCGGCTCAAGGACCCCGAGGTGGCTGGCGAGAAGCTGATGGGTCCAGACTCTTGGCGTTGGGCGTCGAACAACTCGCTCTACGCTCAGGTCGGGATGGATTACTCGGGGCCGGCTGCTTACACTGCGAAGAACGGAGAGCCCGGCTACATCTGGCTCGATAACATCCGGCGCTTCGGTCGTCTCATCGACCCGCCCACCTACGCCGATGTTCGAGCGAAGGGCTGCAATCCGTGTGTCGAGCAAAGTCTGGAACCGTACGAGCTATGCTGTCTGGTCGAGACCTTCCCCGCGCATCACGAGAGCTATGGCGAGTGGGAGCGTACGCTGAAGTTCGCGTACCTGTATGCGAAGACCGTCACCCTCTTGCCGACCCACATCCAGAAGGTCAACGCGGTCATGATGCGGAACCGCCGCATCGGCACCTCTCAGTCGGGTATCGTCCAGAATTTCGCCAAGGTTGGCCGACGCGAGCATTTCAAGTGGTGTGACCAAGGGTACCGGTACCTTCGGAATCTGGACAACGTCTACTCCGAGTGGCTGGCGGTGCCGAAGTCGGTCAAAATCACCTCGGTCAAGCCGAGTGGGACGGTGTCGAAGCTCTGCGGGGCGACGGCTGGGATGCATCGTGCTCCGGCCGAGTTCTACGTCCAGCGCATGCGCTTCGCTGCATCGAGCCCGCTTCTGACGGGACTGCGGAAGGCGGGCTTCCACATGGAGCCCGACGTCTACAGTCCCAACTCGGTCGTGGTCGAGTTCCCGGTTCACGAGGCCAACTTCGAGCAGGCCGAGACCGACGTCCCGGCGGCGGTGCAGATGGGTGACGCGGTCCAGCTTCAGCGGTATTGGGCCGACAACCAGGTGAGCTGCACGGTGAAGTTCGAGAAGGCTGAAGAGGGTCCGCACATCAAGGACCTCCTGGAGCTGTACGAGGACCAGCTCAAGGGCATCTCGTTCCTGCCCTACGACCGGCCCCCGGTCGGCGAGGACGGTGTCCCGAAGGTCCCCTACGCTCAGGCCCCATGGGAGCCCATCACCGAGGCGCGGTACCGTCAGATGCTTCTGGACATCGAGGAGCGGAAGACGAATGGACCTCTGCACCTCGAAGGTGATACCCACGAGGTCACAGACAAGTTCTGCGACGGCGACCGTTGCACCGTCTGAGGAGTCCAGATGCAAGAGTCCCCCGAAGCCCCCAACACCCCCAAACGCCCCGAGGAGCACGACGACTGGTGGTGCTTCGCGTGTGAGGTCGGTTGGGCCTCACAAGAGGTCGACCGCCGGCAGTCCAAGGCCTGGTGCCCGCAATGCGGCCAGCAGACCGTCGAGGCTGACCGCGTCCGCCGTGGCGAGGTCGTGGCCGTCACCGAGGAAGAGGAGGAGGTCCGCATCTCGGCGACCGAGGAGCTGTCCCTCAACGAGGCCAGCAAGGCCGCGGTCGAGGAGGCCGGCGTCGAGGTCATGGGCACGGCTCGGAAGCTGGCTCCGGACGACCTGATGATTGTCCGAGGCCAGTTCGCCAACCGGGCCCACGAGAAGGCGGCCATCAAGAAGCTGGAGAAGGCGCTCCGGAAGCACAATCCGAAGTGGAAGGGCGTCCTCCTCCACCTGCCAGCCGGCATGGAGCTTCGCCAGCTCCCCGCAGTGATGGTTGAGGCGCTCTACGAGGCGCTTCTAGCGCGCTGGGACCCTGACCTACTCCAGCAGCGCCTGGCCAAGAAGAAGGCCGCAGAGACGGAGCAGGAGGCCAAGAAAGAGGCGTCTCACCTGGCCACGGCCGAAGAGGTGTCACAGCATCTGGCCAAGCTCCGTGCGGAGAACGAACGCGCCGTGGTCGAAAAGGTCCAGAAAACCTGACCTCCCACCTCGCATTTCGAAGTCCAGAACGTTAGAAGGGGCAGAGGAGAACCGCCCCCATGACCATCATCGGACTGGTGGGCCGAGCAGGGTCCGGCAAGGACACCACGGCCGTCACCATCGCACAACTTCTGGAGCCTGGGCTGGACAGCCTGGGCCTGCCCAACCATCCCGTCACCTGCTACCAGTTCCGCTTCGCGGAGACCCTCAAGCGTCACGTCGCTCAGGTCTTCGACTGGAATGAGGACCGCATCGACGGCGCCAACAAGGAGCTACCCGACCCTCGGTACGAACGAAGCCGAGCCATCAACCTCATGATGGAGGCCGACGCCCATCTACTCCGAGAGTGGCGGAGTCATTACGGCTACAACTTCTCCGACCGGCACATCGATGATTTTCTGGAGACCAAGAGGGCGGAAGGTCGTTACGGTCCGTCATACCTCACATCGAGGTTCGCTCAGCAGCGCGTCGGCACCGAAGGCTATCGGTGGCTCTGGGACCGCATCTGGGTCGACCTCCTCCTCAGGCAAGTGCGCAAGCTCCCCGGTGACAGCATCGCCGTCGTGACGGATGTTCGCTTCCACAACGAGGCCGAGGCCATCCGTGCCGAAGGCGGCATCATTTGGAGAATCGTGCGAGCCTCGAAGATTCCCGCCGACCATGTGAGCGAGAGCGAGATGGAGACCATCGACACGGACTTCATCGTCGACAACTCGGGTTCTCTGGAGGACCTTCGTGTGCAGGTCGAGGTCGGATTGAAGGACCTTCTGAACATGCGGGACCCGGTCACGGGACGTTATGAGCCCGAGTTCGATACGACCACCGACCCGAATGCCGAGGTCATTCGGCTCGAATCGTCGGACCTACCGGAGGAGCCATGAAGACCGAAATCCACCTCCGAGAGTTCAAGACCTGGTACCTGGCCAATCTCGCGGCATTGCTCAACCAGTTCGAAGAGGAGCTGGGCCAGCCTGGCCAGGAGGCGACCTTCACGAGCGAGCAGTGGGGCGACAACTTCGATTCCTGGTTGGACCAGAAGGCCGAGGAGGCAAACGAGCTTCTGGACGACGACGACGAGGGCGAAGAGGAGGTAGTCGAGTTTCTGGAGGAGGAAGGATGAGGCACCTGAACCCAAACGAGTGGAGTCCGAAGTTCAACCCCAAGCCGTTGAAGGAGCGCAAGCTGACCTTCATTGAGCGCACCGTCATCGAACGGGACGCAGGTGGGGCCTACATCATCAAGATGCCCATCGTCTACGCGACCATGTGCGTGCTCGTAGCGCTCATCTGGTGGCTGTCATGAAGAAGGAGGAGCAGAACATGAAGGTAGGAGACAGGGTCCGATGGACCTCGCAGGCGGCAGGCTTTCTCAAGGAGAAGAGAGGCGAGATTGTGGAGGTCCTCCCTCCACGGCGTAATCCGATTCCCAAGCTGGCCAAGTGGCAGCAGCAGGGCTGCATCAGCCACTATGGTGGCGGTATGACCCGGGACCACGAGAGCTACCTGGTGAAGGTGGTCACGTCCGAGAAGGCCAAGCCGCGCATCTACTGGCCCCGAGTGAGCAAGCTCGTGCTTCTGGAGGAGGCGTGAAGACTCCAGACCTAGAACGGCTCACCGACGTCGTGCTCAAGGTCGACGTTCCAGATGGCCAAGGCGACATCTTCCCGAGGGAGGCTGTCCAGAAAGCCATCGAGGGGTACCGGGAGAAGCGCTTGCATCGTGATTTGGTCATGGTGAGTGAGCCCTTGAAACGCCCCAGCCCTATCGGGTTCGTCGAGGACATCGAGCTGAAGGAGGACGGTGACGTCGAGGTCACCGTGGCGGTCCTTCCCGAGGGCCAAGCGGTCCACGTCCAGGCCTTCAAGGACGGCCGAGCGAATTTCTCCATCGTGGGGTCTACCAGTGAGAAGCTCACACCACGCCCGGAAGGCGGGTTCGTCTACGACGACTTCGAGCTAGCGGGCATCGAGTTCTCATACGAGCGAGTTCCGCTCGTCCAGAGCCGGCAGTACCCGGATGACTCATTCGACCCGAAAACTGGAGGCATCACATGACGCAGCGATTCCGCTACTCGAACATCATCAGCATCACCAAGTCTGGAGTGGAGAGTCACATCCACGACATGGTCAATGATGCCCTCGATGAGGGCGAGGTCCCCACCGTCATCGGCATCTCGCGCGAGGCCATGCACGTTCTCGCGGGTCCAGACGTCGAATTCGGGATGTTCGTCACGGACCGTGGCCGTGCGTTCATCGGGACCAACGAGGGCAGCAGCCCTAACCTCATGGTTCTCGGGTCCAGAAAAGTGGGCACCATCGAAAACCAACCGCTACTCGGAGAGAAGTCATGACCAACTTGGACCCCATCGCCATGTACCGGGATGCACACATCTTGCACCATGGCCTTCTGGACACCGTCATGGAGCGAATCGAGATTGCCCGGCGAATTCTGGAGGACGCCGAGCTGGTCATCGACGCTCGCCAGAATCCAGACACTCCAGACGAGGAGCAGCGCGGGGGCCTCAGCTTCCCCCAGCCTGGTCCGGGGGATGGGACATGAAAGTCGAATTGGCCATCCACACGACCCGATACCGGACCATCCCCTTCGAGCGAATCGTGTTCCCGAGGGGCTACCTCATCGACAGGGTCATCTCGGAGTACATGGACAGCGCAGTCCGCGCCCATGAGACCCCCTTGGCCGTGACCATGCACCCGTTCACCAAGTTCCTTCTGGAGACCTGGTTCGTTCTGGACTACATCCCGCTGACGGGTCCGGTTTCGGACGGCCCCGCGCATGGGTTCAAAATCACCTCGATGGAAGTGGCGGGCTTCCACATCCACATCCACGTCGACCCCACCCTGAGGCGCGACACGCTCAAGCTGACGACGGAGGTTCCATGAAGACGGTCTACAAGTACCCCGCCTTGCTGACGCCTGAACCCTTCTCCATTCGTATGCCGAAGGATGCCCACATCGTCCACGTCCAGCCGCTGGTCCACTACGGAGTCGAGGCCCACGTCTGGGCCGAGGTCGACACCATGGCCCCCAGCACCCGGCGGTTCTTCCAGTGGGTCCCGACAGGGGAGGTGGTCCCCTGGCGCTCCACGTACCTCGGCACGACGCAGACTCCCGGCGCGCTCATCCTCCACCTGTACGAGGTCTAGGATGCACCAGCATTTCCCGGTGGCTGAGAGTCCAGAAACCGAGCTGAACAGCTTGAGGAACGAGGTCCAGTTCCTCAGGCGATACGCCATCGACCAGTTCGAGGCCATCGCTGCATGGGCCTACGACGCCCGACGGAAGAGCCAAGACGAGGGCTTCGGTCAAGTGGGTGACATGGCCATGAGGGCGGCCGAGGCGTTCCGCAAGATGGACCAGGAGAAGAACCAATGAGCGAAATACGCACTCCGAGTCCGTCTTCTGCTTCATCTCAGCAAGTCGAAGAGGCGCGGAGGAAAGACCCAGACCTGAAGCCGCGGTCGCCGGGCTGCGTCTGCACCCGGGAGGAGGGCGACTCGCCGTGTCCTGTTCTGCGAGGTGCGGGACACATTTGTCAGCCAATGCGACGCTAGGTGCCGGATTCGGCAGGTATTGTGAAGGGAGGACGACCAATGAAACGGCTATGGGCACACATCGACAACAGCGAGGTCCTGCACGAGGACCTGGACGACGCGGTCCACGACTTTCTGGACGACTACACCAACGAGGTCCACGCGACCGACACCGAGGTCTTCGAGGCCTACGTCCAGAACGAGCCCACGGAGGACGCCATCGAGTACCTGGCGTCCGTGGTCGCCACCCGCTTCCTGGAGGACCTGCACGAGGACGACCGGCTCGGAGGCGACCTCGAGGCCGGCGGCTACCCCAAGCCTACCAAGGTCCATCTGGAGGCCGCCCGGACCTTCGTCCGCGCGGTGCTGTCCGACTGGACGGTCTTCTGGTGCCACAAGACCGGTGAGAAGCGCACCGTGAAGCTCATCGAATACGTGGAGCACCGATGACCCCCTGGTACGTGGCAGGCGTCGTGGGCTACCTCGTGGTCGCTGGAATCGTCGTGGGCATCGGAAGAGCGCTCGACACCAACGACGACCTCACCATCGTCGCTGGAGCCTTCTGGCCGCTCACGCTGGTGGTGGTGGCCAGTGTTGGGGTGGGCTTCCTGGTCGAGGTCGTGGTCGTCCGGCCGACATCGAACGCGACCGAGCGCCTACTGACGGCCCGCAAGGAGCCCCGCCGCCCCCAGCGCGGGGAGATGAGCATCGCCGGACGCAAGGAGGAGCCATGAATCTGGACGAGTGGGAGAAGCAGGAGGCGGGGTGGTGGACATCCGACCCCTACGCAGCAGTCCAGGAGCACGACGGCACCTGGACCTTGTGGTGCGCCTTCCCTCAGGAGCGCACCATCGGCACCTTCAAGACCCTGAAGGCGGCCAAGCAGAAGGCCAAGGAGCACAGCGCCTTCGGACTCGGCTCCTGACCACGGACCTGAACCGATGGTTTAGAAACCCGACCAGGGGGACATCCTGACGGCCCTTCCCCGGGGTCGTACCGTGACAACTTGAAGCCGAGCGACATCCGTCGAGCCTGGCTCCTCCTCTTCCTCAGTCCATCCCGTCATGCTGACCTTGCCTCATCGAGGTGAGTTTTACTGCTTTACAGTCTGGACACGGAAATCTGGACGGGAGGACTGCATGACCGAGAAGGCAATCATCACCCTGCATGGGCTCACCGTCACGTGCGACGTCGAGCTGCTTTGCGAGCTGGACGAGGACACGGGCGAAGTGCGGCCCATCGAGCTGCTCAACATCCAGCCTCAGCCGGCCGAAGTGCATGAGCTGGACCTGAGTGACCGGGACTTCGACGCGCTGGCCGGCGCATGGGATGAAGACGATGGCGACACGGAAGACGAAGAGGACGAAGAAGAGGACGACGAGCTGGACGAGGACGAGTTCGACGACGAGGACTGAACCGTCCAGAAACGAGGTCGCCGCCTACGTTCGAGAGTGTGCTCGACTGCTTCGCGTCGGGGTCAAGGTGGAGGTCAAGTTCGACCCCCACCTCAGCCCTGACCTCTTCGCCAAGCACGAGAGCCGCCGAGTCGACCATTCGGTGTTCGTCTACGGGCCCAAGCTGGCTCGGCTGGGCTCGAAGTCCTGGCGCCTGACGGTGGCCCACGAGCTGGTCCATTCGCACCTGAGGCATTTCAGGGCGCCCCTGGAGGCGGCCGAGAAGCGCATGGGGGCTGGGTTCCTGGCCTGGTACGAGGACACCGAGGAGGAGGTCGCAGACCGCCTAGAAGTCGTCCTGGCCCGTCTACTTCCACCACCTTCCTGGCTGGGCTAGGCCCCGAGCACCTGCTAGGGTCCCCAACGTGCGCGCGATTGTCACATCCGGTGGAGCCTCTCACGGGGCCTGGCAGCTCGGCTACGCCGACGTCCTGGCCCGGCATTCCGACTTCAATCCAGAAATCCTCTGCGGCACCTCAGTCGGCGGGCTCTTCGCCGCGCGGTGCGCCATGCGTCCTTCGTTCCAGGAGGCGCTGGAGGACTACATCGGCGATTGGGAGAAGCGCGTTCGCAAGACGGACGACATCTACAAGACCTGGTGGCCCAAGTGGTTTGGCCCGCTGGCTCACATCCCCGCGCTCTGGCAGGGGGCCGCCTACGACGCCAGCCCGCTGATGAAGCTCATCTCCAGCACCTTCGACGCCGACGCCGTGCGGGCTTCTGGAAAGAAGCTCCGACTCACCTCGGTCGACCTCAACACGGGTGCGCTGTTCACCTGGACCGAGGAGACCATCCGCGATTGGAAACCGGTGTTCGCCACAGCGGCCTACCCGCTCGGCTTCCAGATGACCGACATCGTCGGGAATTCTGGACTGCACACCGACGGCGGCGTTCGCGAAATCACCCCGCTCAAGTCGGCCATCCAAGCCGGCGCCACCGACATCGACGTTCTCATCACCGAGCCCGAGGGCATGAGCAAGTGGCACGACGAGGGCGGGCTCAAGAAGCTCCTCCATCGTGGCCTTCGCGTGCTCAGCGTCATGGCCAACGAGATTCTGGAGAACGACATCCACGTGTGCGAGGAGGTCAACGAGCGCATCCTCAGCGAGGGCCACGACCCCGACGACCCGAAGCACCGACTCATCAACCTCCGCATCCATCGCCCGAGCGCTCCGCTGTATCAAAGCAGCCTCATCTTCGACCGCGAGGTCTGGGAAGTGAACCGAGCCCGAGGCCGTAAGGACGCGGAAGCCTGGCTCCGGCGCCAGCCCTAGACACCCGGGGGTTCCGGGGGAGAGGATGCCCACATGGCGAACCGTCTTACCGACACCGAGGTCGAAGCCCTCGACGCCCTCCCCGAGTACGCCCCGGGGCTTCGCCCGGAACGTGCCGAGGACCTTCGTCTGGGCACCTACCTGAAGAATCTGGAGGGCTCTGCGGGCGCGACACCCGTCACGCAGACGGGCATCGAAGCCGACGCCGTGGCCGGCGACTTCCTCATCATGACGGCCCTAGCACCTCGGACCGTCAACCTCCCCGCTGCTCCAGAAGACGGTACCCGAGTCACCGTCAAGGAAGCGGCCGGCACCATCCAACCCATCACCATCGTCGCGGGCGCGTTCGGCGGGACCCAAGACGTTTTCGAGGACGGGAGCACCGAAGCGGTCATGACGGACCCCTTCGCCAGCTTCACGTTCGCGTATCTGGACGGCACCTGGTACGTCGTCTGAGGAGTCCAGAATGAGCTTGAATCTACGCCCCAGCATCTCTCTTGCGGACACCGCGTCCGTCGACGCCTTCTCCAGACTTCGCGTATCGAACAACAACATCATCTTCACGAACGAGTTCCTCTACGACAAGAGGCCCAAGTTCTGGGACGAGCAGCTCACGGGCACCGGCAGCGCGACGTTCAACGTGAACCGGGCGAGCGTTCTTCTGGAGGTCGCGGCCAACAGCGACGAGGCGTCACGGACCACCCGGGAATACTTCCGCTACCTCTCGGGCCAGGGGCAGCAAATCTTCCTCACCTTCGTCGGGATGCAACCTCAGACCGACGTCACCAAGCGGCTCGGCTACTTCGACCCGAGCAACGGGCTCTTTCTGGAGGCCAGCGCGGGCACGCTCAAGTTCGTGCGCCGGACCAACGCCACCGGCACCCCGGTGGACACCCCCATCGAGCAGGCTGATTGGAACATCGACAAGTTCGACGGCACGGGTCCGAGTGGCATAGTTCTGGACCCGTCGAAGTCCCACATCCTGCTCATCGACTTCCAGTGGCTGGGCGTCGGCCGAGTCCGGTTCGGCTTCGACATCGACGGGAAGATTTTCTACGCCCACGAGATTCTCAACGCGAACAATCTGGACGTGGTCTACATGTCCTCGCCCACGCTCCCCATCCGGTACGAAATCTCCTCTCAGGGCGGCGTGGGCTCTCTGGAGCAAATCTGCGCCGCGGTGAACCGCGAGGGCGGCAACGAGGACCGAGGCGTGCTCACCTCAGTGACCACGGGGTTGGGCGTGGGCACGGCGACTACCACGCTCCGAAGCCTCATCACCACCCGCCTTCGCACCACCCACCTCCGCGGGAACCTCGTCCCGCTGGGCGCGAGCCTCCTCCCCGAGGGCTCAGGCGTCTACCAGTGGCAGCTCATCCTCAATCCGGTGCTCAGCGCTGCTCCCACCACCTGGGTCTCGGCGGGTGTCGGCATCGAATACTCGCTGGACCAGGCTGACATCACCTTCGACGCCGACAGTCATGTCCTGCTGGCCGGACACGCATCAGCGACCAATCAGGTCCAAGCGGTCAACCAGCTCCTCGGAGACGTGAACAACCTCTTGGTCACGGCGACCCATACCGGCGTCCGGGACAATCTCGTCCTGGCGGTCCAGAAGGACACGGGGTCCGAGACGGTCCAAGGGACCATACAAATCCTCGAACGGTACTGATGCCACGTCGGGTCCATCTGGCAGCAGTTCGCTCCGTGTTCATGTGGCCGGTTGGAGCACTGATTTGTGCGCTATTCGTCGTCTTGAACGCCACGGGCTGCACGGAGACCATCGAGGACCGCGGGTTCGTCCAGGGCCCGACCGGCCACCCTCTTCGCTGGCCGCCCCACATGCTCCCTCAGGAGCTTGTTCTCTCACCCCACCTCAGGGCCTGGCGTCCACATTTCCACGAAGCACGCGGCTTCTGGGGAGGCGTGGTGGGCCGTGAGGTCTTCAAAGCCCCACGATGGGGGATGGTGGAGACCGAAGACCCCCGAGCCCGAGCCATCTACATCCAGGCTTCCCCTGACCATGACCATCCGACGACCCGGTGGTGGCAGGCCGGGGACGGAGACATGCTGATGGCGGTCATCCACATTCCGGTTGCGTTGCATGCCGAAGCAACGCCCGAGCAGATGACCGTCGCCGCCTACCACGAGCTTGGTCACTGTCTCGGGCTGGATGATGACCAAGCTCCAGAAAGCATCATGCATGGTCGCATCGATGAAAATCTGGACTTCGACGCCCGCCTTCGCGTAACGGACAAGGACAAGGAGCTGCTTCGAGATGCATACCGACAAGTCCCACCTCCGCTTGGTCACGGGTTCTGAGGACTCGACCGCCTTCCAAGCTCCAGAAATCACGAGCCCCGAGGAGGCGTCCCGCTACTGCGAGGAGACCGCCACCCGCTACAAGGTCGAGATGGCCAAGGCTCAGACTTCGACGAGCATCGACGAGGCCCGCTCCGCATTCCGAAAAGGGCTGATGCTCTACGGCCGCGCGCTGGCTGGTCCAGACATCTTCTACCGGCTCCGGATTCTGGACTGGTTCACCTTCATCGACCGGCACAACGCGCTGACCGGCTCGATGCCCACGAGTGAGCAGGCCGCGGTCCTGACCCACATGAAGAACCGACAGCACGCTCGGGACTACCTGAGGACCCACCTCGCCCTGCTCAAGCAGAAGCGCAAGGCGACCATCCCGCGGCAGGGGCTCCAGGTCGAGGAGCAGCAGAAGGCGTACCAGAAGTGGCTGGTCCACCTGGGCCAGTTTCTGGAGGCCGCCGCCCTGCTCCTCAGGCAACGGCTCATCGACACCGGCGAGTTCGAGAAGCTCCAAGAAGAAGCCCTAGCCACGCTCGTTCCAACGCTGACCTGATGCGGCTCAGAAGTGAGCATCTGGAAGTTCCTTCGCTCCCACCGCTTGACGGTCCATGGGTTTGCGCCGAGAACGACGGTGGGCACTGAAGCCCCATCATCCAAGGAGACATCCATGCCGGCACCAGCCCTGACCCTGACCCGAAGCAGCATCACCTACACGAACACCCCCGCCATCGAGCTGCGCGGGTTCCGCATCACGGCGACCATCACCAGCGCGTCTGAGGGCGCCGATTGGGCGCTCAGCGTGAGCACGCAGCTTGTGGATGCGTCCGTGGTCGACACGAACGACCAGAGCTACCGGGCCACCAAGTCCAAGACGTTGCCCTTCAACGAGTTCCCCACCCTCGCCGCCGCGGAGGCCGAGCTTCAGAGCATGGTCGACGAGGTCTACGACGAGATTCCGACCCCCGCGTGACGAAAGGATTCCCACATGTCCCCCGATAGGTTCCAGCCATGACCGAGACCCTCAACGTCTACACCCCACGCATCTGTCTGGACTTTGACGGCGTCGTCCACAGCTACACGTCTGGCTGGAAGGGCGCGACCGTCATTCCAGACCCTCCGACCGAGGACGCCTTCACGGCCATCACCGACTACATGGCCGCCGGCCTGGAGGTGTGCATCTTCAGTTCTCGGTCCCACATCCCCGGTGGCATCGAAGCCATGCGGGACTGGTTCATCCTGCACGGGTGGCCCCCCTCGGTTCTGGACCGGCTCAAGTTCCCCAAGGAGAAGCCCCCGGCCATCCTCTACGTGGACGACCGGGGCTGGATGTTCACGGGCGACAACTGGCCCACGGTCGAGGCCGTCCGCGGGTTCGAGCCCTGGACGAAGCAGCCCCAAGCGAACCCCGTGGAATGAGACCCTTCAGTCGGACACCTTCGAATGCGACCGACTACCATCACACGACGGGGGACCTGGACGCCCCATGCGACCGTGTGACCCCCGCCAAGCCGAAGGTGCCCGACCCGAGAGAGCTGGAGATTGACGTCTTCGGTGTCGAAGTAGGACCCTCGGGTCCAGAAAGGAGAAAGACCATGAGCTTGAAAGACCTCACCTCGACCAAGACTGGTACCGCGTTCCTCATCGCGGCCGTCGTCGGTGCCTGCATCGTCGCGGGCTTCCTGTTCCTCTGAGATGGCCTGGTGCTTCAACTGCATTCGCTGGATTTGGCCGGTCCAGAATCGATGCCCGGCATGTGGGACGGTTCTGGACCGGTGACCTCATGAAGACGCTCCCCGCCGGCACCATCAAGAGACTCCATGTCCACCGTGTTCGCCTTCGCGCGGGCGAGCCCGACTCCCTTACCGTCCAGACGAGCAAAGGCCCCATCAAGGGAGCCCGGGTCGAGGTACGAGGACCGAGCACCTTCGTATGCCGACCCGAGAAGCCCCTGTCATGCGGCGCCAAGGCGTGGGTCGAGACCCGCGCTCAAGTGGACATCTTTGGTCCAGATGAGGATTGAAGTTTCTGGACTTCTGACGTACTCTGTCCATGGAGGCTGGTAGCGCTTCCAGAAAGGCACGAACCATGAAAGCAGCAATCGCATTGACCATCATCTTCGGGAGCATTGGGGGCCTCGCGTACGCGGTCGGCATGCCCGCACCGACCTACACGAAAGCCGAGGCGCTCCAGACATGCGCCATCCGAGCCGAGGAGCTGGCCCATGAGCAGGGCGCTCCTGCTTTGGCGCCCATCGCGTCCATCGCGGCACGAGGCCAAGCGCTCCAGCATCACGAGCAGGGTCGAACCTGGACCGAAATCGGCCGAACCTGCGCTCGGGCCACTATCGAATAGTCCAGGGCTGGACATCCCCTCCCTCTTCGGTCCAGACTCGCCGGGCTAGCACCCGGACACCCCGGGAGAAGGAGAAAGAACATGTTCAACAGCCCCAGCGAATTCGCCAACTTCATTCAGGACCTCAGCCTTCGCGCGTCCAGCGTTTCGGCCTTCAGCGAGTCGGCGGCCACCACCGTCGCGTCCATGGTCGTCGGTGTCCGTGGCACCATCCGGAGCTTCCGAGCCCGCGTCATCGACGCTGGCACCACCGGCTCCCGGAACGTCATGACCCTGGCCAAGAAGCCGGCCGGCGTCGCGACCGTCACGGACCTGCTCACCATCGGCGCTCCGACCGGCACCGATGCGACCGTCTCTGGCCTGCCCGCCGGTGCTTCGGTCGAGGTCGAGCCCGGCGACGTGCTGCTCGTGAAGGGTCCCGTCGGCAACGGCGCCGTCGATGCCTATTCGGCACTCGACGTCGACCAGCGCTTCGGTTCCTGAGTCCAGAATCTAGTCCAACATCCCGCACGGGATGCCCATGAAGGATAGCCCCCACATGCCTTCCATTCCTCGTCCCGCACGGGACGCCACCCCCTTCCTCTCCGCGGTCATCATGGGCCGGGACGAGGAGCGGTTCGTAGGACGCTGCATCGATTCGCTGGCTGGCGTGGTCGATGAAATCGTCTTTCTGGACACCGGCTCCTCCGACAACACCATGTCCATCGTCCACGCCCATGCGCACAACGCGGCCCCTTTCGTCCGCACGGCGCATTTCGAGTGGTGCGACGACTTCTCAGCCGCCCGGAACGAGGCCGCCCGCCATGCGACCGGACGCTGGATTCTCAGCATCGACTGCGACGAGCACCTCGAAGGCACCATGGCCGAGCCCGGCCGGCTCAAGGCCGAGCTGAGGGCCTTCGAGGCCGAGAGCCCGGACCTCTGGCCCCGGCTCTTCGGCAAGCTCCCGCTCTTCGACATCGACCCCAAGACCGACGAGAGGCTGTCCCTGAGTCATCACGTGCGCCTGTATCCGCGCCATCCGGGCATCCGGTACGAGAGCCCCATCCACAACCGTTTGGTCCTCAGGGACGAGCTGGAGGGCCTTGGCGTGGGCCTGCTGACCTTCACCTCGGACCAGCTCCGGCTTCTACACAAGGGCTACGCCCCGGACGTCGTGAAGGAGAAGCGCAAGCACGAGCGCACCGCGCGGTTGCTCCAGAAGGCCTTAGCGGAACGGCGGGACGGCCTGAACCTCTACTACCTGGGCCGAGCCCAAGTGCAGCTCGGCCAGCTCGACCGAGCCATCGCGACCCTCAAGGAGAGCATCGCGTGGTTTCTGGACAAGGGAGGCCACGAGCTGAACCGAGCCCAAGGGTCCTGGCTGTACCTGCTCCAGGCCATGGGCGAGGTCCCTCGACCTCCGACGGAGATTCGAGACGAGGCCATCCAAGCGCTCAAGCTGTTCCCCAAGAGTCCAGACCTCTGGTACGAGGCCGGCTGCGCCATGCTCAACGCGGGCGAGGCCGAGGCGGCCAAGGGGGCGTTCGAGCAGGCCGAGAAGCTCATCCCCGAGGCCGAGGCCAACGAGACGAGCTTCCTGCCCTACCAGGTGTGGGAGCTGTACACGAACCAGGCGAAGGCGTTCGCCGCCCTGGGCATGGACGACGAAGGCGTCCTCGCGCTCCAGAAGGCCGTCGCGGCCGGCTCGCCCATGGCCGAGTACATCGAGGGCTTCCTCAATCGCGGGGTCCCTGAGACCGTTCATGCGGGCATGGCGACCATCAAGCGGCGCCTGCCCCAGCTCGAATCCGTGCTCAACAGCATCCTGCCTCAGGTCGACCGGCTGACCATTCACTGCGACGACTACGAGCCCGACGAGCTACCCGAGTGGGTCCGGAACCATCCGAAGATTCACACCCCGAAGCCTGTCCAGAATCTCTGGAAGGACATCGGGAAGTTCATCGGGCTGGGTGAGTCGGGGTGGGACCTGTTCTTCACCCTCGACGACGACATCCTCTACCCGAGCGACTACGTCCAGAAGCTGGCCGAGACCGCCCGACGCTGGCCGTCCGCGCTCATCGGAGTCCACGCCTCAGACCTCCCGGACCGACCGTTCGAGAGCTTCCTGAGGGAGAAGATACCCTATCACTTCTCTGACGCCGCAGAAGAGGGCAAGACGGACGTTCTCGGTACTGGCACCCTCTGCATCCCCCGGGAAGCCATCGAGCCCGTGGAGACGTTCGAGGCCTTCCTGGTGCATCCTGGGATGGCCGACGTGGACGTCGCCCGGGCCTGCCAGGCGTTCGGTATCACTCGCATCCGGGTGGCCCGACCTGACGCCTGGCTCCTGCCCTTGGCCGACCAGGGGGCGACGTTGTGGGACGTGGGGCTCGAAGACGACCGGTTTCAGACCGACCTGATGCGGGATGCATTCGCTTTGCGGTGGGCCCACCGTGCTTGTTAATCCAGATTGTGCGTTTTCTTGCTTGACAGTCTGGACTAACCCGCGTACAAGGTGAGACACACTCGGACGTGGTGCCCGAGTGACCGCAACCCTAACCCACCATGGAAGGAGCAGTTTCATGGCAAATTCACGTACCCGGTCCCGATGGACCCAAGAGCAACTCGACGAGCTGACCAACCTGGTCGAGGAGTTCGCCGAAGAGCGAAAGCTCTTCCAGAAAAGTCGGAACCTCAACTACAAGGACTGGTGGGAGACCATCGCACGTCGCCTGAATGATGCGTTTCCGGACCTGCCCCCGAAGACCGGCTCCGCGTGTCAGACGATGGAGTGCCACCAACGCAACGGCAAACTCAACGTTCAGCCTGAGACCAAGGACGAGCCCGAAGAGGCCAAGGAGTCCGAGCAGGCGCCTACCTCATCCGTGGACCTGGAGGCATTGGCAGACGACCTGAAGCGTCAGGTTCGCGCCAACACACAAGCAATCCAGAACCTCGAAGCCACGGCGTCGGCGATTCTGGAGGCCATCCAGAAGTTTCAGGCCTGGATGGGAGACGAGCCCTTGACGGCAGAAGTCCAGACCATCGAGTCTGAGGCCGATGACGAGGCCGTCGCAGCCTGAGCCCCGCCTACGTGGGGAGCGGGTCCTTCTGTTCGTGTCGGACCCGCTCCTCTCCAACTCCGTTCGGAACCTGCTCCGGCAGGAGGGCGCGACCGTCTCGGTGGCCCTGGTGAAGAGCCAAGCGCTCCGCTTCATGTTCCATGTGCGGGCGTCCTGGGCGGTCATCGACGACCCCCGGGCGTACTGGCCCGAGACCCACATCCCGAACGTGGTGGTTCTGGACGAGCCGTGTCGACGAGCGCCTCACGAGGCCGCGAAGAAGACCATCGAGGTGGTGGCCTCGCAGACGGGTCGCGTCATCGTTAGACCAGACGAGGACTGAATGCTGACCGATGACGACATCCTGCTTTCTGGAATCCCCGCGGCGCTGTTCGTGGACGCTGTCCACGTGCTGTTCCACGCGACAGAGCTGAACCTCGACAAGGTGCTCAAGCCTCCCGAGGGCGCGCTCACGCAGGCGCAGGAGGACGCCTTCGAGTGCCTGAAGCATCGCCTGATGGTCCACCGCCGTCGTTGCGAGACCCAAGCGGTGAGCGAGGCCCTGTACGACAACCTGGGCCTCGAAGGTGGCGACCGTAACCCGAGCACCGCCATGCTGGAGTCCATCATGCGGCAGGTCGGCAGGGCTCGCGACCAGGCGGAAGTCGAGGCCGCGGGTGCGCAGCTTCCGCCGAACGTGAAGCCCGAGGACCTCAACTGATGCTGGGCTTCATGTCTTGGGCTATCGGCCTGGGCGTCGGCGTGTTCACCGGGTACTACATCGGAAGGTTCTACGGCTACGTTGAGGGGTGTCGTGACATGGACGAGCTTTTCAGCGGGCTTCGAGAGGACCGCTATTCGGAGGAGATAGAGTGATGGGCCAGCGTGCGTTCGAGTACATGCAGAGCCTCCAGAAGAAGGCTCAAGCGATTGAGCAGGTGGCGAAGCCCGTCACTGCTCAAGACCTCATCGGGACCGTGGAGGGCATCATCGCCGGGTTCCCGAGTGGTCACGAATTCACGACCGATGACATCTGGAAGCACGTCCCCGCGACGTGGAAGGGCGAGCCCCGGGCGATGGGCGCGGCGATGCTGAAGCTGGCGAAGCGCGGCGTCGTGGTCCAGACGGGGGCCTACCGAAAGTCCAGCATGGCGTCCTGCAACGCGAGGCCGAAGGCCATCTGGAGAAGACCATGAGACGCAGCATCCCCATCTACGAAGAGGTCGGCGACGACTACGGCCGCATCGAGCTGGTCGACTACATGGGCTCGGACCAGGCCATCATCGACGCCGCACGGGTGAGCTTCGCCGGGGACATCCAGAACATGTTCTCGGTCGATGGCACCCCCATCGACCCCGGCATGTCGTGGAATGCGCCGGGCCGATGGCGTCCAGAAAAGGACCCCAAGCTCCTCCGCTACCTCATCAAGAACCAGCACTGGAGCCCGTTCGAGCACTGCACCATCAAGTGGCACATCGTCGTCCCGCTGTTCGTCCGCGGGCAGTGGCATCGACACCGGACGTGGAGCTACAACGAGGTGTCCAGAAGGTACACGAGCGAGGACCTCCGGTTCTACGAGCCCACCGCCTACCGCTTCCAGGCGAAGTCGAACAAGCAGGCCAGCGACTGGAGTGGACTGTGCGACCCGCATCTTGATGGTGCCACGAGTGTTGGGAGCCTGACGACCGTGAGTGTGATGCAGCATGTCATCGCGTCGATGAGGCTCTACGAGTCCATGCTAGAGGCGGGCATTGCCCGCGAGCAGGCCCGCATGGTGCTGCCTCAGAACATGTACGTTCGGTTCTACGGCACGGTGAACCTCCGGAACGCCCTGGCCTTCATCCAGCTCCGCGAGGACAACCATGCGCAGTGGGAAATCTACCAGGCCGCGAAGGCCATGAGAGAACACCTGGAGCACCTCTACCCCGAGGCCCTGAAGGCCTGGGACGAGGTCCAGAAGGAGAAGAGATGAAGGTTGAAGAGATGAACGAAGAGAAGACCGAGACCATCCAGAACCCGTTGGACGTTGTCCGCGAGAAGTACGAGGCCGCGCCTCATCCGAAGAGCGAGGTCCTCACCGACGAGGACTTGCGCCACCTTCCCGAGCAAGACCGCGGCTACATCGAGCGGGCTCGGAAGCGGCGCGAGCGGAGGGGGAAGCGTGGCTGACGGCAACGCGCCCTTCACCATTGGCCAGGCGAAGGTCGTGGCGAGCACCCCGAAGGCCATCATGGTGGCGTTCGAGGACTTCGCTGATGACATCGACCCGGTCCAGATTCCGGACACTGATGCGTTCTGGATTCCCGTCTCGGTCGTTCACGACGACTCGGAATGCTGGGATTCTGGAACCGAAGGCACGCTCATCGTGAAGAGCTGGTGGGCAGAGAAGCAGGGGTTGCTATGAGCGGCAAGATTCTCCTCCCTGGCGAGGGCACATCGAAGAAGGGCTTCTGGCTCGACATCGGGTTCCGCACGTTCGGAACCCTCATCTGCATTGCGGCGGGCATCGCCTTCCCCTTCCTGCTGGCTGAGGAGGGGTTCGAGGGCTTCGACCTCTGGGCCTCGGCCATTGGTGGTGCCATCACCGTCCTGGCGCCTCTGGTGGCCATCTGGGTCGGCGCGTGGATGAGGTGGTGGAAGTGAGCGCCCTGACCATCCTCAAGACCATCATCACGCAGCCTGTCCCTCTCCTCGGGTGGCTCAACTTCAAGCACCCGGTCGAGGTCGACATCCGCGACACTCCAGAAGTCGAGGAGCTTCGGCAGTACCGCGGGCTCATCATCGGCGCCTGGAGGGTCTGGTTCCCGGGCTTCGCCACGAGCTTCCCGCCCTTCATCCTGGTCGACGACAACGACGAGCGGACCAAGGAGGAGGTCATGTCGGCCAGGCTCATCGAGCACGAGTGGTGGCACTCCATCCAGATGCTCGTCGGTGGAGTGGCCCTCAGTGCCTGCTCAACGGCCTTGCTCTGGTGGGTAGGCTGGCTGTCCTGGTGGTGGCTCCCGGTCCTTCTGCCGGGCTCTCAGTGGCTCCTGAGCTACGGTCTGCTCTTCCTCCTCAACCTCCCGTGGGTCGCCATCTGGCTGGCCCTGGGCGGGCCCTCGAACCCGAAGGAGAAGGGCCGAGGGCTCTGGTACGTCGCCTACCGCTACGTCCTTTGGGAGCTGGACGCCCGGAGGCACACGAAAGCGAAAGGGCTCGGGTGGGGCTGATGGACAAGTGGGACCTGAGGTTTCTGGAGCTGGTAGACCTCGTCTCGACCTGGTCGAAGGACCGGAGCACCCAAGTCGGCGCGGTCATCGTCGAGCCCAAGTCCAGAGTCATCCTCAGCACCGGCTACAATGGGATGGCCCGCGGCATCGATGACGACATCGAGGGGCGTCACGTTCGTCCAGAAAAGTACCTCTGGACCGAGCACGCCGAGCGGAACGCCATCTTCCACGCGGCCCGGCACGGCATCAAGCTGGAGGGGGCGACCATGTACCTCCGTTGGACCCCGTGCTCGGACTGCGCTCGGGCCATCATTCAGGCCGGCCTGGCCCGCGTCGTCTGCGCGCCAGTCTCCGAGGACACCCCCGAGCATTGGCGACACTCGTTCGAGACGGCGCTCGATATGCTGCACGAGGCGGGTGTCGAGCTGTACGACAACCGCTGACCAATCCAGAAACTGAGTTTTTCTGCTTTACATCTGGACCGGGGTGCCGTAGTGTATAGGTGTCGGTTGGGGGTTGGTTCCCGCCGGCAAGGAGACGCCATGAACCCCAAGAATTTCCAGAAGACCGCCAACGGCTCCGAGAGCTTCCTCTACACCCCCTTCGAAGTGAAGGTCGGGACGACGCTCGAAGGCTTCTACGGCTTCACGCTGACCCACAACGAGACCGGCCGCTGCATGCTGGCCAAGGGTGGGTTCGAGACCGCCTCGGCCGCCACGTGCGCCGCGCTCTACTTCGCCAAGGAAGAGGCCCTCCGGGCCGGATAGGAGAACATCATGTCCAACGTCGAAATCACCCCACGCCGCCTCACCGTCGCCTTCATGGTCCTGGAGAAGGTCCTCATGAACCGCGCGCTCCCCGATGGGCACGGCGACTACGTCAAGTGCGTCGCCTCCGACTTCATGCTGATGAGCATGGAGCGGCTCCCCGGCGGCGGCAAGCGCACCGCCTTCAAGCACTACGAGACCCGCAACTACGTGTGGCTCGAAAAGGGACGCCTCGTCCTGGGCGACGGCACGAGCCCCTTCCAGCGGCACGAGTTCGGACCCCTCAACGCCTGACGGCCGCCACCTGGTCACCTATCCAGAAAGTGAGTTTTTCTGCTTTACATTCTGGACGGGTGGCCGTAGTATCTAGGTGGAGGCAGCGAGAAATGGTCAAGACACGAACCGAAGGCAGCATGACCCGAGTCCTGGAGCACGGCCACGAGCTGGGCACCGTCCAGACGGCCACCTGGTACGCCCGGGGCTACGAGTGGCATGCTTCCCACCAGACCGGTTGGACCGCCACCTTCGAGGAGGCCGTGGCCACCGTCGTCCAGAAGACCGGCGGCGGCACCTCCTGGAATTACGCGAGCTGAAAGGAGCACGTATGAAACTCTGGATTCTTTGGCATCGCCACGACTCGATGCGCAACGAGCCCCCGTTGGGCGCCTACCTCACCGAGACCGGCGCCCGCCTCGCGCGCCTCCGTGTCATCGAGGAGCGCACCCCGACCGGCGACCCGGCCAAGCGTGCGAAGTGGGAACGCGAGCTGAAAATCGAGCAGCTCACGCTCGATTTTCAAGGATGCCTCCGGGACCTCTGGGACCCGCTCCGTGGCATCGACGTCCCCCGGCCTCGCCTCTTCTCGGGCTGGAAGGGTAAGGCGTGACGCCCCGCTTCACCATCGACCGGTGGGACCTCTCGACGGTCCAGTGGCTCGCCTCCTCAGGCATCTGCCTCACCGTCGGCGGGTACGAGTGCCAACGGCGCATCGAGAACCTGGCCGAGATTCTGGACCAGCCGGTCCCCCATCTTCCGGCGGTCCGCTTCCAGATTGACCGCATCACCGAGCTGCTGAACGAGGACTGACATGTGGCACGACCTTCAAGTGACCAACCCCGAGACCATCATCCGAGACACGCCACACGGAATCCTGATTCTGGAGTGGAAGCAGTTCGGGCCGTGGCGGTTCCTGACCGGCCAGCTCCTTTAATCCAGAAAGTGAGTTTTTCTGGTTGACACTGCCCCGCATGGTGCTATGATGAAGATGCAGGGGGCGGGAGCCTCCTGGGAAAGAAGAGCAGACATGAATTACGCGAACCTCGTCTCCGACCTCACCCTCGACCCCCAGCCCGGACGCACCCCGCCTCCGAACCAGGTCCGCATCGACGGACGCAACTACCGCGTCGTCGTTCACTCCTGGGGCTACGACCAGACGAACATCGACTTCTGGGCCATCGTGAAGGAGACCAAGTGCTTCGTCACGCTGCGTCGGCTCGGTTCCATGGTGGTCGAGGCCAACGGCCCCATGAGCGCCAAGGTCGTCCCCGCCCCCAAGTGGCACCCCATGTACCCCGAGACTCGGCGGAAGAAGAAGGACTTCGACAAGGACGGTCGGCTCTCCTTCGACGGTGTCAACGAGTGCGGCTGGTCCACCGAGTGGACCGGCAACGCCTGCACCGAGACGAGCTACCACTGATGGCCAAGCCAAGCCTCACTCCTGACGGGAAGATTGCTCGCTACGAGTGGCTCAACCTCCGAATCCGGCTCGCTTCCCTCGTCTGGCGTATCGTGGACGCGCGCGAGAGCCAGGCTCTCGCGCTCATCACTCCACAACTGACCGAGCGCCAACGGGCTCGATTCGAGGCGCGTGTGCTCCTTCTGGAGGCCGAACGAGACCTCCTGAAGGCACGCCTCGAACAGCTTCGAGCCATCCAGAAAGTGCATTTTTCTGCTTGACACTCTGGACGGTCCTGCTATGATGAAGATGAGGGGAGCGGTTGCTCCCCGGGAGGAAGCATGAACCAGACAGCCGCCACCATCTTTCACCAGCTCGGAGCCAACAAGTTCCGCGCCATGACCGGAGCCCGCAACTTCACGCACGGCGCTCCCGAGACGCCCTACCTGGCCTTCGCGTTCCCGCGAGCCAAGGGCCCCAAGGGTTCCGTCAACCGATGCTGCATCCGCTACGAGGCAGGACTCGACCTCTACACGATGGAGTTCTCCTACTTCCACGGCAGCAAATTCACCATGAAGGCGACCGTCGAACAGGTCTACGCGGACCAGCTCCAGGCCATCTTCACCGAACAGACCGGGCTCTACACGAGCCTCTGAAAGGGATGAAAATGAAGAGATTCCGATTCAGCGCCCACGTCACGGTGAGCGCACACACCGAGGTCATCGCCGAGACGGAGGAAGACGCACGAGAAATCGCGAGCGGTCGAGAGGTCCAGCTAAACGGCTACGCTTTCGACGAAGAAGCGTTCATCATCGAGGATGCTGATGGCGAGCCGATGAAAATCACGCTCGTACACTCCGAAGAGACGGACGAGGAGGCGCACGAAGAATGAAGGCAGAAGTCGAAGGCCAGCGTCTGGAGCTGGCGAGTGAGGACGGCGGCGAGTCGGTCGTCTTGACCAACGCGCTGTTCGAATGCACGAATTGCCACCGCGTCCTGGACGCTGAAGCCTTCGGCTTCACGCTCAGGCGCATGAAGCCGAGAGGGGTCCAATGGCGCAATCAGCCGCAGTGCAAGGAGTGCCGGGGCCGGTACCGCTAAGCTACGAGAGGCTCAGCACGAGGGACATGGTCCGATTCGGGGCCTACCTCAAGCACCGCCTCGACATCGAAATTCTGGACACCTACGAGACCCACCTCGTCCTCGGTCGTCCAGTCCCCCACGAGGATGGGGTCGTGCCTCCCCTGGACCATTGGTCCAGAAAGTGAGTTTTTCTGCTTTACATCTGCCCTGGTGTGCCGTAGTATCTAGGTGTGGCTGGGGTGACGAAGCAGGAACGGCAAGCCCTTCGGGTCGCGCTGGTGGCTCACCTCCCCGAGCGGACCCCGCTCGAAGCAGCCCGCAAGCTGCACCGGATGATGGCCATCGACGCCCTGCTTCGGAACCGCCACGAACCCCCCAAGGTGGTCCGGTTGGACCAGAGAGGAAGCACCCATGAAGTCGCTAGCTAAGAAGGCCAAGCCCTCCACCAAAGCCCTCGCCGCCGCCAAGAAGACGGAGCAGGCCCTGATGAAGATGACGGTCAAGAAGACCATCCTTCTGGACCTCGCGGACGGCGCCTTCACCGACAACTCGGTCAAGGTCAAGCCCCATAGCTCCGGGGTCGGCGTGGTTCTGAAATGCACCTCGCGGGAGCGGCTCCTGAAAGCCCTCGCTCAGGCCGGCATCGAGGCCACCATCCAGAAGGGCCGAAAGCACTACATCGCCTTCCCCTTCGTCTCCGATAGCTCCGAGCTGGTGGTGAAGTGATGGTGCCCTCAGAGGTCCTCGCCCTTCGAGAGCTGGTGACCTCCTGGTTCGCTCAGGAGGGCCAGGACGTCCAGGTGACCATCACCCCTCGCCGGGAAATCATCGTTCGATTCCTGGACGAACCAGGGGGCCTCATGCGCGCGTACGCGGCGGACAACGACCGCGGGTTCCGGCTCAGCCGGCTCAGCGGCGGCGCCAGACTCGCCGGCCCCCGACACCCTCTGGACCACGCCCCGCGGTCCTAACTAGTCCAGAAAACTGAGTTTTTCTGCTTTACATTCTGGAGGGTCCATGCGACTATACAGATGGAGGGAGGAGGCTCCCTCCGGAAAGGAGCCACCCATGACGACCTACCACGTCACGTTCCACGGCTCGGGAGGCCCGCTCAAGAAGCGGGTCGAAGCAGCCTCGAAGACCAAGGCTATGCTGGAAGCGTTCGAGTTCTTCTACGAGAAAGGCCACAACATGCTGGCCGTCACCGGCCATGAAGTGAAAGAGGAGAAGGGATGATGGGCACCAAGCGACGCACCACCAAGCTGGACATGCACCTGCACACGCCCACGTCTGACGGCTACGGCTCCCCCGCGGAGTACGTGAAGGCCATCCAGAAAGCCGGGCTCGACGGAATCGTCATCACCGACCATCACATCACCAAGAGCCGCGAGAAGCCGGCGTCCCTCAAAGTCGCCACGGCCGTCCGCGAGGCGGGCTTCATCTGCCTCCATGGCTGCGAGTACAGCAGCGCCCAAGGCCACGTGCTGGTCTACGGGGTCGACATCGACACCTTGAAGCTGGGTCGCTACGAGGAGCTTCAGGAGGTCATCTGGCGCGCCCGCGAGGAGGGCGGAGTCGCCTTCCCCAGCCATCCGTACCACGGCTACAAGAAGCGCTGCGCTGACCACCTCTTCAAGCTCCAGGACCTGGTCGCGGTCGAGGGTTGGAACGGCCAGCTCGAAGTCCGAGACTACCGCCAGCGCGAGAATGAGAAGGCCGTCGAGGCCGCGCAGAAGCTCAGCATCCCGGTAGTCGGTAACAGCGACGCCCACATCGCGTACCGAATCGGCACCTGCTACACCGAATTCGACGGGCTGGTCCGACGCAACGGCGACCTGGTCGAGGCCCTTCTGGACGACGCTCCCCGCTTCCGGCCGGTGGTCAACCGGCGCAAGGTGGCCGAGCAACGGAAGGCCGGTTGGTACAGCTCCAGGTCGCTTTGGGGCTCGTCTCTGGACAAGGGTGGCAAAACGCCATATCAATCCCCCTATGCCTCGGGGCAAGGGTCATTCTGGAGCCGGCACGACCCCGTCCGACTCCCTCCCATCTTCGAAGAAGAAGACCGCCAAATCAGGTCCTTCGACGAAGCCTTCGAAGAGTTCGACGCCGCAACCGACGACTTCGAGCCCATCTTCGACATCGAAATCGAAGACGAAGACATCCCCGAGCACGCCTTCCACGACCAAGACCTCGTCTCAGACGACCCCTCCGAAGTCCAAGCCTACCTCGCCCGGCAGCACAAGCGGCGGCGGTAAGGAGAGCCTCTCCTCCCAGATGGGCTGGACGGAGAGGCGCCGGTCCCAGCACTCCATCGTCTCGGCCTTCAGCGTCCCCCGCGTGTGGGAGGCCGAAGAGGACGACTACGACTGGCAGGAGATTCTGGACAGCCTCGACCCGGTCGAGGAGCTGACCTTCATCGAGGGTGTCGAAGAAGCGCTCCCGGTCGAAGGTCGCGAGCCATTCCAGATTCGTGAAGAGGAGATTCTGGACGACTCTCCCGACGGTCCGGCGTACAAGGACCTGACCCAAGTCCTGGGGCAACTCGAAGACCTCACCGAAGCCGAGGAAGTCGAGCTGGCTATGCAGTTCGAGAGCCTCGCCTACTTCGCTGCGAGGAACCTCCGCGGTCCAGACATCCATCCGTACAACGGCAAGTTCATCATCTCCGAGCACCACGAGGAGTGGAGCGACATCATCGCCGAGCACGAGTTCGCCTGCATCCAGGCATCGCGTGACCACGGCAAGACGTTCTTCTGCGACTTCGCCTACCCCATCTGGCAGGCGTGGCGTCACCCGAAGCGTGCGGGCTTCATCTTCTCGGCCACGCAGCCGCAGGCCCGCCGCATCCTTCGCGACATCCGTGAGGAGATTGAGACCAACCCACGGCTCGCTCATCTTCTTCCGTCCAGAAAAGAACGTTGGAACGACGACGAAATCAAGCTGGCCAACGGGCACACCATCTACGCCCGAGGCTACGGCACGAAGGTCCGTGGTGCTCACCCGGTCTGGATTGTCTGCGACGACGTTCTGAACGACGAGACCGCGTACAGCGAAACGCAGCGGCACAAGCAGAACGAATACTTCTTCAACGCCATCGTCCCGATGCGCGTACCCGGCGGCCAGATTCTGGTCATCGGTACGCCGTTCCATAGCTCGGACCTGTACGCCGAGCTGAACAAGATGCCCGCGTTCTTCTGCGCCAAGTACCCGGCGATTCTGGACCAGGGCACCGACAAGGAACGTGCGCTCTGGCCAGAGCGCTACGACATCAAGGCGCTCTACAAGATTCGCGACGAGGTCGTCGGCAGCATCCGGTTCACGCGCGAGTACCTCGTCCAGCCCATCTCGGACGACCTCTCGCTCTTCCCCACGTGGCTCTTCAAGGGCAAGCCATCCGAGCAGTACAACCTCAGCCTCGGCATGCCGCGCGACTTCTGGGACAAGCTCGACGTCACCATCTACGTCGGCGTCGACTTCGCCATCGGTACGAGGAAGGACAGCGACTTCACGGTCATCTTCACCGTCGGTCTGGACCCGCGGGGCAATCGATGGGTCATCGACATCGAGCGCTTCCACGGCGCGACGTACAAGGAGCAGAAGGCGGCCATCATCGCGACGGGTCGACGCTACCGCCCCGACCTCATGTTTCTGGAGTCCAACCAGATGCAGGCCATCTTCGGCCAAGAGCTGAAGGAGGACACCGACCTTCCCATCAAGGAGTTCCACACGACGGGCCTGGCCAAGCACTCTCTGGAGAAGGGTCTCCCGTCGATGCGTACGCTTCTGGAGAACGGCAAGTGGCGCATCCCGCGAGGCGACGCGCGCTCGGTCGAGATGACCGACATCTGGATTACCGAGCTGAACCAGTTCCTCTTCGACAAGGGGAAGGTCCAGAGCATCGGCGAGCACGACGACTGCGCCATGGCGAGCTGGATTGCGGACCAGGCGTGCCGGGCGGGCGCGAGCTTCTCGGCCTCGTTCGGCATCGAGGACACCCTAGACCGAAAGCAGCAGAAGGCCCTCGAACGCGGAGAGAAGGTCCACATGCCCTCCCACGACGAAATCATCCGCGACCAGACGGGCGTCGACCCCAAGACCGGGAAGGTCGTACATCCAGAGCCGGCATTGGACGATGCTCCGGACGACGTGTTCACCGGGCTACCCCTGGCCGCAGATGGGGACATCGAGGACTGGAAGCCCCGGGAAGGGGCTCCGATTCCGGGCATGGCGGGCGGCATGGGCTGGTGATTCCCGCCAAGCCCAGCCCTGGCCAGAACCCTGCACCCATGTCAACCTCACGACCGTGCCATTGGTGAGCATGGACAGCCAAAACCGGAAGAACCGGGAGCGGCAACCCGTCACGTTCGGCCACGACCCCGACATGCTCGGGGAGCTGGACGAAGGTGACCGCGTCAAGCTCATGCTCGGCAAGAAGAAGCTGAACCGGGTGAAGGACGGCAACGCTCAGAAGGTTCGCGACGAGTACGAGGTCGAGAGATTTCATTCACGTCACCGTGGAGCACGTATGAAGGCCAAGCACCAAAAGAAGATTCAGGAAGCTCTCCAGAAAGCTGCGGGCTTCGACCTCATCGGTGGTCGACCCCAATCGCAGTTCACTGGCTACACGCGCATCCCGGGCCAGGTTCCGGGCCAAACCATTCCCATGGGCACCCGTCCCCGACTCGACCCCGAGACGGAGCGGGCGCTCAATGCGAAGCCTCAAGGTTGGAACATGGAACGACATTTCGAACGTACCCCTCAGACTGCTCAGGACGTCGTCTCAGGCCTCGGCCTCAGCAAGGCTATGGAGGCCCGGCTGGCGAAGCTCGTCTCACGAGACGTCGTCTCAAGCCCCAACAGGGTGCATCTGGCCAAGAGCCTGATGAGCACGCTGCTCACCGAGGGGCTCGACCCCGAGGTCCGGGTCATCGTCAACCACCGAGCGCTTCAGCTCTACCAGAAGGTCCTCCAAAAGAGCGGCTACCAGGAGGTCTTCCGTCCCGCCGAGCTGTATGACCTCCAGAAAGCTGGACAGCCGAAGGGCGGCAAGTACGTGAAGCGCGTCGACGGTCCAGACGGCAAGCGTCGGTACTACTACAACGAGGACAAGTACAAGCAGCACCACGGCGACCACGTTTCTGGAGAAGACGCTCGCAAGAGCTACCTGACCTCAAAGGCATGCGCCGAGGTGGACAAGGCGGGCGACGCGGGCTGCGGCATCGATGCGTTCAAAGGCCTCGTCCAGAAGTACGGCCACAAGGAAGTCCACGCCGCGATGAAGGGCGCCGTCGACGCGGGCCACGTGAGCTACAAGAAGGGCAAGTTCTACCCGGGGAAGAAGGTCAAGAAGGGCCTCCATCTCATCGAGCCCCCGGCCGAGCGGCTCCTCATCAAGGCCGTCACGCCCATCGGAGGCATCACCCCGGGTGGGTACAAGGTCGCGTTGCAGGGCGGGAAGCGCGTCTACATCGACCCCAAGACCGGCCAGCCCACGGGCACCGCGCACGAGGACAAGCAGCCTCGGAAGCCGGCGGCCAAGAAGGAGGCCCGCCGCCTCAAGCCGAAGACCGACGAGTACATCAAAGCCCCGTGGCGCACCGACCCGCCTGAAGGCTTCCCGCCCGCGGACATGTCGAAGGACGAGCCCGGAGCCCGTGGTGGTACCGAGCAGATGCATTGGGACGATGCGACCGGTGACTTCACGGCCGAGCGCAAGAAGCTCCACGAGAGCATCATCTCGAAGGCCTTCGAGGGGAAGACGCCCATCAACAAGGGCCCGAAGATGGCCATCGTCATGATGGGCGGCACCGCCTCAGGCAAGAGCACCATGCTCCGGAATTCTGGAGCGGCTGGCGAGAACTTCGTCCACGTCGATGCTGACGACATCAAGGGGGAGCTACCCGAGTACCAAGAAGCTCTGTCCATGAAGTGGCAGGGCGCCGCGGCCTTCGCGCACGAGGAGTCGAGCACGCTCGCGAAGCAGATGGCCAAGCAGGCGGTCGATGAAAACTACAACATCGTTCTGGACGGCACCGGGGCCAACGAGAAGAAGTTCCTCAAGCAGGTCCGGATGCTCAAGGAGAACGGCTACCACGTCCACCTGATGATGCCTGACCAGGACAAGGACCAGGCCGTCTCCGACGCCATGAAGCGCGCCAACAAGACCGGGCGGTACGTCCCGCCCGAGTTCATCGAGTCCGCCTACGACAAGATTCCGAGCAACTTCTTCAAGGTAGCTGCGGAAGCGGATTCTGGAGCCTTGTATGATAGGCGCCAGGACGGCAAGATGGTCTGGTCGAAGAGCACCAGTGGGACTCACGCACATGACCCGGACTTCCTGAAGGATTACCCGAATTACCCTGGAGAGAAGAAATGACCGAGAAGGAACAGAACATAGACGAGATGCTGTCCCGCATGATGGGCCACATGGAGAAGGGCCTCAAGAAGGACATCGAGGAGACCAAGGGCCTCCCCGAGGGACCGAAGCCGAAGCCATCCAAGGACGCAATGTACAATCCGTTCAAGGATGAAGTGCTGGGAGACGACTGATGCCAAAGAGCAAATTCCGACCTGACCCGAACACCGTCCAGAGTGGCTACTACAGGGACCGCATGGGGACCCTCGACAAGTCCGTCCGACACGGAGAGGACCCCATCAAGAGCGCCGCGCAGGAGAACACGTCACGTCCTCCCTCCATCGACGGTGGCGGCGGTGGTGGTGGAGCCCCGACCGCGGGCGCCATCATGAAGGCGCTCAACAACGGCGGCCAGGTCGAGGCGACTCCAGAAGCGTCGCGCAGCGACCTCGTCCTCGCACAGCGCTCGACCGCCAACGCCAACCCGTACGTGAACCAGGACATCGTCCAGAGCGGCTGGTTCGCTCCGGCTGACGTTGTGAAGGCGAACCCGTTCATCGAGGACAAGGGTGGCGTCGACTTCGACCACCTCGAAGCCGAGCGGCTCACGAAGGGCCAGGGCTTCGACGGCGAAGAGGAAGAGGAAGACGACGAGGAAGAGGAGAAGTCTCGCAAGGCGGCCATCCGCGACGTCGAGAAGCACTACGCTCCAGCCTCCGAGGACTCGACCCATCCAGAAGTTCACAACGCCAAGGACAAGACCGGGCTCGACAACCCGAGCGACGCCGAGAATTGGGCGACGGGCGAGCTGTACCACAAGTCCGGTTTCGGGCTCGATGAGATGGAGGCCTACATCCAGAAGTCACAGCAGAACGAGGTCCCGGTCGAGGCCGCGGCCGAGATTCTCAGCACCTTCCTTGGAGAGGACCTCCAGAAGTCGGATGGAGAGCATCCGTATTGGGGCGAGCCGGCGTCGGATGAGAAGACGGACGACTACGCGAACAAAGACGATTCTGGACATCCCTTCTGGGGCCGTCCTGACAAGACCGAGAAGGAGAAGAAGAAAGTGAAGAAAGCAGGCGGCGAAGGCTCCCGAGGGGGTAAGGTCATCGGGCGGACCAAGAGCGGCAAGCCCATCTATGCCAAGCCGAACCACCCGAGCCACAAGGAGTTCTCACACGAAGAGCACGACGAGGCGGCTCAGGCCCACGTCAAGACGACGAAGGACAGGGGTGCTCACGGGTTCCATGCGGCCATCGCGGCGCAGAAGCGCGCCGAGATGGGCAAGAAGAAGGATGAGGCTAAGAAGAGTATGCCTTCTGGCGCTCCGGGCATGGGCCACGGCCCTGAGGATGGTGGTCCGGTCGAGGGTGCTGGGAAGGGCTCTGGCGCGTCTGACGCGGGCATGGCCACGGCCGAGTCGACGGCTCAGGCCTCGCGTTCGAAGGGCAAGCTGTACGAGGGCCAGAAGCAGAGCTTCAAGGTCACCTCCGCGGACATCGAGTTCGACGACGGCACGGTCGACCTTCAGGCGATGGCCGGCGGAAGCCGCATCGGCTCGCTCAGCAAGAGCGGCAACCCGGGCCAGATGCTGGACTTCTCGAATGCCCTGGAGCGCAGCCACCAGATGCGGTCCCTCGCCAAGGCGATTCTGGACAACCAGGACGTCGACATCGAGGTGGGCGTCGGCGTGGCGCCCGAGTTCCGGATTCCGGACGAGGTCGAGGACGAGACGGAGGAGTACCAGAAGGGTCTGGTCTTCCATTCGGACCGGACCGACCGGGCCATCCAGAAGTCGTTCGACCGGCATGGTGACGGCTCCGCGGTGTTCGCGACCACGAGCACCCCGGGCGTCGACTTGCGCTCTCCGGTCCTGCACTCGCGGGAGTGTGGCGCGTGCGGGTCGCTCACGAAGAGCTACCTGACCCGCTGCGACGTCTGCGGCGTGGCCCACGGCCCGGCTGTCCAGCCTGGCGTGAGCTACTCCGAGGACATCCAGAAGGCGCTCACCCCGCCCGACGGCAGCGACATCGTCTTCGATTGAAGACAGGCCGGCCCCTGAGGGCTAGGAGACAGCATGGGAATCAGGGACCAATTCGGGGCCATCTCCACCAACTTCCTGACCGCCGCGACGGCGTACTCGGAGCACCTCGCCAAGGCGGCTCAGGGAGACAGTGGGAACGTCGTTCCTGACTCGCAGCCCCCCGTTGACGCGGCCGAGATGGATGCACGGGCCCTCATGTGGGACCCGTTCGCCATCGTCGAGCAGCTTGGATTCAAGGATAGGCCTTCGGCCATCACGTACGGGACGCTTCAGCAAATCGTCCAGAAAGTCCCCTTGGTCCAGGCCATCATCGTCACGCGGCTCAATCAGATTGCGGCCTTCGCCCGGCCCAAGCGGGACAAGTTCTCGCCTGGGTTCCGGGTGATGCCCGTCGAGGATGACGTCGAGCTGACGGCAGTGGACCGCAAGTTCTCCAGAAATGTGGAGGCGATGCTGATGACCACGGGGGTCACGGACTACGCGCTCGCGCGTGACCCGTTCCCCACGTTCATCCGGAAGATTGGGCGCGACTCGCTGACGTACGACCAGTATTGCTATGAGGTCGTTCCGAATAGGAAGGGCCAGCCGGCCAAGTTCCAAGCGGTCGATGCGTCCACCATCAGGCTCGCGGACACGGTCAACATCACCTACGTCGAGGACCCCGACCTCATTACGACGGTCCAGGTCTACGACAACATGGTCATCAACGAGTGGCGCCGCCACGAGATGGCCTTCAACGTCCGCAACCCTCACACGAACATCCGACTCTACGGCTACGGCTACTCGGAAATCGAGATGCTCATCAACGCCATCACCTCATGGCTTTGGGGCTTCGACTACAACTCGAAGTTCTTCAACCAGGGGACGGTCGCGAAGGGCCTACTCAACATCCAAGGCACGATGAACCAGACCCAACTGAAGGCGTTCCGCCGGCAGTGGTACCAGATGGTAAGTGGTGTCGAAAACGCCTGGAGGTCGCCCGTACTGAACAGTGATGGGAAGGTTGAGTGGGTCAACATGACGAACACGAACCGAGACATGGAGTTCTCGGCGTGGATGGACTTTCTCATCAAGCTCGTCAGTGGCATCTACCAAATCGACCCGATGGAGCTGAATTTCCGTTACGGAAACCAGGGCCAGGACAAGGCGATGTTCGAGTCGGGAACGCACGCGAAACTGACGGCGTCCAAGGACAAGGGCCTGAAGCCGCTGCTTCAACACATCGCCGACTCGCTCACCAGCCACATCATCCAGCCCATCGATAAGGACTGGAAGTTCGAGTTCGTCGGCCTGGAGGAAGAGACGAAGGACGAGCTGGCCACGCTCAACCAGAAGCGCGTGAAGACCACGCACACGCTGAACGAGCTGCGGGCCGAGCAGGACCTTCCTCCCGACCCGTACGGTGACGTCATTCTGGACCCGGCCTACATCCAGTGGCGTTCTGGACAGGAGCAGATGAAGATGGCGCAGGAGCAAGGCGCCATGCCCGGCAACTTCTCGTTCCCGAACGGCGGCGGCGAGGACGAGGCTCCTGACGAATTCGCCGAGGAGGACTTCCAGGCGCTGGGCCAGGATGGTGACGGCGAGGAAGTCGAGAAGAGCATTCGATTGGAGGTCGAGGTATGAGTAGCCTCACTGAAGAACAGAAGCGCGAAGTGCGGAAGCTGATGCGCGAACGCGAGGCGAAGAATCGCCAGCGCGAGGAAGAGCTTCGAAAGCGCCGGCTCGACAAGAGCGGCCGGCCACAATCTGGACTCGTCGACACCGACGAGACCGTGTACGAGGACTAGACCATGGCACTACGAGTCCAGAGCACCATTGCACTGACCGTCTACGACACACCGTCGGAGGACTTCAAGTTCTTCGAGCTGTCCAGAACGCAGCAGTTCGACACGTTCGAGCGCTACACCTCGAAGAAGGTGGCGGTCGCTGGGTTGGCTACGGAGGCCGTCGACCTCGGCGACTTCGCCGCGGTTTCCGGAGACGAGATTCGAGGGCTTCTGGTCGAGACCGACCAGGACTGCACGCTCAGCATCGACTTCGGCTCAGGCCCCGTCGACATCCCGCTCGTTCGACCGGGGACGGCCACGGGCAACCTCGCTCAGTTCTTCATGCACGGCTCCCCGCTTCCGGCCGGTCTGTCCATCGTCGCGGGAGCTACTGCACTCACCGCGGTCGTGACCGCGTTCGGGGCTCCGGCGTCGTGAAGCTGAAGGTCGAAGGGACTGCGGAGGAGCTGGTCCAGAAGGGCCCCGAGCTGGTGAAGAGCCTGGCCCGCAAGCTGGGTGTGGACCCGCTCGACCTCGTACATCCAGACGACATCATCCAGAAAGCGGAGTCGCAGCCCACCCTCCGCTACGACATGCTCAAGGGCCTGCACGAAAAGGAGCGCCGCATCGTGCAGGACACGTACAAGAGCATGGTCAAGGAAATCGGCAAGGTTCTGGACGGAGCCAAGGAGTGACCTGCCATGCCCACCCTCTTCACGCCCGAGCAGCTCGACCAGGTACGGGCCATCATCGAAAAGCACCACGCGGCCCTGGTGCTGAAGCTCATTGGGCCCGACGCGCTCACGCCTCGTGAAGAGGATGTCCTCTCGGACGAGAAGGCCGCCGAGATTCTGGAGAGCATCAAGCAGAGCTACATCTACGGCCAGGCCATGGCGCAGTCCGGGAAGGTCGACCCGGACATGGACTTCGCTGAGTTCACCAAATGGCTGAAGAAGAACCCGGTCACGCTCAGCGGTGCCGAGCAGTCTGCTGTCCAGGCGGCTCAGCAGTACGCGGGCGCGCACATCCGCCATCTCGGGGCCAAGGTCCAGCAGCAGATGGACATGATGGTCTTCGCCGAAGACGCGCAGTACCGGGCAGAGGCGATGCGCATCGTCCAGGACCAGACAGCTCTGAACGTCCAGAAAAGGGAGAGCATCGGCGCGCTCAAGTTCGAGCTGGGACGCCGCATCGAGGATTGGGAGCGTGACTGGAATCGGGTGGCCATCACCGAGAAGGTGAACGCCATGAACCGGGGCGTCGCGGACCAGTACCGGGCAGAGCATGGCGACCCCTGGGTCTACAAGCAGCCCATGCCCGACGCCTGCAAGCACTGCCTCCGGCTCCACATCGGACCAGACGGCAAGCCGCGGCTCTTCCGGCTCAGCACTCTGGAGAGCCACGGGTCCAACGTCGGCGTGAAGACGGCCAACTGGAAGGCGGTCGTCGGTCCGGTCCATCCTCACTGCCATCCAGAAGGGACGTCCATCCTCACCCCGGATGGTGAAGTACCCATCGAGCATATGACGCCTGGGATGGACGTGGTGAGCCACGACGGGACTGTCCAGAAGGTGACTTCGGTTTGGAGCCAGATGGCCACGACCGAGATGGTGATTGTCCAGACCGAGGGTAGCACGGTTGAGGCGACGCCTGACCACCAGCTTTTCACCTCAGACGGATGGGTCGCTGCGTCTTTGCTCCAGAATGGACAAGACCTCGTCCGCGTAGGCCTCGACGTCGAAGACCTTGTAGAATTGGTAGCGCAGCACGAGCCAGTCTCTGGACTGGAGGAAGGTCGTTTTGCGCGCGTCCTGCTTCTGCTTTCGGGGACTGGAATGCCAGTTACCGCCATCGACTTCGACGGCCACCTGTTCGTCTGGAAACGCCAGGTCGATGTTGAAGACGTCGACGGCGTAGTTCGGGTGAGGCTCAAGCCCGCGCCTGACCAGAGCATCGCGCAGCGCGGCTTCGTTGGGCCCGTTCATCTTTCCGGCTCGACGCTTCGCGTGGGCGACGAGGACTTCGTGTCGTTCACTCATACCCCGACGGGCCTCGTGAGCGGCGACTACGTTCGCTTTGAGCCCCTTGGCGTATCGAGCCTTCTGTCCGGCGGCGACGCCGCGAGGTTCGAGGCCAGCCTTCCGGATGCGGAGAGCTATGGTCCCACGGCTGACCCCGAAGGTCTTTGCTATCTCCTGCACCGAACGCAGCTCATCGAAGTGCATCCGGAGGATGGTGGGCGTGTCGAGGTTGACTCGGTCCTTAGCCACGAACGCATTGTCAGTGTCAGTTCGCGGAAGTTCAAGGGCAGAGTCTGGAATCTGACTGTCCAGAACACCGAAAGCTACGTCGCCAACGGCATCGCTTCTCACAACTGCCAATGCCAGCTCATCCGAGTTCCAGAAGGCTGGGGCTTCGACGAGGAGGGCGACCTGGTTCCTGGCGGCAAGCTCGGTGTGAAGTACGAGTCCGAAGCGGACGCCGAGAAGGCCATGAAGCTGGAGGACAATCTCCAGAAATCGTTCCGCATCAAGGACCGCCTCAACTTCCAAGGCCTGCCCATCGCCATCGAGCAGCGCGTGGGCGACGTCCGCCGCTGGACGGACCCGACCGGCTACGAGGGCCAGACTCGGATGTTCTTCGCCTACGGCTACGTCGAGGGTACGCTCGGTCCCGACGGGGACGAGTACGACGTCTACGTGGGTCCCGACCCGACAGCGCCCAACGTCTACATCGTCCACCAGGTCGACCCCGAGAGCGGCGAGTGGGACGAGGACAAGGCCATGGTCGGTTTCCCTGACCCACACACGGCCCGGGATGCCTACCTCATCCACTACGACCGCGAGGAGTTCTACGGGGCGATGAGCATCGTCCCGCTGGAGGAGTTCCGGGCCAAGGTGCTCGCTCTGCGGCGTCCAGGAGGCATCCTGGCGGACGGAATGATGAAGGCGACCCTTGCCCCTATCGGCGAGCCCACGCCCACTGGCGGCTACCAGGCGCGCTCTGCGGGCGGCCTGAGGGCCGAGGACGCGGCGCAGTGGAGCCACATGGGCCAGCGGGCCGTCGACCGGGGCACATCCGGGCCCCAGCTCGTCATCGGGATGGACAACCCCTTCGCCCACCTCCAGGCGGCTCAGCCTCGCGTGCAGGTCACACCGCAGGAGCTGGCCGGCGAGGACGTCCGAGCCGAGCAGCGGACCGACCGACAGTTCGTTGTCCGCAAGCCCACCGAGGTCTACCGCCGCATCCCGGGCGTCGACATCAAGGAGAACGTCTACCCGTACGACCCCGCGCGTGGGCCCGCGCAGGAGCTGGGCCTCCGGCAGATTGCGCAAATCCCTGAGAACCGGAAGTTCCTGGAGGAGGAAATCGGCCGTCGAGTACGCCGGACAGCACCGAACGTGGCCGACCCTACTCGACAGGACCGGGAATATCCGTTCGAGCTACCCGACGACTACGAGGAGCGGCTCCGCGAACGCCTCATCGTCACCTTCAATCTGGACCCCAACGAAATCGAGGCGGCCGGGTTCCAGAAAGCGGACCGCCTTCCCGGCGGGAAGGGCGACAAGCTCAAGCCTGAAGACGTCGACCCCGAACAGCTCAAGATGGGCATCGAAGTCGAGCTGGAGCACACGAACGACCGGCAGGTCGCTCGCGAGATTGCGCTCGACCACCTGGCCGAGGACCCGCGCTACTACACGAAGCTGAAGCAGGTTCACGTCGAGAAGTCGGTCCCGTTCGTCGGTCCCCGCGGTGGCCTATGGGAGGACCCCCAGCACAAGATTCCGTGGAAGGCGCGCGAAGGCGTCCCGCACATCGAGAACGAGAAGGTTCATTCCATCATCGACACCTTCATGAGCCAGGTCGCTCCAGGCGCGAACGGCCTCGTCGACGTCGATGACCTCGTCGGCCTGAAGTACCTGACGAAGATGGGCGAGCGCCGCGTCCAGGTCCAGATTGGCTGGAACAAGAGGGTAGCGTTCGAAGGCCAGATTGACTTCAGCAAGAGGAACAACGGTGCGCTCATCACCTTGTTCGTCCCTCCGGGATTGAAGACCGACCCCGCCGGGCTCGCTCAGGAGCTTCGGAATTCGCTCGCGCACGAGATGACGCACGCCATCGACCCGGGCATCAAGGCCCGGCTCCAGACGGGCCGTCAGAAGTCGACCAGTCGCACGGCCGGTGCTCGCGATTACAAGCAGTACGTCAACCAGCCCGCCGAGGTCGCCGCGCACATGCAGGAGGTCTTCCGCGACCTCAACGACAAGAAGTCGGCGCAGGACGCGAAGGTGAAGACACGAAGCCCGGTCCTCTGGGCGATGAAGAACAGCCCGCGCTGGCGTGAGATTCGGCGGGAGCTGACTCCAGAAAACCGACGTCGAGCCATGAAGCTCATCGCGGGTTGGTTCCGGAACCATCGAGCCGGCGTCGCTCAGCCCTTCCAGAAAGCTGGCGGTCCGTACATCGGCCCTCGCGGGGGCATGTGGGCTGACCCCCAGCACACCATCCCTTGGAAGCGTACTCCGGTGAAGGCGAAGCAGAAGAAGGAGCAGGAGGAGTACGGTTGGAAGACCGGCTATCCGACGTGGATTCCGGAGCCCAAGTTCGACCGAGAGGCATGGCAGCCTTCGATGTTCGGTCGTCGAGGCGGCACCGAACAGGTGCACTTCGATGCTGAGAAGGGTGCGTGGAATCCAGAGCGAAAGGCGCTCCATGACGAAATCATCGAGAAGGCGCTTTCGAAGGCCAAGCCTCCGCCGAAGGACCGGAAGCCGGTGGCGACTATCTCCATGGGCGGTCCGGCCTCCGGCAAGACCTCTCTTCTGGAGAAGATTGGTGCTGGCGCTGGCGCCGTCGAAATCAACTCCGACACGGTCAAGGAGCAGCTCCCCGAGTACCGACAGATGATTGATGAGGGCTACCGTACCGCGGCCAGCGCGTGCCAGCACGAGAGCCACGGCGTCATGGTCGCGCTCCAGCAGCGGGCGCTCAGCGAGATGCGGGACGTCGTCATCGACCGGACTGGCGCCGACAAGGACGACTTCGTCAACCAGGCCCTGGAGCTGCGGGACAAGGGCTACGAGGTCCGCCTGGTGATGACCCATGTCGAGCCTCAGGAGGCCCTGGAGCGGGTCGAGAGGCGGGGGAAGGAGACGGGCCGGTTCGTCGACCCGAGGCTCGTACGGAGCATCTACCAGCGCGTACCGTCCAATTTCGCAGCGGTGGCGGCGGCGTGTGACTCCGCGGTGCTCATCGACAACAGTGACTACCGGGGTGTCCCCATCTTCGAGAAGACCGCGGACGGCACCGGCATCCTCCACGAGGAGGACCTGGCGGACCAGTTCGACGGGCTCCAGGCGCTCATCACCCTCCAGAAATCCGAAGCTGAGGGGGAGAGCTGGGCTCGCGGCCTGCTCAAGCTCAATCGAATCACGCAGAACATCGACAAGACCTCGAAGCCAAAGCGCTTCAGTGCCTCCCAAGGGCTATTGATTGAGGTTCTCTCGGATGGTCAGAACCGGTACGTTCTGGCGGAGGACGACCAATGAAGTTCATCATCAAGGAGACGCACGGACGAGGTCCGTCCAGCCTCCATGTTCTTGGCCTGGTGGGTGACGTCCTCCAGAAAGCCGAGGGCGTCGAGGACGAGGATGGCGTCCTCACCGAGCTGGGCATGTCGGTCGCAGCTCGGTACGCGAAGCAGTGGATTGAAGGGGTTCGAGACTTGAAACTGGAGGCCGAGTTCCCCGCACTGGCGGGGCTGTTCTACGACATTCGGGTGGACAGCTCGCTCGCACGACGGCACGCAAGCTGAGGAGGTTCCAGTGCCCAAGCTCCAGCTCCCCAAAGACACGCTCCAGAAAGCCTACGTCACCCCGGTCGGCGGCATCACTCCCGGAGGATACAAGGTCGTCCTCATTGGCGGAAAGAAGGAGTACATCAAGGTCTCGCCCGAGGATGCGAAGGCCTCCATTGGCGAGGAATTCACGCAGGAGGAGCTGAACCAACTGGAGTCCACGGGCCAGACGTTGGGCTCGCATGGGAGCCCCGTCTTCAAGCACAAGAAGACCGGCCAGAGGTACCTCTTCAAGCACGTCAACAAGAAGATTGCCCGAGCCGAGGAGGTCACCTCGAAGCTCGGAGCTGCGCTGCTCCCGGGCCAGGTACAGTTCGCGCGCTACATCCTTCTCGGCAACCAGCACGGCGCGCTCATCCGCATGAGGGAGGGCTGGAAGCCCATCGGCAAAGAGGCCAGCTCCATGGCGGTCTCGGCCTCTCTGCGGCAGAAGTTCCAGAAGCACTTCGACGAGATTGTCCAGCACCACGTCTTCGACTGGATGATTTCGCAGCACGACTCGCACGGCGAGAACATCGGAATTCTGGACGGTCACATCCATTCCATCGACAAGGGCCAAGCCTGGCGCTTCCTTGGTCAGGACAAGCTCCCGGTGAAGGGCGAGGAGGCCACGAGCGGCGCCAACCCCAACCCATCGAAGCAGGTCTACAGCCAGTTCTGGAAGGCGTACCACGACGGTCAAATCACGGGTGACCCGGTAGCTGCGGCCAGCGTCGTCTTCAGCCGATTGAAGGGCCTGTCCGAGGAGGACATCAAGGACCTCATCGAGCCCTACGTGAAGGCCGCCGCCGGCAAGACCACGCAGGCCAATCTCCGGAAACGGATTCTGGACCGCATCAAGGAGTCGAAGTCGAATTGGGAGTGGTTCCTCGGCAAGGAGATTCCGACGACGGTCGAGGCCGCGGTGGCGGGCCAGACCCCGGGCACGACCAAGAAGACCCCGGTCCCGAAGGCCAAGACTCCCCCGGTCAAGCTCCAGACTCCAGAAACTGCGGAGAAGCTGGAAGCGGAGAAGGACAAGAAGGACGCGCTCGGTCCTACAGGCGCGTTCATTCCGGTGAAGAAGGGCACGGCCACGCTCATCAATCCAGGCGGCCCGGTGAAGTCGTTCGGGGCCAACTACCCTGGTGTCGGCTTCGACGCCGACGTCACCTACAAGAAGAAGAAGTTCAACATCTTCTTCATGCCCTCGGGGATGGTGCGGGTCACGTACCCCGATGGCACCATGAAGGAGTTCACGAGTCCCAACGCGGCATGCGACTCGCTGTACCTCTGGACCAACGGCCTCGACCTCGACATGACCGCGGCCGAGAAGAAGAAGAAGGGCATCAGCTACAGCGCGACGAAGATGCTGAAGCTGAAGGAATTCGGCGACTCGCTGAAGCCTACCGGCACCATCACACCTCCCCCGAAGATGAAGAGCCTTCTGGAGATGGTTCTGGACCACGGCGACGGCGTCGTTTCTGACATGTCCATCGTCCCCACGAAGGTCCAGGAGGTAGCGACAGCTCTCGGTTCCCAAATCGTCATCTGGGATAACGGTGGCGAGAAGGTGTTCGGCGTCAGCTACTCGAACATGTTCGGCAATCCGAGCTACATCGCCTGGCCCATCGACAACGAGAAGGGGAATCTGGGCTCGCAGTTCGACGCAGCCGCGAGCATCTTCAAGGGCTCGCCCATCGAGAAGCAGGCGGTCGAGGTCACGAGTGGCCCCCCGCTCCAGGCTACGGGGGATGGAAGCTCGACGGTGAAGAAGCCCGTCGACGCACCGAAGGTCTCTAATAGCCCGCTGCCCGAGTTCACGACCGTCACGGTCAAGAAGAAGTTCACGCACGCGGCCAAGAAGCTGCCCGTGAAGCTCAACGCGCAGGCAGATGGCTTCAACGTTCAGCTCCCTGGCGCCGACATGTGGCACGCCTTCGACAGCCTGAGCGCAGCCTCGGACTTCGTGTGGGTTGTCCAGAAGGGCTACGAGAACGTCGAAGACTACAAGGCGAAGACCGGCAAGTCGAAGGTCCCGTCGGGTGGCGGTTGGAAGTTCTGGGGTCTGAAGCCGAGCGAGGATAACTTCGAGACGATGCCCGAGTCTTCTGGTCCCTCGGGTGAAGAGGAGCCCAAGCCGAACAAGAACCTCAGCCTGAGCGAGGTGAAGAATACGCCCGTCGGTGGCGTCTACTCTGGCGAACCGGGCTACTACCTGGCGAAGGTCGCCGCCAACAAGTGGCAGATGACGACAGGTGGCTCCAAAATCGGACTCCCGCTGTCCGATACGCAGGCCCACAACGTCATCTCGAACGCCGTGATGGCGTACGAGCAGAAGCTCCCTGAGAAGCTCACCATCGAGGAGGTGGCAGACGACGATTACCTAGAAGGGCTCCCGCAGGGCTCCATCATCTTCTTCAACGGCGAGGAGTTCAAGAAGCAGGATACACCGTCCGGACCAAAGTGGCGAACCTCTACGACTTTGCTCTTCCAAGACGAGTTTATCGAGAAGCTGGCCATGGAACCGCCCTTCAATGCGATAGCGGTCCACATCCCGGCGCCTGAGGCGGGGACTCCAGGTCTGGAGACCGTCGAGTTCGCTGACTTGAACGCGGACCAGAAGGAGTTCCTAGCGAAGCTGGACAGCTTCAAGTTCATCCTGAACGGGACCGCGCGCACGGCCAAGAAGGTGAGCACGGGATGGAAGGTGACCAACGACGCAACCGGCGGCCAAGCTCACGTCACTACGCTCGATAACATCCTCACCGGGGCGACCATCATCAGCCCCAATGCCGTCGCCCAACTCAAGGGTCTGGGGTCTGTATCGGAGAACAACTTCGAGACCATGCCCGAGGGTCAAGTCACCTTCCCCGAGGATGAGGCTGCGGTCACGGAGATGCTGGACGCCTATCCTTCAGGCACCACCATCACCTACGGGGAGGGGGAGGAAACGTCCAAGTTCAAGAAGCTCGAAAACGGTACGTGGGAGAGTGCGATTACTGGCAGCGTCTTCGGAGCACCGGGCCTTTCTGGGGGCATGACGGGCGACACCTGGGAGGTGGCGCTACCGACGGCTCCACCTCCTGTTTCACAGGAGGACAAAGACTTCGGCTCCTCGGGCCAGTATGCTGGCGTGAAGCCTCTCGGCGTGGATGGGCCGTGGGCCAAGTACGCATTCGACGCAATCGACGCAGCAGACGGAAGCGTCTTTGGCCAGCTCAACTTCCTCAATGACCTTGATGAGGGTACGCATGTCAGTGTCGGCGTCGACACCTTCTTCAACTACGCCATCGATGCCATCGCGAAGCCCAACGGGAAGTGGGAGGTCACAGGCCCAACAGAGCTGCAACCGAAAGAGATAACCACTTGGTCTCTGGCCTCGCTCATCAAGTACGCGGGCAAGAAGGAGGACGGCATCATCATCGTCGAGGCCAAGCCTTCCGACTTCGCGTCAGAAGACTTCGAGACCGTATCTGAGATGCAGGTCAATAATTGGGGCTTCTGGAGTACCCACATGGGTGAAGCGAAGACGTTGGCCGCAGACTTCATGGACAACGTCTACACCTTCAACTTCAACACGAGCACGTACCGGGTCATCGATAAAAACACTGGTGCCGTCATCGACCAGGAGGCGCATCAGGACGTTGGGAAAGCGAAGCAGATTTTCGAGCAGTTCTCCACGCTCGCATTGGTCACCGATGGTGCCACCTTCGAGGACACGAAGGGCTACCTCGCCACAATCCAGAAAGACACACCGGTAGCGACCGACCCCGAAGCCTACCCGACCTGGATTGAGGTTACGCCTCCGACCGAGGTCCTTGACGGCAAGGCGTTCCAGCTTGAGTTCCTCAACACCTTCTTCTCCCAGCTTCCTGTAGGCGCGAAGTTCTCGATGGCAGGATGGTCGGACGATGTTGGGGCCGTCGACATCACGAAGACCGCCGACCTCTTGTACGACATCGCGAGCCTCCAGGGCACCAAGAAGGTCTATCAAGATGACGCCGCCAAATGGGCCGTCGACTACGCGGACCCCGAAGTCTGGCACAAAGAGGACACCTTCGTCGTCGCTCTTCCAGGCAACCCGACCGAGCTACCGGACAACCTGGCGGCCGAGGTCAAGGCTTCGATGGCCGCAGAGCCCATCGAGGACGTCGTCACGAAGATGCCTTCGGACATGTCGGCCGAGGAGAAGGCGGCGAAGGTCAAGACGAAGCTCACGCTCCTCGAAGCGTTCGACCACCTCGACTTCGTCAAGTCGCATCCAGAAATCTCCATCAAGCCCTCGAAGAAGGCGGGGCTCTACAACATCGTCACGCAGGCCAGCATCGTCCCCAACGCGACGGGCATGGCTCTCCTGGAAGAGCTGGCCGAGAAGCACGGCATCCAGAAGAAGTTCAAGTCGCATCCCAACTCGAACAGCTACGGTGCCTTCCTGACCATCGACGAGACCGAGGCGCAGAAGCTCCACGAGGTCACGCTTCCCGCGGGTGAAGCGAACCCGGTCGCGGCCAAGAACAACTTCGAGACCATGCCCGACGTCCAGACTTCTGGACCGAGCGGCAAGAAGAAGCTGCTGAAGACCATCGCAAAGAGCCTCTCCGTCAAGAAGAAGCTGGAGAAGCTCGGAGACCTACCGGCTGGCACCCAAGTCGCCTTCGGTGACGGCTCGAAGTTCATCAAGCTGTCCGACGGTTCGTACCAGAGCGAAGGCTCGAACGTCCTGCCCGACGGCGTCATCTACACCGACTTCAGCGTCGCGCAGCTAATCGGGATGAAGGGCGGCTGCAAGCTCCTCCCCAAGGGCAGCGACCTTCCAGGTGTTCTTCCGAAGTCTGCACCGACTGAGGCTGCTCCGACCAAAAACTGGACGAAGCCTGAGGACCCGGAGAAAGCGAAGAAGATTCTCTGGGCGAAGGCCTGGAAGGCTCCTGACGTCGAGACGACGCGAAGGGTGCCATACCTCGTCCAGAAAGCTGGCCTTCAGCCTGAGGATGGCCTGTACGTCCGTGAACAGAAAGACGGCTACGTCGCCATTGGTGATGGGACTGAAGAGACTGCGCAGAAGCTGCTAGGGGCAGCCACTGAGGGCGGGATTCAAAAAACGCCGTTCGGGTTGCTGTTCGTCCTGAGCACTGACGACCTGAAGAAGTCGACGCCGAACGCGGACACCATCACTGGACCGGACGGCAACGCATATCCGCACGGAACCGTCTTCGAAGAGGAGAAGGTCTACAAGAAGCTCGTCGAGAAGATGACCGAGGAGACGGTCGGCAAGGTCGCTCCGTACATGGGCCCGCTCCAGGGCATGTCGCACACGTACAAGGTCCTGAAGTCCTCGCCTGACGCGGAGCAGAAGGCGAAGGAGATTCAATCCAAGTACGGCATCGACGTGGCTCTGGACGCCATCCAAGGCATCGGCTCGGACCTCAAGGTCGGGAACAAGTACATCATGTTCCCCATCCCCGAGGCGAAGGCGAACGAGAACAGCGAGGACTTCGAGGTCAAGACGATTCCGAAGGAGCCTCCGAAGCCCGAGCCCATCAAGCTCAAGAGCCTCGGCATCCTTTCTGGACCAGCCAACTACGGCCAGCCCTTCCCGGTGAACCGGGACGACCTGAGCAACCTGAGCGAGCTGAAGCCTGGTCGCTTCGGAAACTTCATCACCATGGGCAAGGGTCACGTCTATCGACGGGGTGGCGTCGAAGTCTACAAGGTGAAGACGCCGGACGGGAAGACACGCTTCCGTATCGTGGGGGAGCTGAACGTTCCTCCTACTTGGAAGTCCGCTAACTGGACCGAAACGAAGGTTGCATTCAATCAGGCCGGAAAGCCTCATTCGATTCTGGGGGATTGGGCTCCAGAAAACAATTTCGATGCAGATACAGGCACGCACATACAGGACACCGACCTAGCGGCCTCCTTCAATTCCAAGAGAGCGACGCTCTCCGATGGTAAGTCGACTGTCACGACGTTCACGGGCCTCACGTGGAAGCGTCACTTCATGGTCGAGATTGAAGAAGGAGCCGATGCTGAGCAGGCCCTGGCGGACGCAGTGAAGCAGTTCGGTATCGACGTGAATGACGCCATGGCCACACCGGACGAGAACGACCGACGGGTCGTGATAAAGCAGCAGCTCCTCCAGAATCACCACGGGCCCAATGGACGTATCATGGTCGAAGAGCTGGCCAGGGAAACGATGGGCTACACGCTTAGTAAGCCTTCGAGCTGGGAGGAGACTCTCGATACGAAACTGAAGGGCAAGATAAAGAAGACGGACATCGATTCAGCCCGCGTGGTCGTGGGAGCCAACGGGAAGCCTCAGGTCATCAGTAACGACCTCGACCCGGTCCTTGGTCTCGACAAGACAGTGTGGGCCATCGGTACGGCTCTGAGCAAGAACGGTGCAGTCAATATGCTGATGCAGGGCGGCTACACGGGACAGGAGCAGCGGCTCTTCACCGGCAACTCGAAGTACATCGGCAACACAACTTCTGGAACGTCCGATATGACGTGTGGAGGAGGTGTCGGCTTCTTCGCCCGCGTGGTCAACACCTCCAACAAGAGCATCTCGGATAGCTATGGTGCGGTGAAGGCGCTCTGGCATCCTCGCATCGCTCGTCAGACCAACTGGCACATCAACGATGCGGACGGATACGGAATGCAGACTCCGAATGGTCCTGGGACCTGGAAGCCTCGTGTCCGAAAGAACATCTCTGGACAACTTAGCGGCAGCAACGAATTCGTCGTAGAGGACACGGACAACCGAGACCTGGTCGGGCTCTTGTGTAACAGCGATGACATCAGAGACTTCATCATATCCAAGGCCAAGGAGGCCGGCGTCACCGAATTGAACGGGAAGCCCCTTGAAGAGGTCATCCTCACCAAGACCTCAACCTACAACTACAAGGACGACCTCGAAAAGCTGGAGCTACTGAAGGAGCCACTCGATGTTTGATGGAATGACGCCATTCGAGGTCGTCGACATGCGACCCGGCATCTCCTGGGTTGAGAACCTCGGTCCAGTCGCAGTCCTCGTGTACGAGGAAGGTTCTGGAATCTGGGCCTACGGTCTGGACCGTACCGCCTTCTTCAGTCTTCCAGAAGACCTCGAAGACGACGCGGTGGAAATTGAAGGCGACCGAGTCACGCTCTACAACGAGCAGGGCATGGTCATCTTCCAGAAGATGAGGAAGGACTCCGACGTGCTCGACCTTCTCGACGGGGTCGAATACGAGACCATCCCGGGAGCCTGTCTGCTATGAGGTCCATCCGCTGTTCCAACCCGGAGTGCAATCAGCATGTCCTCCAGAAGTCCGCGGACGGCTACCGGTTCCGTCTGAAGGGGCGGATGACGGCGGATGACGGCGGCCTGCACGCCTCCTGCTTCTGGTGCGGGACCGACGTCACACTGCCCTTGGACCTGCACATCAGGCCCCCGGAGCCCCCATCAGGGGAGCGATTCATTCTGAAGAAAGCATCCGACAAGCCTAGCCCTTGACGGACTTTCTGGAACCTTCCAGACTGCACCAAAGTTTCCCGGAGCGCTCGGCTCGTCTTGGTCCCTCGGGACCGCTCGGAGCAGGCGCTGGCAACAGGCCTGCTCACGGGTGGAGGACGAACGATGACGATGCGGGAAATCCCGTTTAAGCTCGAAGGCCACACGGTCTTCTACGAGAAGTCGGACGCTGCGGAAGGGCAGAAGCGCCGCATTGCGGGCGTCATCTCCACCGAGTCCCGGGACCGCCAGCAGGAAATCATCATCCAGAAGGGCCTCGATTTCGAACCCTTCATCACCTACGGCTGGTTCAACGACAACCATTCGAAGGCCACGGACGGCGTCGTCGGCTACCCGACGAAGGTCCAGCAGTTCCAGAAAGGCGAGAAGCTCCCCAACGGGAAGACCGCCAACACCAACTGCACATGGGCCGAGGGCTACCTCCTCGCCGGCACGCCTCGGGCCGATGCCATTTGGACTCTCGGCCAGAGCCTCGCGAAGAGCGGCGGCGGCCGGGGCCTGGGCTTCAGCATCGAGGGCACGGTCCACAAGCGCATGGGGCCCGGGAAGCGCATCGTCGCGAAAGCCTCGGTCCAGAATTGTGCCATCACCAACTGCCCCGTGAACGCGGATTCGTACGTCGACATGTTGGCGAAGTCGCTGACCGTAATGCAGCGGACTTCGACACCTGACGAAGAGCTTCTGAAAGCGCTCTCCATGGGCGCACCGCCTCCGGGAAATGCGGCCGTGACAGGCCCGGTCTCAGGCGAAGGTGCCGGCCAGATTCTCTCTCCGGAGAGTCTGGAGGACGACGTCAAGGACCTGACCAATCGGAGGCGGAAGAAGAAAAAGCTGACGAAGTCGGAGGCACTCCTCATGCTCCGTCAGCATCTCCCGGCCGAGGTGCCCACCGAGACCCTCGAAGGCATCGTGGACCTGGCCATCAGCAACAGTCGTCGACAGGCGGCATGAAAGGACCGGAATGAAGTACGTCAACAAGGCCGGCCAAGTCTACGGAGGCTCCAAGCCCGACGACATGTCGGACGAGGAGTACGAGAAGATGATGGCCAAGAAGGGCTATTACAAGAAGGGCGGTCACTCCGCGACGGAGCCCGACCCGAAGAAGAACCAGAAGGCACCTCTCAACGAGGGCAACCCGTCGGAGGGCATCTCGAAGTCTGCCGACGGCGAGGAGGAAGTCGAGATGACCGAATTGACCAAGGCACTCAACCAGCTCACCAGCCTCGTGAAGTCGAAGGACCCCGAGGACCGGAAGCAGTCGCTGCTCCAGAAGAGCATGAACGAGGACCTCTCGCAGGAGGAGACGCAGGAGCTGATGAGCCTTCTCGCCGGCCAGGAAGAGGGCGGCCAGGAAGAGGGTCTCTCGAAGTCGGCTCTCGCCGCGCTCGACCCCGCGTCCAACGAGACGCTGGAGAAGAGCATCGAGGTGAGTGACTACCTCAAGGCGCACCACGGTGGCACCGTCGAGGCGCTCGACGTCCTCTCGGACGCCATCGAGAAGTCGCAGGCCAAGAACGACGAGTTCCAGCTCGTGCTCGCGAAGGCCATCGTCCAGGTCGGCCGTTCTTTGGAAGACCTCCAGAAGAGCATCGACGCCTGGGGCTCGCAGCCCGCCGGCCGCCCGCGCGCCGCACAGACCGCTCGTCAGGCCGCGACGCAGACGCAGACCCGTCCGCTGGAGAAGTCCATGGGCGGCGTCGGTGGCTCGCAGGAAGGACGCCTCGACCGTACGCAGGTCATGAACGTTCTCGAAGCGATGCATCAGGACTCCATCTCCAAGGGGATGGGCGGGTCCGCTCCGTGCGGTGAAGACCTCTCGCAGGCCATCACCAAGTACGAGCAGTTCAACAAGATGAGCCGTCCGCTCTACAACGACGTGGTCGCCTACGTCGGTCGGGCTGCGGCGTGAACCTCGGGTAACCCGGGAGAAAGAAAGGAAACGGTACAATGTACGGTGGACAGAACATCATCACCTGGCGTGACCACGAGGGCATCAACGGCTTCGGGAGCGCCAACGAAGAGGACCTGAGCAACCTGCTCAAGGCCCTCTCTGCGGGGCAGGACATCAACCCTCCCGCGAACGTCGTCGCTGGCGACGGCTTCGCGCTGCGGGTCGAGTCGCTGGAGCGCACCCTTCGGAACGTCACGTTCCGGATGGAGCACATCCGGCTGTTCAAGGCCCTTCCCAAGCTCCAGGCCTACAACACGGTCGAGGAGTACAACCAGATTCAGTCGTACGGTGAGGACCTCGACTCGTTCATCGAGGAGGGCGCTCTGCCGTCCGAGACCGATGCTGAGTACGAGCGCAACTTCAACGTCGTGAAGTACATGGGCACCACGCGGCGCGTCACTCACGTGATGAGCCTCGTTCGCCCCGCTCACGGCAACGTGGTCGCGCAGGAGACGGTCAACGGCACGATGCACCTGCTTCGCGCGGTCGAGCAGTCGCTGTTCCTCGGGGACGCGGCCGTCGACCCCGTGCAGTGGGACGGCTTCGTGAAGCTCATCGAGGAAGGTCCTTCGACGGGCGGGTCCGGTTCGCCGGACTCGAACATCCTCGACCTCCGCGGTGCGCCCATCACCGAGGACAATCTCATCGATTCGTCCCTCATCGTCCACGACGCGCCCAACTACGGCACGCCGACGCACCTCTTCCTCAACCCGCGGAACCATGCCGACCTGGTGAAGAGCTTCTTCCCCAAGGCTCGGTACGACCTGCTCCAGAAGCGGGACGACGGTCTGGTGGGTCTGGACATCGGTGGCTACGTTTCCCCCGCGGGCAACGTCGCCTTCGAGCCGGACACCTTCATCCAGCCCGGTCGCATCGCTCCGACGCAGGCCCGTGGCTCGAACCCGCCGCCGGCCCCGTCGGCGGTGGCGGCGGTGGCCGGCACCACGGGGACTCCGACCAAGGCGCGACGTGATGGCAACACCACGTTCACCGCGGCCGAGGCGGGGACCTACAACTACTCGGTCGTGGCGGTCGGCTTCGGCGGCAAGTCCGCCAAGGTGGCCAACGCGGCGGCGGCCACGGTGACGGCGGTGAACAACCTCGTCACGGTGACCATCACCGACGGTGCTGGCGCTCCGACGCCCCGCTACTACGAGGTCTTCCGGACCGAGGCCAGCGGCGCGCTCGGGACCGAGCGGCTCATCGGCCGGGTTCGTCGGGACTCCTCGGGCACCACGACCTTCGTGGACGCCAACGCGGAGCTTCCGGGCACCACCTACGCCATCCTCTTCCAGATGAACCTGGAGGCGGTGTCGTTCAAGCAGCTCGCACCGATGGTCAAGATTCCCCTGGCCACGGTGGACACGAGCATCCGGTGGATGCAGCTCGTGTACGGGGTTCCCGTACTGTACACGCCGGGCAAGATTCTGCTGATGAAGAACATCGGTCGGGCCTCCGGGTCCTTCTGATTCAGCGAATCCAGTGACTTAGGATAGGGGAGAGGGGGGCGGAGTCGCCTCCCCTCCCCCTGTCCTCTACTGAACACGAAAGGAAAGCCATGGACCTTCGAGCACTCAAGAAAACCCTCCCCGGCCAGCGAATCGGCATCGAGGGCGCTATCTACGACCAATGGGAAGGCGACGTCCTGAAAGGCATCCCCCCGAAACACGCGGCGCAGCTCCTGGAGAGCCGGGACTGGAAGGCCCTCAACGCGGGCTCCTCGGCCCCGACACCTCCTCCCCAGCCTCAGGTACCCCCCGAGCCCGAGCCCGTCAGCGAGCCGCAGGAGGCCTCTCAGGCCGAGCAGCTCGCCGACGTCCTGGACAGCCTCGACGAGGACGAGGGCTACACCGAAGAGGACCTGAAGTCCTTCACGAAGGCCGACCTCCTCGATTTTCTGGACGAGACAGAGCAAGCCGAAGCGAAGAAGCTGAGCAAGGACGCGCTGATTCAGCGAATCCTGGAGGGAGCTGACTGATGGCAGGCGGCAGAGCACAAGGAGCACCGTACATTCGGCGAGAGACCGTGGGCGACGCCGCCGCAGAGGCCATCTTCCCGACGGAGCCGACGTTCTACATTCAGGTCTTCAACGGGCACACCTCACCCGTTCGCTTCTACTTCGACGAGGACGATGCGACCGCGGATGAGAATTACGTCGAGCTGGTCGCCACGGGTTCGGTCGGGGACTACTTCGAAGGCCCCGCCGAGCTATGGCCCTACGTGGTCGGCAACGAACGGGGCGAGAAGACTCGTGGTCCCATCTACGTGAAAAGTACGAGCGGCAACGCACCCGTCACCATCGTCTTCTACAGCCGGCGGTGAGCCATGCGCCAGCCTCGTCCAGAGCCCTGGTTCCGGCCGCGCAATCAGCGGCTCGCACGACGCGCTGGTGGACCTCTTTGGCCCGGCGTCTCTGACGCGGACGTCATCGCATGGTGGGACGGTCGAGACGTCTTGCAGTTCCAGAAGGACGGCACGACCGACTTCCCGTATTCAGGCGACGCGGTCGACCTCTGGCGCGACAAGAGCGCCAACGGGTACGACCTCGCTACGGCCTCGCCATCCCTGCTATTCCAGCCAACCGGCGTCGACTTCTCGGCCAATGGCGGAAACGAGTTCGAGAATGCTGACAATGCGCTCAACGCCATTGGGCGTGGTTCAGGGTCGATTTTCCTTCGCTTCAAGAAGAGGGTCGACGGGGTCCGACAAGTTCTCTTCGCCAACTACCAAGCAGGTGGAGGTGAGGCCACGCCCAAGGTTCGGTTCGTTTGCTGGCTCGATAACAATAACACGCTCGACTTCTTCATCAACGATGGGACAGGCGGTATTCAGGTCAACGGACAAAGCTCCCGGACGGTAACCGTCGCGGATGGGTGGGTCGAAGCTGTCATCAGTGTTGGACCTACAGGTGGAAGCATCTGGCTGAACGGCGAGGAGGAGTTCTACCCTCTTGGTGATGCCTACGTCACCGACCCGCCAGTGACTCCGTTCTCGTTGGGGGGAGGTTCAGGGACGAGCACCAATCCGTTCCTTGGCGAGATTGCCGAATGCATCTACCTCAACCGGCCCGCGACGACGGACGACATAAGCGGGTTCTCGGCGTTCGAGTCTCCAGCGCTTTCAGTATTCGATTCAGTGGCCGAGTCCTCCATCGGATGGTGGGATGGCGAGGACGTTCTTCAGTTCGACCTCGACACCCTCGGCGGCGCCGGCTTCCCGTACCCCAACGACAGGGTGGAATTGTGGCGGGACAAGACCGGCACCGAAGACCTCACGCAGGCCACGGCCTCTCCGACGTGGACGGTCGATGGCGTCACCTTCAACGGACGCACCTTCGAAGGCTCCGACCCCACCGCCGCCAAGGCCCTCCACTCGGGAGATGGAGGCTCTGTCCTGATTTCCGGCACTGCGCCTGACGTCTTTCCTTCATCCGAGCGCCTGTTCTCGACGCTCGATGCTGGCGGTCAAGTGGGTGTTCTGGTGCAGCTCGTGAGCGGCACGCCTCGCGTCTTTCAGTCTGACGGCGTGACCAACCTGATTCTGGACGCCGACGCGCCTCTCCCCGCTGGAGAAGGCTTCGCCATCGCCGTCAATTTGAAGGACGATGCCACGGTCGACCTTTGGGTCAACAATGTCCTCCAGACCGGCTCTGGGGCCACCTACTTTCCGTCCTCGGCCGATGCTGAGCAGGGTGTCGAGCTAGGTGGTCGCTCGCCGTCCAACAGCATCTTCGAGGGCACGCTACGGCAGGTCATCACCCTCGACCGTGTGGTGACCGACGAGGAGGTGGTGCAGTTCGGGTCATGGACCTCACCGGCCGCCCGCTTCAAACCAACCGACATCTCGACGCTCCAGGCGTTCTGGAACGTCTTCGACCCCAGCACCATGAACACGGCGGCGGACGGCAGCGGCTCCACGCCTGGCTTCGGGGACGTCGTGAATCGCATCGAGTCGGTGGTTGGAGACTTCCCGTTGTCCAGGGGTCCTGGAGCTACGGCTGACGTGACGCGGCAAAGGGACGGGCTGCTGCTCCTGACTGGAGCCAGCTTGAGTAGGCAGGCAGGGAATGAAGCTGAGTTCTTGACGCTGTTTCAGGTGCCTCCGAGCTTCGGTGTGGTCACGTTTTCTCGATGGGGTGCGGTCGGGACGGACTGGTCTACTCTCGTGTCGAATCGTAACAGTGGTGGCTTCAGTGGCTTTGGGACGCGGGTGGATACTCTGACCAGGACGCGGGCGACCATGGT